TCAATGAAATTAACTTTACATGGCGAATATCCAAATGCTGTTTGATTTATAATTAAATTATTTTGACTGGATAATTGATGAGGATGTTGAACAAAACCTCTTAAATGTTTTATGTTTTCAGACCAATTATCAAAACTACAAGTGTGCCACATTAGATGTGGTAATGTAAAATCAATATCGCCAACAGTTCCAGCAAGACCGACTATATCATTTGTTTTGTGCGAATCTGTTAATTTTTCAATTAAAAATAAATCTTCTATGATAACATCGTCATGTAAAAAAATAACAATTTTATTTCTATAATTTTCATTTATATATTGATTATAAATTTTAGATAGTCCTGTAATATTCTCATAATGAATTTTAAATTCTACGTTTTCTATTTTTTCTAATATTTTTATCGATTTGTATAATTTATTTTGTTTTTCAAAATTCGCTTTCGTATGTCTTGTACACGAAACAAATAAAAAATTATTAGTAGGTTTATTAAATTTTAACATATTTTCTAAATACTTTATGTCAAAATTTTATTGTTTGCAACACAAAGTATAAATATATTCGATATGGATATATACGCGAGAAATTTTTTAAAAGAATTAACCAAAGCAAAAAAAACAAATCTTTTATTTGAAGAAACCAATTCTCTCAACATGGGAATGGACGATATAAATTTAGACGATGAAGATTTTGGAGACGATGATCCCGACGAAATGTTAAACAGGAAATCCACAGAACTTCAAGGAATGCAACAAAACAAAATTTTGAATGCAAACCAAAACGATGCTGCTGTTTTGAAAAAAATGGTTAATAAAATTGATTTAGTTTCGAGTGTTATCGGAAACGTGGAAAACGATCCTTCTAGTCTTGGATCTTTTTTAGCGTCTACTGTTAGCCAACTATCAGACGCAAAATTAAAGAGGGATTTGTTCAACTTGATTACTCAACAACAAAGAGGTATTGCTGATGCTATTGAAGGTCTTGCGCGTATTAAAGCACGTATTCAAGGTATAGGTGCAGTATCGATTGGTCAGAAAATTGCCGATCCGTTCGATAGTATTAATGGCGATAAGAAAAAATAAACTCCTGTATGAAAAAGTTTAACGAATTTATAACAGAAATCATCGACAATACTGCTAAGAATTATTCATACAATCCAGATGAGTATTCACCGAAGGAATATATAGATATGTTTAAAGAGTTTAAATCAGAAATTAGTGATTCGATAAATATTAAAATAGGCACATTGAAATTTGAAAAACGTAAAAATTCAAAAGGAGAAATAATATTTTTAATTCCTAAGATCGAACTAATCTATAATTTCAATAAAAAAAATACAGCAGAAGAACAAAACATACTAGATCAAAAAGTAATTAAACATTACGAAAATATAAATGAAGCGTTAGAACAATTTCGCGGAGAAAACCCTTTGGAAGTAAACATAAAAGTAAAAGATCAACTTGATTCTAATTTGTTTAATTTTATCATAGCATTAGAAGGAAAAGAAAAAGAAAATAGGATTAGGATCGAAGGAGGAGTAAATTTTCAAGACTTTTTAGATACAATATCGCAAATACACCAAACTTTAGAAATAGAGGTGATGGAATATAATGAGTATTGAATATAATGATAAACGGAGTAATTGACTATTCTTATATATTAAATTTTTTCATATTATCTATTTAATAAAATTAAAGGACTTCCTGAATTTTTAACAATTCTTTCTGAGTCGAATAAATTTTTGTGGTTTTTCACTACCCATTCATTAATATCTTTTTCCTTAATATCGTTCCAAAGAAACACTTTTTCTCCTTGTTCCTCTAACTTCAAATAACGAGTAACTACTTCTTTGTTATCTATTTGATTATCCAATACATAGATAATTTCTTTTGTTATTTTATAAAAATCTAATATGTCTTTTTGTTCAGAATTACATGTTAATCCTCCCATTGCTATTCCGTTTTTTACAAACATGCTGTCAATCGGACCTTCAAAAATGAAAATATAAGGATATTCCCAATCAATATTGTCTTCATTAAAGAAACATTTTTTAGAATTCGGTTTTGACAAATATTTAGGAATAAAGGAAGACGATTTTATTAAACGAGATTGATAATGAACAATTTTCCCGTTTTTATAATATGGTAGTATGATTCTGTTTTTATGTATGTAATCTTTACTTGTAAAATAAATAGGAACTTTATTTATTGCATCGAACAATCTTCTTCTTTTGCAATATTCTAATGCACTGTTTATATTGTAATCGTTTTTATAAAAATCTACTTGTGTTTTGTCTTCTAAATGAATAGACCCAAAAGGTAAAATATTCGATTCTTCTTCGTCATTTTCTTCTTCAAGAGAAATATATTTCCTTTGTAAAAACAAGTCTTCTGATTTGTTTTCATTTATATATTCATTGTGTTCTGATATGAAATCTTTTAATGAAATTTGCAAAATTTCATTAAAAAAATTATATGGACTCCATGCTTTACTACAATTAAAACACACGAAATATCCATCTTTTAAGAAAAAACATCTTTTCTTTTTCCCGAAAGATTTGCCTTCTCTGCAAATAGGACAAGAAAATTTCCAATTTCCTCCAGAGGAGGTTTTATTTATTCCCAACGAATCTAATTTAGAAAGAATAAATCTATTGTTAATCTTTAACATATAAATATATATGTGTATATGTTACCTAAATTCGATGAATTTGTCAAGGACTTTATTTTGGAAAGATTAATTCCGAGAAAGGCATCTAAAAGAGGAAAATATAAATCGCATAATTATACTAGAAAAGAATTATTGCCGAGAAGAGCAACAGACGACAAAGACAGCAATGCAAAAAATGGAGACTTTTTTGTAAATGATTCGCAAAGAAATACAAAAAGAAAACGAGATGCTGTTTTATTAAAAAGAGGAATACCTGCATCATTACTATATGGTAAAAACAAAAAAAGAAGAAAAAAAGGTTCTAAAGCAAAATCAAGAGACGAAGGAAATATTAAAACCATGAAAGATCAAAAAAACAATTGGCAATGAAATTACAAATGCCATAAATATATTAATATGAAAAAGTATCAAAAAGAAATTATAGAATTTGTAAAAAATGCAGTTATGGATCAAAATCCTATTGGTGCTAAAAAAACTATTGTTAATATTCTTAGAAACAAAGTAGATGATAAGTTTAATCGATCTTTGAAACAACAAGAACAGTCTACAAACAAATAAATATAAAAAGATTATGCCATCTAATTTCGATTTTTCTTGCCTGTCTAGACAACAAGGTAGACAAATAGTCAGACAAAAATATGCTGAATTATTAAAATATAAACAATCTAGAGAAACTAATACTTTTTATAAGAATATATTCATTAGATTTATATCTCAAATTTACGGAGACGACATTAGAAAAAAATTACCAATGTCATCGCATTGGGTGGCATTTATTCAACCGAACAATTTATCACATATTAAAAATAGAGTAAAAGGATTAGATTGTGAATTAGATGTAAATTTAGATAAATTAGACACTTTATTCAAAGACATGGGCGGATATTCTGATAAAAATTCTACTCCATTTGTTTGTTTATATTGTGAATCTACAGATATTCCCGGATATAGTTACAGCACTACGGATGCAGGTGGAATGGAAGATTCTAATTTTATTCAAGTTCCAGTAACAGTTGCAAGAAAAAATGAAAATATTTTGGGATTAGAATTCAGAGAACATGTTGTTTCATATACAGATTCTTTTTTAAGACCTTGGTCAATTGCATGTGGATATAAAGGATCTATTAATTTATCTCCAAACGACGATGATTTAAAATCGAAAATTACAATTTATCAATTGAGTTTGGAATGTGGCGGAAAAGGTATTACTGATGATATACAAGTCAGAAACTCTTGGGAATTTTACGATTGTCAACCTCATGACATATCAGGATTTAAATTAGATTATAAACCAAGTAGCAACATAACTAGAAGTTGTAAATTTTCTTATTCTAAAATGATGTATAAAAGTTATTTTGGAGAAATCGGAACACCGGAACCCACTTTTTAATCAAGAATTCCAAGTTGTTTGTCTATTTCTAAACAATCTATTGCTTTTTCTATACAAGCATTTTCAAATTCGGAAACAGTCATTTGTTCTTCGATTCCTCTTTTTATAACATTATGAATTTCATCATCGTATCCATTTAATATTTGTTTAGCAATAAACTCATATCCTTCTTTTTCTGGGTTTCCTACTTCTAATTTAAAATCTAGTCTTCCGGGTCTAATTAATGCAGGATCTAATTTTTCAATATGGTTTGTTGTTACTATTACAAATATTCCAGAATTTTCTTTAATACCTGAAATTGCATTTATCAAAGTATCGAACGATAATAATTTTTTTTCTAAATTTTGTTGTAATATATTAACTCTACCATTAAAAATAACATCTATATCTTCTATTAAGATTATGCATCCATTTCCATTATATCCGAGTTTAGAATAATTTTTAAATAAATTATCAAATTCAGTAGAAGACATATCAGATATATTAAACTGTGCAATTGGGAGGTTTAGTTCTTGGGCAATTTCTCTAACCATTCTAGATTTGCCAGTTCCTTGCTTTCCTGTTAAAAGGGCACCTCTTTTCCAAACAATCCCTCTAGTTTCATACCAGTCTCTGTTATTCGTCCAAAATAATATTTCGGTTTTTAAACTTTCATAGTATTTCGATTTATAATATGATTTTTTATTTGTTTCTTCGTATTCACCAAAAACTTCTTCTGTGTAATCAAAACCATAATATTTTCCCTTGTCTTTTAAAATTGGAATAAATTGTTTTTGTCCTTCGTTTGAATTGTTTTTGTTTTCCGAATGACGACTCCCAGAAGGTTCCATAGAACCGTTATTGTTGCCTAACATCGTCGAAGATAATACATTTGTAACAGAAGTGCTACTAACACTATACAAGAAAAAATTAGATTTTTTTGCTTTTTCTGTAGAATTTTTATTAAAGAAAATATTTTGCGTTTTAAATAAAAGATCGTCTAAAGAAAACAAAAATGAAAAGTATTTTACAGATAAACACGAACCGGTAAAGTCTCCTCCATAAACATCATAATTTAAAATCAGAGGTATTTTATTATTATATAGACAAAAATACATTGTGGGCATAGAAACAATAACTCTTAAATTTTTTTGTTTCTTCTTAGACCATACAAATTCGTTTGAATATTCTCTACTTCCCCAAGAATAGACCTTTGAATTTTTTATAATTAAATCAAAAAGTTCTATTCCCAAATCTCCATCAAAGTATTCATGTCTCCAAAATATCGAAACTATAGAATTTGTAAAATTTCTTATATTATTCCAAAAAGTCACTAAAATTCCACCGATAATCATTATTTTTCCAGTTAGAATGTTGTTCATATAACATAGTAGTTCTTTGAATTTAATTTGTCAACTCCATAAATCTAGAATATGCAAGAAACAACATGGGTATGGGTTCCGTCTTTTCAAATGGAATTCAGAACAAAATTAATAACATCTTCTCAACAAAAAGTAATTTCTTTTCACATAGAAAACGAAGATGATTTTGAATTTAGTAAAATAACAACAGATTTATTAGAAGAAAATATTATAGATAAAAAGGAAACAATAAGACAATGGACGATTCTGGATAAATTTTTCGTATTATTACAATTAAGAATAAAATCTTATGGGCACATAATAGAAACACAAAGTGGGAAAATAGATCTTACAGAATTTATTAAAGAAGTTGCTTTTTTCGCAGATAATAAATTTCAATATATTTTTGAAAAAAATAATATTGTTTATGAATGTGGATTACCGACAATACAAAACGAATTAGAATCTCTCGGATTGAGAAGATCAAAAAACAAAGAAGATCAGAATCTATCAAAAATATATGATGAACCTCTTTGGGGATATATCCAAAAAATAACCATAAATTCAGAAACAATATATTTCGAGGATATGGATTTAAATGATCGAATCGAGGTATTTGAACAGATTCCTATAAATATAACAAGAGAAATAAAAAATAATTTTATTAATGTTATAAACGAATCGATAGAATATAAAAATTTTATTAATTTCCCAGAATATAAATTAGATTTTAATATGCAAAATGCATCAATTGTATGTAAATTTATATTATCATATCCAATAAAATATATAACTGAAGAATATTATGCATTAGTTCAAAATCATTATAGTGAAATGTATATAGATTCTAGACCTGTTTGCGAAAGAATGTCTATTATCAATTTGCTTAAAGATAAGCATGAAGAATTGGAAAAAGAAAATGGAGAGAATTATAAAATTTCCGATTGATAATAGTGGAAATCTATTTTAAAGGAAATGTAAATATGATTACACGAATATGAAAAAAAGTAACATTTCAGCAAACGAAATAGTAAAGCAATTAAATGAATTAAGAGAAGTCGTTGATGTTTTTATTCCTTCCCAAGGAAAAAGTTTCAAATTTAAAGTTTTAACAGCAATTCAACAAAAGAATTTGTTAAGAACTCTAATAGGAGATTCTGCATTAAATAATAATTTTTATTCAGAATTTAATAAAATTATTGTAGAAAATTCCATATCTGAAAATTTGCTGCCAGACGACATAAATGTTCATGATAGAAACTCAATTGCAATACAATTAAGAATTGCTTCGTTAGGGTCTATTTATGAAACTCAAAATGAAGAAGATAACACTATAAAAATTGATTTAAACAAAATTCAAAACGTGGAAAAAACATTTCCAGATATAATTGTCGAAGAAAACGATATTAAAATTTCTTTAGGAATACCTAATATTCTTGACAATGAAATGTTTGGAACTTGTATGAAATATCCAAATAGAGAAGAGATATTGAATAATAAAAATACAGATGTTATAGCAAATTATGCAATAGATGCTACATATTTAAAAATTTCAGAACACATAGTTTCCATAGAATTTTCTTCTAATAAATTTTTCGATGCTAGAGAAGACGGAAACGTAACTTTGAATATTGTTCAGAATTTACCTTCTTCTATTTTTAGAAAAATTTACGAAAAGGTTCAGAAAGAATATATTGATCCTGTTAATGAATTTCTTACTATAGATGATATTTCTTTAGAAATTAAATCAATTTTTGCCATAGTTTAAATTTAAAAAACTATACAAGTTTAAAAATACTTGTATAGTTTTTTTATAATTTGTATAAATAAACTTATACAATGGTATTTGGATTAGATGATGATGACGACGATGATAATTCATTAGACAAGGATGGATTAATAAAATCTTATTCTCAATTAGTTAAATCTCTTATAGAGAATACAGAGAAAATGAGAAAGGATTTTGAAAAGATCACTGGAACTACAATATCAACATCTACTAGTGGTCCACAATCTCAAAATACTGGTAAAAAAAGAAAATTATCATATGAAGAAAAACTTTTAGGCGTAAACAATTCGTCTAGTAATTTAGAAAAAACTCTTTTAAACATAGATGATAGATCATCCAAAAGAGAAAAAGAACGGGATAGAAAACCAAACTTTTTAGAAAAATTATATAAAAAATACGAATTTGAAAAATTAAAAGAACAAAAGGAAAAAGAAAAAGGAAGAAAATTAACTAGAATAGAAGAAAAAATGTTAAAAAGTAGATACGAAAGTGGTCATATTCGATATGAAAAAGAAAAAAAATCTCCGCTTTCTATGATGGGCAGTGTTTTAGGTAATTTTATTGGTAATATTTTTAATTTAGCAAAAAACATTTTTAGTTATGGGGTTCTTGCTTTTGGTATAAGAAGTATGGTAAAAACAATATGGGGTTTGTTTGGAAATCAATTAGAGATGATTTTGCCACCATCTTTAGTAAATGCAATTAAAAACATAGAACCGTTTTTTCAAAAAATAGAAAGTTATTTTCCTAAAATTATAGAATTGGCAAAAGAAGGATTAATGTTTGTTGCTGATACAGTAATACCCGGAATTTTAAATGCGGTTGGAAATATAGCAAATACTTTAATAAATGTTACAAAAAGCGTTTGGATCGCATTTGCTCCGTTTAGAGATAGTACTTATGCTAAAAAATTTGAAGAAATTAAAAAAGAAATAGGAAAGTATTGGAATTTATTAACTGAAACTTATTTAAATCCATCTCCAACAGATAAATATAAAGAAAATCTTACAAAGGAAATAGGAAAGTATTTTTCTCTTATAGGAGAACAGTTCTCTAAAACATGGAAGAATCTTTCAGAAGATCCAGCAATTAGAACATTAGTAGACTCAATTGTTAATGGTTTTGTTTATATTTTTAATGCTGTTTTTAATAATGAAAAAGTCAAAAAGGCAATATCTGATTTTGGAAATAGGATAGGAATTCTGATAGGAAATCTTTTTAATGAATTTTTTGAAGAAAATATAAAAAATAAAGATTGGTATAAAAATTTAATTAAAATAGGAGAAGGTATAATTAAAATAGGAGAAGGTATAAATTTTATATTTGAGAAGGCAATAGAATTTATGCAAATTTTAAAAGATCCAATGGGTTTTTTCTCCTCCGAAATTAAAAGACTCTTCCCCAAAATAAATGATGAATTAAAGAGATTAGGACAATTAGGAAAAGACCAATTTCAAAATTTAAAGGACATTTTTTTACCTCCTACTACTCCTACACCTACTCCTCCCACTCCTCCTCCTACTCCTCCCCCTCCTCCTCCCACTCCTCCTCCTCCTAAAAATGTAAGTCTAAATGTGCTTACACCATTAAATGGTATAGCAGGAATAATAGCAGGAGCTGCACAATCTATAGCAGCAGCAACGATCAATTCTAATAATGCTGTTGCCTTAGAAGGTGCTAATGGTAGTAATACAACTAATGTGTTATTAAGTGAAGCTATTAATACGTTAAGTGTAATAGCACAAAAAATAAATCAACCTCCCAAGGGTATAGATGATAATAGAAGCTATGTTAGTAGTAGTGGTCTTCCGGGCTATTATGATGTGTTTAATATGTCCTAACTAACAAGAACTTTATTTGGATCGCTAAACGTATCTTCTATATTTGCAGGAGAAGTATAATTAATTGATGCCGTTTGTTGAGATTTTTCTTTGTATATTTTAACTGCTGTTATTTTTTGAACAAATTTAGTATTTTTAAAAACAGATTCAACACTAATAACAAACCAATAACCTATGAGTTGTCTATCTATTTCATTATTATCTGTATCTGCACCAGCAACAACCATTCTAAAAAATGTTCCCGGTTCTCTTAGTGTCAATCCATCAACAACTAATTCTATTTTTAGTGTTCCATATACGAATGGAAACTGTAGTATAGATCTTCCTCCTTTTAAGAAAACATCTAATGGTATTTTACCATTCATGTTATCATTAAAACTGTGAGAGATATATGTCAATCCATCTTGAGATGATATTAATGGTTCTTCTGTAGGAGTGTTAGGATGATTTGAAAAACAATCATATCCGGTTGAATCATGCTTATAAGGATTATTCGGATTAGGAACTATTGTGCAAGATGTAGTATACATGTCTCCAAAAGTTTCTTCTATCAATTTATTGTAGATTGGAGTAAAATAATCACTATTTATTTTGCCTGCTGTTCCCTTATTGGGAAAACTTGAAGCAAGATCATGTATATTATAGGATATACAGCTTGTAATTTCATTTATTTTATTGTCACCTTTAATTAGGTTATAGCCTTCATTTTTTATTATGTTGTGCGGTCCCGGTAATAAATTATTCGTAAATCCAAAATTTTTTTCTGTAAAATTTGTATTTTCGTCTCCGGGATTTGTCACTTTATCGCAATCCACTTCTTTATATAAAACAAATGTTTCTAACATTAATTTGCCGTCATTTTGACCAGTTTTAAAAATGTTTTCTTTTTTAAAATAAAAATCAAGACCTTCCACGCGAATGTTTCTAGGAACTATTGGCCCATCAATACTATCAATATAAGATTCGTTCGGCTTTTCTAATTTTACAATATTAACAAAAGGCACAGTTCCTAATTTCGTATTATGATAATAAACACATCTATTGAAATAATCTTTATAATACCATTCTTGATTATATTCTTTTACTAAATAATGAGCAGATGTAAGAACAGGAAAATTTGTATGATTTTTAAATTCTAATCCTTTTAATAAAGGATTTACTATTTTTTTTCTTATTGTATTCAATGTATTAGAAGGCGGATCTCCATAAGAACTTCTCCTATCACTACTACCTGTTGGATTTGGTTGCGAATTTGGATAAATCGTTACTACATCAGACGGTTTATGGGTTTTCAGTATATGGATTTGTGTTTCTTCTGCTAAAATTTCATATTTTTTATTTTCCAAATTTAAAAAACTGGGAACATCCTTTATATGTGTTACGGAAAATAAAAAAGAATAAACCCACATATTTCTGTCTTTGTGGTCAGATGTGCCATTTCCAAAAATTTCACCATTTATACTAACAGGATAAAGATCGACTCTAATAAGTATGTTACCCGCGTTATTAGTAGCTAAATTCAAAGGTCCAGTGTTATCGGGGGCGGTTCCGTTAGTTCCATCGATAAGAAAAGCAGGACGATACATTGCTTTCCTCATTTCTTCTATTTGTAATTTTTCTTCTCCATTTGAAGAAGATTCTAAAAAATTCTTTGGAACATTTAATATGAATCTTGCCTTTGCACCTATTTCATCTATACTGTATATAGAATCCGTAAATACAAATTCTTCTATTGCATTTTGAGACAAGATAATACTTTTAGTTCCATCAGTTAATAAAAATCTTCCAACATATAATGTATTATTATATACAAAATTTGCTTCATCGTTTTTAATTTTACATTCTGAACTTCCTTCAGAATTTTGCGGTAATGTTGATGTTGCCATTATCAATTATATTTTAATTTTTTCAAAATATCTTTTACTACGTCTGCTTTTGGTATTTTTATCATTACTTTTTTTCCTCTTGGTTTTTCAAAAGGATTATCGATATTATTAAATGCTAAAATCAACCAATATAAATGTATGGTTCCGTAATATTCAAAACTGATTTTTGTCCATTCTTCTCCAGAATATTCGTGTATAGTATATAATACATCTAAAGGATTTTTAGGAAAACTAATCGAACGAGTCAAATCGTAAAATTCGTTTTGTTCTTCGTCTTTTAATCTAAAAAAATAATTATCTAAACTTTTTACGTCCATCAATATTACTTATTACTAAAAAACCCGCATAGATGAATATTATTCACATCTATGCGGGTAATGATTAAATTAATTATAATTACAAATCTACTTCTTGATCTAATTCGTCATATCTAGTCAGCAATGCATCAAATTGTGCTTTTGTAGATTCGACCGATTGTCCAACGATTTGTTGTTCGACCGGGAGTCTAATTCCAAATAAAGGAGCAACCTTTTCCATAAAATCGAGAACTTTTTCCAAGGGTTCTACGATGGGGTCCAATTGTGGTGCTTGATAGGTAGAAGAAAAAGCCTTAATTAAAGGAACTGCTTTCTTTAATATTTTATATACAATTTCCAATTGTCCGACAATTTTGGGGAGTTTAACCAATGCATCTGTAATTTGTTTAAGAATGTCCATACAATATATTTTAACACACAATAAAAATAGTGTCAAGCGTTTTATAGAAATTTAAATAAAAATAAGTATAAATACTGTTATGTTTTTTACCAAGTTTGAAAATTATTATAATAAAATCGTATTAGAAAATACGGGAAATTATGAAGATGGTGATGATTATGATGATGATTATAATGATGCGGAATTTAGAGAAGACCGTAGGGAAATGCGTGGTGCATTTATATCAAGAAATAACGAAATTAGGATACATTCTGATAATATATTACGAAAATTAAATAATATATCATCTTCATTAGCAGATGGTTCGGTTTTTAAAAAAATATTAAATGAAGATATAAGTGTTTTGAACCAAGATGTTAGAACAGTTAATAAATATCATAGCACTTTATTATTACAAAATAATCTTTTAAAAGTATCTAAAGACCAATTTGATTTATATTATGATAATAATATAAAACCTCTTATAGATAACATAACGTATGGGCCGGTAAATTTGTACCGTAGAAGTGACTCAATAAGAGGAATAATAAATGTAACAAAAAAACCAAAAAATATGTTTGCATTAGAAATTAGCAAAGAAGATTATGACAATCTTAGACGCGACGGAGATCCTAATTGGGATAATAGATGGGTCGAAGGAAGAGATTTACAAGTTCCCTTTAATATAAATCAAGTAAAGAACACGTTTTTAACTAAAGAACTTGTAGAAGCAATCGATAGTGTTGCTGTTTTCCCCGGAATAAGATATCACAGAATAGATATGCGATTAGCGTCGAAAAGAAAAGTTGTAAATAAAAAAGATAACAGCAAAGGAAAGTATATTTTTGCATATAAAATATCCGTAATGAGAACTCCAGAAAATAAGTATCCTTATTTAAATGCAATTCAATACACTAGAGAAAATACAGTTCGTGCCGAAATTCCTCCAGCAGGAACACATGAAGGTTGGAAAAAAGCAGATAGAGATGCATTTATAACTGATTTGGAAAGTAGAGAAGGAACTCCAAAAACTTTAGAAAGTGAATACGATGGTCCTGATGGAATGCAAGGATGGGGCGAAGAAGTAGCACTCAGACGAGATTTAAAAGATGTTGGATATCTTACGACCGACGAATTATACGATATATATGAATCATTTTCTAAAGTATATATGATTGAAATTTTAGACAGACAAACCTTTTTAGGAAAAAGTTTTCCATCTAGATCAAATATAGCAAACAGCTTTTTTAAAAAAATAGCAAGCTTATCACGCGCTCAAGAAATGGAAAGATTTCAAACATTCAATCTTTTGAGGAGTTTCAATATTAGTAATATGGAGGCTATTGTCAGTGCAGCATTAGGAAATGCATCTGACCTTTTAACTCAACAAGCTGAAGAATTAGAGGGATTACGAAATATAGATGTTAGTAACAGAGATGCAGCAATAAAAAAATTACAAGATACATTAGGAACTATTTTAGATGATAATAATGATACATATAAAGCAAATATGGATTTGAAAGATACAATTAAAAATTTAAAAAATAAACTTAAAAGATTAAGAGAGAAACTTAAAAAATTAAGAGATAATCAAAATCAGATTAACATCGATACAAATGACGTAGGCCCTATAGAAGCAATAGAAATAAAAGAAGTTGAAAGAGAAACAAATGGGGAAGCAAACAAAAATATGGAAGTATTAATACGTCAAATAGAAAAATTTGATGATACTGGTGATTTAGTTATCAAAGATTTAAATAAATCATTAGAGTATATGCAAGGAATTGTAGACAATTTGAGAAAAGAAATACAAGATTTAAAAAATACACAAAATGAACCAAACGATAAGAAACCAACCCCGCCAATATTACCACAAAATACAAAACAAACCACTTATAGTAATTGGGATATTTTAAATCTTAGATATGCTGCAATAGAATTTATTAAAAAAGTTTATACGTATAAAGACTTTGGAAGTAGTGAATTTTCATATATAGACAGAAAAACTGGCAAAAAGGTTTATCGTAGAAAAGCAATAATCGAAGATCTTACTCGTAATTTTAATAGTAGGATAAAATATGGAACGGCAAAAGATCTTTATGGATATGACGGTCCTCCGGTAACAGTAGAAGCAATGGAAAGAGCAATAGGAGATTATTTTAATATACAATCAAAAAGAAATCTCATATATTTCCAAAACGGAGTTTTAAAATTTGGAAAAATGAATAAAATAGTTCCGAAAAAGAAAAAGAGTATATTTGGAATAAATTATAGACCAAGTTGGGATTCGTATAAAAATATGAAAATTGGTGGTCAGAATGAGGAAGAAACTAATATGAACGAATTATAATATTTATTTTTAAAATTAAATTCATATACTATAAATAACATTATAAGGTTTTATTATCAATGGCAGATTTATTAGACACGTCGATTAGAGGAGCATTTAATGCTTACAACAAATTTGGATTTTCTAGAAATTTCATGGGGAGAATTATACGTCTAGGCAGACAAGAATTCTCTGATGAAATTTTAGGAAATTATTCAGCATATATTACAGATTTCAATGATCCGGGAGCAAGTAGAAATACTCTGGAAACTAGTTATCTTGGTAAAAAGTTTTTGTATCCGGGTATTCTAGAATATGATAATATTGCAGGCTGGGAAGTAACATTTAAAAGTTCAGAATGTCTTGGAATAAAAACATTAGCAGAACAAGAATTACTAAAACTTTCTGATCCTTCAACTTCTCGTTCCCTGCTTCCGTGTTCTAGCGAAAACGATATTATTATTGCTACTTTAGACGATACTGGAAATATTTGTAGAGCAAAAAGATTAATCGGTGCATCTTTGATTGGTGTTGATTCAACAACATTTAATTTAGAAAATACTGAAATACAAAGTGTTAAATTAAAATTTATATATCAAATGTGGGAACCGTATAGTGTTAGCGATGCAATATCAATTTCTAATTTTAATATTAACTTAGGAGATGCATTTCCGGGCGATGCTGACAACGGAACTGGCAATAATGTAAATTATCAAACCATGCAAGCAAGATATCAACAATTTAAACAGATTGTTGATGCTAGAGCGAAATCCAGAAACGATTGTAAGATATTATTTTAATAAATAAAAAGCAAAAATAAAATGGTATTTTTTATAATTCTAATTTTATTTTTGCTTTTTTATTTTTATATATTTCATCTGTCTAAAAATATATTATTAGAAAACGAAATACAATTTTCTAATATTGAAAGTAAAACACTAATGATTTTTACATTAGTGTTTTACTTTTCATTACTCAAAATTTTTCTATTTTAATAGTAAGAATAACTGTAGTTCCATTATCCCCATAAAATTTATTTTCAACATCAATTATTTCATCGTTATCTTTTGCAACTGTATAACATTCGGAAATAAAACTCCAAAATTCTCTGCTTTCTAATAAATTATAAAATTTTAATGTTCTTAAATTGGTTAAAATTTCATATATAGCATCTGAAAGATATGTTGCTACCGTTTCAAACTCTAAAATGTTACTGGGTGGTCTGTAAAATGTTACTTTGTACATAATTTTATTTATTAAATTTTAGATCTCTTAATACTTTTTCATAAGTATCATTACCTCCTAATAAAGATTGGTATGCTGCATATTCTTCGACACTTTCTGACATTTGTTGTTGAAGATCTTCATCCGAATTTGTTTTTGGTTTTCCTTCTTCGTTTATAAAATCTCTAGCAATAGTCGATATCATTAAGTCTTCATCTCCGAATAACTTTATAATTGGAGGACGATCATCATAAACAAAGAAAGTAGGACGTTCTTCTCTCCAGTCCCACCATAGTGCTTGAACCTGTAAATCAAGTTGTTCTCTTTTTTCTAAATCTTCTTTAGTAAAGTCATTTAGCTTTATAGGAGTTTCTTTAGATAGTGGTAAATTAAATACTAAATCATAAAATCTACACGATTGTCTAAAAATTAGAATACATTTTTTTACTTGTTCGTCATTAATGTTTCCGTTTTCATTTTCTATGAGAATTTCTGCTAAGATATTAATTAAACAGTCGTCGAAAACAACATCTCCTGAATTTTGTGCTTCTAGAATCTTATCAGTATACCAATCAAATTTAGATATGACTGGAAAAGTTTCTTTACTAAAATCTTTTTCGCATTTTATCAATTTGAAATTTGGCCATGCATATGTCATGTTTTTTGCAAGGGTTGTTTTTCCTGATTTATTTGACCCTGTAATTGCTATTTTCATTAAAAATAATTACTACAAAACAGCAAACATGTCAAATAAAATTCTTCAAATAATAAGTATTATTGTGAATAAAAAAACAAAATCTGCAATAGAAGGGACTGACGATAAAAGAAGAGAACGAGCATCTAATTGTGAAATTTTATTATTATTTAAAAGAACACCTAGCTTTATAGAAAGCGTTCATGAATCAATTCCGGCGGGATGGTCTAGATATGACTATATTGTTTCGTCTAAGGAAAAAAGCCAATCAGATAGTCACCAAGGATATATTATTTTAGATAGCAAAGGAAGTATTAGAGAACATAGTTGTGGGGCAACCAATGTAGATGGAGTTATGGAACTATGCGGAGATCACAAATATCGTTGGAAATACGATTTGAATAGAGTAGAAATGTCATCTTGGGATCAGTATCCCGGATATGTTCCAGATGACCCTCATAATAGAAAACCCGCATTGATTAATAATCCTAGCGGGCATTTATCGCTTTGTAAGCACTGCTTTGCAGTAATGGAAAAGATTCAATCCACAAAATTTTCAAAATTAATTAGACAAGAAGATGGATGGTTATTTCCGTTGTGAAAATTGTAAACTTAACTTACATTTAAAGATTGAAAAAATAGTATCTCATCAGAAAAAATCTTAGGATTTGTCGTATGAATATTATGGAATACAGTGTGTATTCTATCAAATTGAGAATCAACCCCCTTGACATCATAGTCATTATTACATGTCATAATGACTGTTTTATCTTTATATGGTATTGGTATTCCTTCTTCAATATTATTATTATTGCTAACCACTTGTATATTAACATAAGAAAAAGTTCTACTACCATCATCATATAATCTACGTATTGATTGTCCTTCCTGATTTAAATCTCTATCGAATATCCATAACATAATCAAATCTTCATATGTTTTTATTTCTTCTTCATTTAAAGAAAATGGAATAAAATAATCATTATGTCTATTATTATTCAAATATTTAACGAAAAAAGAATAAAAATATAAATCTTTTAAATAATATTCAAAGAGGCAACCATTTAAACTATGTTTAAAAGAATCATGCATACTATGCTTTATATAATTAATATCGCATTCTATTAATTTCGACTTTATTTTTTTAATTTGAGATTCGCTTAATAAAGAGTGTAGCAAAAATAAACGAATAATTCCATAAATATTTTCACGAGTGATTATAGTGGTGGTTTGCTTCAGTTCTACACTTCCAGGTATAATATCGTTTACAAAATAATCTATAATATTATTATAGATTATTTTGTTATCTTTAAATACAATACGACAAAGAAGAATAAATCTATTTAAATAATAATCTAAGTTTAGATGAGTATATTTGGAATAAATTATTTGATTTAAAGTGTCCAAAAGTGTAGGAAATAAAATATTCGATAGTTTTTCTTTTTTATCTAAATCAGAAAAATTAATTACTGCATCGTCGCTAGGAGAGTAAAAATATATCATATCATTTTCGCCTATATTTTTATTATCGTAAAATAAATTGTCCAAATGGAAGTTAGCCCATACTAAATGTAGACATATACTTTTTACGGTTAAAGATATAAATTTTTGTTTTGTTTCCGATAATATAAATTTAATGCTTTCGTTTTTAATATTTGAATGTGTTAAACCGTCATAATCGCCAACACTTACCCTCAATGTTCTATAAAAATAAATTATGTTGAAAAGGGGTATTTGTGTATTATTTATCAAATTTATTATTTTTTCTTTATTATTAGCTATGAATTTTTTCATATTTACTATAAAATCATTATAATCTGATGGAATTCTCATGTTTTGAAACCAAAAGTCTTGCCCATTTGTATAAAAATCCATTACAAATGGCGGACCATAGAGATAAGAAGGTGTGGATAAATATTTTATAATAATGTTTGCTAATAATTCAGAAGAAGACGAAGTAGAATTCGTTTCAATTAACAAATTATATATTTTTAGAAAAATAAATAATCCTCTATGGCCTGAAATACAAGGTTGTCTGTTTTTGGCAATACATTGTTTAATATACAAAGGTATAACTTTTTCTAAAAAAACAGCATCTAAATATTCTCCAATATTTATAGAAAATTTCATAAGACTAAACAATGCTGTATAATCTTTACCAATATAAGGTTTAAGTTCTTTTAGAATATTTTTGCTATTTCTTAATAATAAATATTTTTCTTTTGCAAATGGCAAGCGTTCAAAAGGAATTTCGGCAAAAGAACCATAACTTCCGCCAAGTCCTTGAACGGTATCCCTGTCAAAAAAATTATTTAATAACTCAAGATATGGAGTATCGGTATAATCTCCTCCAGTATGAAAAATATTTTCACTTATGTATTTATCTGAAGGAGAATCTTTAAAAATTTTTTGATTTTTTCTACAATAATCTAGAACTATATTACTATAAAACCCGCTATATCCCATCATATCTCCGTCAGGAACATAATATCTTTTTTCAGGTACTGCAAAATCACATTCTTCTAAAACATCCACAAACCTCCTAAGTCTAACTCGCGCCAATGGAGTGACAAAACCTTTAATATTCCGATCTCGATCTTCAAAGAGATCCTCAATGTCTAAATTTTTTTCAACATTTTTTTTGTCTCTTTCGTTTATTATAAAAACAATACCTCCGTTGTTTTGTGATTCTGTTATTGCACAATCGAACTTCGATCCATAAGGAGAATGACAAGAGCTTATTTTATTTATATCGCTCATTCTTATTACATCCATAGGATGTCTTGAAAAAAGCAAATGTGCATATATTTGCTTTTGTTTTAATAAGTGTTTTAGTTGTCTAACTTCTTTTGGTGTAATAGATACATTTTTTTGGGTTCTGTCTTTAATTATATTTCCGTATCTCATTCTTTTACCGTTTTCTATATAAACTCCTTTTTTTAAATCAAAATTATTTTGATTTAAATCAAATAGTTCCATATACTGTAAAAATACAGGATTAAATGCTTTTACTAGAAATCGGTCTTTATTACCAAATAATTCATTAAAAGGTCTTTCCTTTATATTCTCTATACTTTTTCTAATTTTTGCGCCATCTAATACGAAATCTGACGCTTCTAATATTCTTCGACTGCAATAATCTTTTTGTTGTATAAATTTTTTAAAAGAAAGCATTTTATATATTTATATTATCGAAAAACTTTTTTAGTCTATTGTTATATATTCTAATTCGCGCATTTTACTAAGATCATATGCCCACGGAACCGATTCTTTGGATTGGTCGCCCGGTCCAATATCTACAAATCCATTATCTTTTAAAAATTCTATTTTTTCAAACCAGTCGGTCTTGCCAGTATTTTTGTCAAAAGAATGAGTATAATAGCGATTTACTTTACTAGGGATTCTTAAAAAGAATTGTAACATTTCCTTTGCATGTGGTCCTCCAATAGAAACTTAACAGAACATTTTCAAACTCTTCAAGACTTCCAATCCAAGGATCGTCTGGATAATTTTCCTTTTCTAATTTAGAAACTAGGTCATAATCGTCTGAGGTTGCTGGTCTAATATCAGAAGTGGTAGATTCTATAAAATAACACTTAAATGACAACATTATTAATATTAATTATCTTCAGACTCTTCTCTTTTAGAATCTCCGACAGTTGTTACCTTCCAACCATTTTCCCAAACCTGCTATATGATGATGTGTCGAACCATTTATTGTTCGTTCCATTGTGCATTGTCTGTAGTATATCTTTTTCATAATTCTTTAATCTTTTTAAAAAATTCCCAAGAAATATTATTTTCTATATTATCCCAGTCCTTCCCCAATTCTTCTTCTCTAAATTTATCAACGTATTCTTTTATATGTGGTAGAAGACTTGTAAAAAGAAAAGGTTCTATAACTTCAATATAAACTAAATGCTCTATTTCGTCAACTTTTGTTGGATTTTTTCTATGTATATAATTATGTATATGCCTAACATCCTCAGTTGTCTTAGTCCAAAAATCTGTAAGTATAGAGGATACCACTTTAGAAAAAAATTCATACTTATCGAAGTATGGTAACATATCTAGAAACATTCTATAAAATTTATCAATGGCTAAAATTTTATCCAACTTCAACAACCCTTCTTCTATTTTAGCACCAATTTCATAAGGATCTATTAAATAATCTTCTAACTTATCAAAATTTTTAGATAGAGAAGTCTTGCTTATTAAGAGATTTTGTAAAAAATGTCTGCACTCTTCTCTAAAAATGTATTCAAAGTTCTCATTGCTTTTTATAAAGTCGTATAGAGAAGGATTGAAGTTGTTATTATCTAATGATATTTCTTTAGTAACGAGTAAGCATTTTATAGTGTATTCTCCCGTTTCATCATCAAAAGATATATTTCCACTAGTTCTGACGCTTCCCATGTAAAGGGTCAATAACTCATCAATTAATTCAACAACCTTCTTATCGTGAGTTATTGATAAGGCATTAAAAAGTTGTTCGAAAATGTCTAACTTTCCAAAAGAATGAATCAACACCGTTTCAACATTAAGATCATCTTTTACAGATTTATCTCTAAACAATTTGGGGTAAAACACCCCAAGCGATTTTACCTTGGTTAAATCTAAAGTTAATTTTATTAACTTTGTTGAAATTCCTTTATCTTTAACTTTTAACTCATCATAAGGAAAAACTCCTTTTGACCAATCTAGGATCAATCCCCATATTTCGTTTATAATGGTTCTAAATTCTTTATACTCCCCATCATCATCCCTGTCCTCTATAGCTCCAATTCGTTCATTTAAGAGATATTTTTTAAAAGTCAACACACAGATATTTATATTTATATTTATGACAACCTCTCGTTTATTATATCACAATAATTAGATACTATCTCACTTCCAATATATTGTCTATTTAAATCTTTCGCGGCTTTTAAAGAAGTGCCACTTCCAGCTAATGGATCGTAAACTAGATCACCCGGATTTGTAAATGATATGATTAAATCTTGTGCTAAATTTATCGGAAAAATTGCTGGGTGTTTATATGCAATATCGTCCTCTTGTCCATTTTTAGAGGTTTTGTATTTCCAAATATTATATCTCATTCCATATTCAGAATTTATTTTTTTCTTTCTTTCTAAAAATGATCCGTCTTTTTGACGAACTGTATTCTTTCCCCAACTTCCCACCTTTCCTCCGTATTTATTTTTCCTATCTTTTATTGGATTAAATGTTTTCGGAACACCTTTGGAGAATAGAAAAATATATTCGAAAATTTGATGGTACCGAGTTTTGGACGGATTGCTAAAATTATTCTTTTGATAAATCATTGTGTCGTGTAGACGATACCCAAGACTCTTAAAATATAATGCTTGTTCAAACGGTATTCCTGTTTCGCTTCCATTTTCTGTTGTGTCTCCAACAATCCATGCAATTACTCCACCTTCTTTTAAAACATTTAAAGTTCCTTGTGCGATTTTATGAAAATCGAAACTAGCCAATCCAAGATTTTCATAAGTTCTACAATTTCCATAAGGCGGACTGCAAATAATAAAATTCACAGAATCTTGCAATTCCAGTCTATTCATCGTTGTTATACAATCTTCATTATAGATAATCATCGCTATATTGTGTTACGTGTTGTTTGAGTTTGGATTTTACTTTTGATAGATAATTTTTTTCAAAGTCCGCCCATAATGATACTTCTTTATGAGCCAATAAAACTTCTGCTAATATTACCATGTGCCATGGCAGTTTGTCAAGAATATTGTCCATAAAAACTTTATGTTTGCATAAAAAAGCCCATTCATTTTTATAATTTTTACCCAATTCTTTCAAATCTTCCAGTTGATTTTTGTCCATAAATAGACTTTATTATATATTTATTTATATTTACGAATATAAATAAATGTAAATGAAAACATTTAAAGAATATTTGCTTTTATCAGAAGCCAGAGGGATTTTTCCAAAAATACACGAAGTATCAGAAAGAATATACACAATAATATATGATAAAATTATAGAGGATTTAAACCGAAATAATAGATCAGTAATCATGGATTTTAATAAGTTCTATAATAATGACCGGACTTCATCTATAATAGATGGTCAATATGTATGTAATGCTGGCGATGAATTTGTAATAGGAGATAAAATATTTAATAAATTAACATACCGAATAACAATTGATTTTATAGAAAATTTTGATTCGTTGGGAAATTTACATAAAGATAAAAAAATTGTCATGAGAGGTGCATCTACACAAGTTCCAATTGCAAAACACAAAAAAGGCAAATATATTATTTATGAAGATCAAGATACAATACAAATAACAATAAAATATTTGTTAAATAAAGGCGCAATTCTAGATATCGATCCGCTAACAATTCCTAATACAAAAAATAAAATTATAGAGGGATTAGACGAATTAAATTCTGAATGTGTCAGTGCTGTGTCTCATGAACTTGGTCATATATTTACAAGGAGAAAACGAAATAAAACAGGAACGGGATTTGGGGAGATGGTAGAATATTTTACAAATTCGGATTTCAGGAAGGCAATACTTCCAGTTTATAATATCAAAAATATTTATAAATTTTATCATAATAAATATTTTATAGATAAAATAGAAATACCTAATTATCCTACACAGATATATTCTAGTCTTTTTTCACATGGTAATAAAAGAAGAAAATTTGAAACAAAAAACGATTTGATAAATGCAATAAAAAATAACGAATTATATAAAAAATTAGACGAAATACATAAGTTTTCATATAATAATTTTATAAATGGGTTGAAAGAAAAAGAAGAAAAAGACAAAATTATTAAATTTTTAGAAATTACTGAGATTACTGATTTTGTATTACAAAAATTTCACAATAATACCAAAATCGCTCATACTATATTAAATGTATTGGAAAATGAAAAACCCGATGTGGTTATCCATTTCTTAAGAAGAAGTAACCTTACAGATTTAATACCACTTTTTGAGGAGTGTGTAAAATTTAGAAAAGATTTGATAAATAAATTGAAAAATGAAACTGATATTCTAGTGATAAAATCATTTTTAGACAAAATTCTTAATATTTTTAAACAACGCTTAGAAGACACGTTTTATGAAATCCTCCCCCCAAGCGAATTATTTAGTATAGGATCTAAACATGTGCTTAACCCCACAGCAGAAGATGATATTAGTGAAGAATTAAATAAAATATTTTCAGATGAAGTAATTTCAAAATATAAAAAAGATCCTGAAAAATATTACGAAACAGAAATAGAAAAAATGCAAAAAATCGCAGAAAGAGAAAAAAGAAAAATATTAAGAATTGTATCTTTTTATGACGAGAATACCCAAGAATTAACTCCAATATGAAAATATGACATTTGATTCATTGATTGATTCGCTATCAGGATTAAATCGTTTGGAAAGTGGGATTATGTTGCCGGATTCGTCGTAGGTTACTGGGTCTGCGGATTTTACTTGTTCGGGATAAAATGAGACCAATACATTAGAGGTATCTTCAAACCTTAACCCCGCAAAAGAATCTCTGACATTCTTAATTTCCACTCCATCATATCCGTTTTTGAAAGCGTATTCAACGATCTGATCGGTAGACATCTTCCTACCTTTGAAATTCACTTCTCGCCAAATTGCTCCGTTTGCATCAAGCACAAGAGGTTTTTTGAAAAACAACTTTGCAGATTGCACAGTTGCGGTTTGAGGGAAGACCCTTGTTTCTTTAACTCTTCTTCCTTGTTCTTTTGCCTTTTCCGCTATGCCCTTATCAGTTGTAGTGTCCGTGGTTGTGTATTGTGAACCGTCACTCCTTGTCCAGACATTCTCGTATTCCCATGCAGCGATTCCTTTCTGCGCTTCTGCTGATGGTGTTGTCGATCCTTTGTATTCTCCATCGCGAGAATAATCTTTTGCTAATGATTCGGAAGTTGTCCAAAAAGTTGGAACAATCTTCTGTCCAACCCCAAAGAATCCTTTAGTGCTTTTCGGGTATTTACTCTGAAAGCCTTTTTGCCCTCGGAAAACTGTTTGTTTATTTTCAGCCGCATCATTCACCATTCGCTGCGCCGTCTTCATATCGCCCGCCTCGACGGCTGCGAGGTAGGCAGCGTCTTGCTGCGGCGTCGCTAGGGCGGAAAGATTGCCTTAAGCTTTTGATCGCAACCAATCTTCCAATTTAGACATTGCTTCTGAAATGTCTTCTAGCGGAACGGTCTTTATCGCGTCGCCTTTATCCCATCGAAGCGGCACGTAATAATCAATTGCGCCAAGTTCTGCCTGCCATTTGGGCGAAGGTTCATGCGACCGAACCGAAAGTTTGTATTTTGTGCCGTCCGAAGCAACTAGGTTCCAATACTTTGATCCGAATTGACTGTCTTGTGCGTTTACCAACGTCCAGCCTGAAGGCACTGCAAGTTTATTCAGAAGTTCAAATGTTGCCAGCGCCCGATTGCGATCTGATTCATACGTTTTGGCAAGCGCAACTTGGTTGCCTGCATCCATGATTGGCGCTGTTCGCAACCAAGCAATCGCTTCGTCAGCGGTTTCAAACGTGTCCGTCGGTCGGTCGAACTTTGGAGAAAAGGCTTCCCATTTAGACCATTGGCCCCATTGTCCGTTTTCTTTTCGAGTTCGATTTCTGGTGACGAAATACCCCGCCGCCTCGCCGTAGCGATACTTCCAAGACGCAAATTGAGTCTGCTCATCGTCGGTGTCGTCGTTCTGAATGTCTCCTGCGGTTGGCGGCTGACCAAAGCTCTGCACTAGGTCGCGGAAAATGAAAACATTTTCCGCATTAAACCGGTCAATGATTTCATTCCTTGCTTGAGTCGCGGCATTGACTGCGGCCATGTAATCCGCGTCCTGCTGCGCCGGATCGAACGCTTCTTTTTTGGAATTTTCTGTTAAAAAACTATTTAAATATTGTCTAAAAGACTTCATTTAAATATTTATATCAAAAGTTTTTTGATATAATATTGGTATATTTTCTGATGCATAAACTTCTTTTCTGCTATTCCAGTGTTTTTTCGAATATTTAAGATTATCAAAAACATCTATAATAAGTGCTTTATTTTTTGTTTTGTGTTTTCTTAAACCTCTTCCTATTGTTTGTATTATTCTCGATTCTGATTTGCCTAAAGAAGAACAAATAACATTATGTATATTTTTAACACTAACGCCTCTTGAAAATAAAGTAGATATGGAAACAACAATACCGTTGTTTATTGTTTCCATTTTATCTAAAATTTCTTTTCTTTGTTCGGATCGAATATCTCCTCTCATAAAAAAAATTTCTTTATCTGATATGTCTTTTGATATTGACTCTATGTATTCTATCTGCGATATTCTATCTACCAACAAGAGAGTATTGGTTTTTAATGAAATTGCAATATCTAATAAAAGTTTATTTCTTTCATTAGAATTACAGATATAATCAAATTCTTCTTCCCAAGATAATGTTTCTTTACTCTTTTCGTCGTGAAAAACCATAAAAGGTAAAACTTCACAACTAGTTAAAACTCCAGTTGTTCTTAATTCTTCTGCTGATTTTTTTATTATAATGTCCCCAAAATTACTAATCAATTTATGTTTTAAATATATATCAGACGGTATAGTTCCTGTACATCCAAATCTAAATTCAGACGAATGATTATCTATAAATTTATGTATTTGTGTTTTTGGATTTGCTACTAAATCAACTTCATCACAAAAAAGCAATGTTCTGTCTTTTGTAAAAGAATAACTAAATTCAAAGTTTGATATTAGAGATTTGCTTATAACAATTAAAATTTTTTTATTAAAATCGGGAACATTAAAATCGCCCCATAAGGTAATATCATCAGGATCTGTTCCATATTCTATAAAGTCTTTCTGAGCTTGATATAAAAGGTTTGTATCATTGACGACAAACATTGCCTTGGAACCATCATGATGATTTAAAAATGATTGTATAAACATACATGCAGTAAGAGATTTACCAGATGAAGTTGCCAAATCCCAAAGTCCTCTTTCTCTTTTTAAAGAACGAAGAACTGCTTTTAATTGGTAATCAAACGGTTCTTTGTTTTTTGGAAACCATATTTTATCTTCTTCTATGGGAACTATCTTTCTTTCATAAGAATATTCTACCGTATGAACAATGTTATTAACATTTAAATATTCTTGTAATAAAGGTATTAATCCTTTTTTAAAAATTCCAGAAATATTAAAAAGATATTCTATATAAGAAGTCTTTCTTTTATTTTTCCATGTAGTTTGTCTATATGAAAAAAAATTACGAATTCTCGTTAATAAGGATTTATCACATATTATTTTTGCTAATCTATTATCTACATGTATAATTTTTACAACCATTTATATTTTTTCTATGAATTTTTTTCTATCTATGTATCTTTGTATAGAAAAATTAAAATTTTTAATAATCCCAATTGCATCTTTTAAAAAATTTATATATTCTTCGTGCTTTCTTATTTCTCTTTTTATTCTTTTATATTCTTTTGTCTTTTTTAAAGATTCTTCTGCTGCTCTAGAGGTTGGTGATCCGTCTTCAATATTTTTTTTAATATTTTCTTGAACCCAATCTTCAAAGGCATCTTCTTTCTTTTTAAATTCGGAATACTCTAAATGATAATCAGTTACTAAATTTAAATTAAATACATCTACTTTTTTTATTTTTTCTTCTATATCGTTTTCATCGAACACGATAAATTTTTTAATTTCGTCGCTTCTTGTTTTTATTGGACAATCTTCATTGTTCATTTTTTCACTCATACGAATTATAATGTAACATTTATTGAAAATAGAATCAAGTATTTAATGTTTTAGATTTTAAATATTCTTCTTTTAAAACTTTTGGACAATTCCCCAATCTTGCATTTATTATTCCGTTGTATGTATCTTCTCTAAATAAAACATCGTTTTCTATTTGAATTTTTAATTCTTCGTATTTTAATTCCCATTTGCTTTTACACATTTTTATCATTGTTCTTTTAAAATTTTCTTTACCATGTATATCTATATCTTTTTTTAATTCTTCACTACTTCCATAATAATTTTTCCAATCAGTATCGGATATTTTTTTTCTTTTTCTTTTATATCCTTTTAATGGATTTAATTTTACTGTTTTCTTTAAAGTTTTACATCCCCAATAATATTTTTTTTCGTTTTCCTTTGCATTCAATCTTTCTATCAAATATACAAATCCGAACCATTCGTCCAAATTTTCTGGAACATTTTCCCATTCCATATAACAAAAATTCAAATAGTAATAATATTACCAGTAATATTTGAGGGGTTATTTTGTTGTTGCTGTTGTTGTTCAGTATTTTGATAATTTTGATAATTCGGGGGTTCTTCTATTTTTATATCTAATATGTTTCCTTCATATATACTATCTTCCATAGTTTGATCTACATAATCATAAAGTTCATCAATAGTAAGATCTCCTATTGTTATATTTAAAGACCCCATCGAATATGCTACTTTGCTTTTAGGAAGTCTGTAATATTTTCTCCCCGGTTCGTTTATTCTTTCTGTTACAAATAATATTTGAACAGGAACATAATCCTTTGTAGGAAAAAGAGTATTAAGGTTTTGACGGTTTAGTTCCGGCGACTTAAATGCATTATTCATCATCATATGTTATATTTACCATGCCAATATAAATATTTTCAATAGCATGGGCAAAATTAACAAAGATGGTTACAAGCAAGGATTTTGGAAACCGTCAAATCCTCAGAAACTTTTAAACGAAAACTTGCCTTTTTATAGATCTAAATTAGAAGCAGATTATATGAGACTGTTGGACAGATCTCCTAAAATAAAAAAATGGGGAAGCGAACTGTATTGGATATCTTACAAAAAAATTCAGAAAGACGGAACAGTAAGAAACGCAAGATATTTTGTAGATTTTATTATAGAAACGTCTGATGGAAAAATAATATTAGCAGAAATAAAACCACAAAAACAAATAAACAATGTTAAATTATTAACAGAAAACAAAACATTAATCAAATCACCTAGAGAGAAAATCTCTACTTGGAATTATAGAATAAATGAAACTTTAATGAATATTCAAAAATGGAAAACCGCAAAAGAACATTGTGATAAAAAAGGATGGGAGTTCCAAATTTGGAGCGAAAAAGATTTGAAAAATTTTCAAACTAATTATTAATTTTTGTGATATATTGGAAATTTATTTTTATCGTTTCCTATTAAATTATTAAATGACTTTAAAAGAAAAAGCAAATCATCTATAAAGCATTTTTGTTTTGTCCCCAATATAATTTTTTCTTCTCGGATAGAAGTTTTATCGTTTGAAATTTCTATACCAGTTTCTGGTATAATGCTTCCCCATCCATAAAATTTATCCCATCCTTTTTCTCCCATATCTTTTACGTGTTTTACCAAATATGTTTTTAATTGATTAATGCTTTCAAAAGTGTGTTTTGATAAAATTAAAGAAACTATTCCTGCAAATATCGGACTAGCAAAACTAGTTCCGGTCGCATGTACATATCCATTATTTTTATTACTACATGTATAAATGTCAACACCGGGAGCAGAAAAGTCTATTTCGTTTCCTCTGTTAGAAAATGCTGCAATGTTGCCGTCTCGATCATATGCTCCTATTGAAAATACGGATTCATATTTTGCAGGATAAGAAATTTCCGAACTATCGTTCCCAGTCGATGCACATATAATTATATTTTGATTGTACAATTCTTCCAATATTTGTTTTATATTGGGAGGCATAACCGTTTTGGAAGATATTGATAAATTTATTATATCTGGTTTATTTTTTAAACACCATTCTAGTGCTTTATACAAAGAATCAAAATTTCCTTCGATATATCTATTCAAAATCTTTAAAGAATATATTTCTGATTCAGGACATATGCCGCAAAGTTCTTTGCACTTAGATCCCAAGATCCCTATTACACTAGTTCCGTGTCCGGCATAATCTATTTCGTCTTCATCTAAAACAAAAGATATCGATTCTTTTACATTACTAATTTCTTCATGTGGTGCAAATCCAGAATCTAAAATTGCTATTTTTATACCAGATCCTTTAGTTGTTTCCCAAACATTTTTTAATCCCAATTGTTCAAGGTGCCAAAGATTTTTAACAGTGCTTCCTATAAAATCCCTAGTAACTGGAAATAGTTTAAAATCTGGAACAGAAAAATCAGAATTCATATATATTATTTATTTTTTTCGTTTAATAATTTTACGTTTTCCTTCCACCAATTTCTAATAAATTCATTACCAAAACCAGAATTTGAAATTTCTTCAACTGTTACTACTATGGGGAGTATACCTCTATGTTTTTCTTTATATTCTGATAATTCTTCTGCTGTTCCTGTATATCTAAACCAATAAACGTGTGTATTATTTATTAATATATCGCGTATAGGGGTTTCGGAAACTAACTTCCGGTCTATTTTCCATCCTTCTTCTGTAGATTCTCTAACAACAGCATCTATCAATTCTTCTCCGGGATCTACCTTCCCTCCGGGAAGTCCTATTTTGTTTTCTTCGTTTGGTCTTGTTGTTGCTGCTAATGTGTTCTCACTAATCGGTATTATTATAAATACTGCCTGTTTTTTAGATTCGGATTCAAAAATAGAATTTATATAATTTGTATATTTTTCTAAAATTGTCGATGTCATTGTTTAATATATTTAGTTTTACTAATCAAAATTAATATAAATAAGATATATAATGAGAAGTTTTAAAAATTATATTTTATGCGAAGTGCATTTTTCTGACGTTTTTTCAAAAGGATTTAACGAATTTTATAAAAAATATAAATCTAAAAAAAATGACCCGACTTTATATGTTAGATTTGATAATGGAAATAGTACAGATGTTTTATCCAAAGGTTTTAGTAAAGATCCTACCCACAACGATCCCGTAGGGACATATGCATATCCTTTGAAATATGTAATAGATCATCCGGGTGATATTTTTTACGGAGCTAACAGTAAATTTTTAAAAGTTATAAAAGACACATCTAAACATAAAGTAATATTAAGTGATATGGAGGAATGGTTTGCTATAGACTTGTTAAAAAGAGCAAATTTTGAAGATATAGATTTCGAAGATTCATATTTTAGAGCAAAAAAAATTTATCCAAATAAAGCTAAAGGAGTAACCTCGCCCGGAAAATTATTCATGACGGCAGTTCAAATGGATTTTTCAAATACGCGAACAAATAGTAGAAGAAATTATAATTTCGTAGAACCAACTGTTAGAAATCAATTTGATCAATCTAAAATTTTAAAATCTATGAGGATAGATTGTTTGGAAGACAAAGCAAAAACATTAAATCAAGCATCAATATATCATGCTGAACCGGAACAAATATTATGGTTAACTCCTTTTTCTTTTGAAATAATAGAAACATTTGTAACGGGAAATGGTTCAAACGAAATAAGAGGAGAATTTCTTTTTAGGCTAAAAAGAAAAATTGTAGCATTCTTAGCAAAAGAAATGAACGAGGACAAAATTAAAAATAGTGATAATAATAAAATATTTTGGACTGTAAAGGGTAGAGAAATAAAAATTGACATTTATGATGCGAGTTTGCCATACAGAATGGCAAACTTAAAAATGGGACAAAAAAAACATAAAATGTTTAAAAAATTCACTAGGCACGGAATGGAGATAAGAATAAAATCGGAAAGAGGTGATATAGATGTTACTTTATATCACGATGAAAAATTATCAGACTTTAAAAATAAATTTAAAAGAATTTGGTATGAAAGGGGAGAGGAAAATATTAATACTGGAGAAACTTTTTCAAAAGAAAAAAGAGAAGAAGAACAACGAATAAGAAAAAGAGAATATTATAAAGCCGAAGAAGAAAAAAAGAAAAAAGAATATATAGAATCTTGGAACGACATGAAAGACGATTTTAATAAAGTTTGCGATATTTTAAATTTAGACGAAGAAGGCAAACTAAAAGATACGGATGACTATGAGAAATATAATACATATGCATATATGATAATATATGGTAGAGGAGTTTTTAAAGAATTAGGAAGTCTCGGGCATATTAAAAATAAAAAAGCTTTAGATAATTATATGAAAATATTAGAATATTATAAAAGTGTCTATATCGTAGACACTTTTAAAAATCCTCTATATATAATAAGAAGAATTATAGAATTAGAAGAAGAAAACAAAGCGAACGAAAATTAAGAATTTTAAGAAAATTTGTTAGGTAGGAGTTTTCGCACTTTCCCAACCTTTTGGAGTTCTCGAAGAAGAAGTGGTTGACAGAGACTCACTAACAAATTTTCTTAAAACTTTTATTTTTTCAAATAAATACTAATAATGAATTTTTTATTTTTACATAAATATAATAAGTTTTTATTGGAAACTTTAAATAATCATAATTTTAAAATATTAAACGAATGCACATCAGTCGGAACTTCGGTTGCGGGAAAAGTAATTTTAGCAAAAAACAGAGATAGAACATATATTCCGAGAATATCTATAGTTAGAGAAATTATAAATGGGATAGAAACAGTATATATGCACGATGAAGAAACTGATTATTCGGAAGGAATGAACGAATTTGGTATAGGAATAGTTAATACTACTCTACAAGGAAAAAAAGACGAAAACGAAGGAGTATCTATGGATAAAAAACATAGAAATAAAAAAACAAAAATATCAAAAGATGGATTTAAAATAAGAAAAGCACTTGGTTATAGTAATATCGAAAAAGTTATAAAATGTTTAGATCTTTACCAAAGAGGTATAGGAGGACATACAACAGTTGGTTGTAAAGATTATTTTGTTTCAATTGAAAAATTGAAATTTGGAAAACCGTCAATTAAAAAGTTTGGAAAAGATGAAATTATAGTTAGAACTAATCACGGTATTCAATATCCAGATCAAGGATATCAAACAGGAAAAGATAGAAAATCGTCTATGTCTAGATATAGATTGGCAACAAAAGAAGCAAGAAAATCAGAAACTCCAGAAGAATTGCTTGCTAGTCTCAGAAAACATCATGACGGAATTCCCGGTTATTTAGAACCATATAGAACAAACTACAAAGTCTGGACCTCTTCGCAAATTATGTTAAATTTAACAGATCTTGTTTTAACTTTTATAGTGGACGAAAATACAGAATTTTTAGGTATAGAAAACAAACTTCCAAAAGATTATGTTCCAAAAATTAAAATTAATATAGAGAAACTTGAATTGAAATTAATTACTAAACCAGTAAATCAATATAAATATCTTTATATGAATAAAGAAAAGTTTGTATTACATTCATTTAATAAATATTGTGATAATTTATTAAATGAGGGGTTGTTGCCTAAATCATTGGCAGACAGAATATTTAGAAACATCGATCCAAGAAATGAATTTCCTAAAAGTATAAACGAATTTATAAATCTTATTCTACGTGTGACAAAAGATAAATATTTCGATGACATTGAAAATGATGATTATTTAGAAGATGATTTTAAAGTAGATTATGATGCATGGTATTATTTTCTTACTGGAGATAAAGAAGTGTTAGAAAGAAGTTTTTTTAAAATAACAAATCCAAATCATCTCCCAAAAATAAGTAAAAATAAAAATTCAATATACTATGATATTTTACCAGAGAAAAAAGAATATAATTTGGCAGAATTTTATATTATGTCAGAAGAAAATACTAAAATACTTGTAGATGTTGCTAAAAAAATAAGAAAACCAGCAACTTCCAGTCAAATATCAGATTTATGTGGTTTTCCTAGTCATAGACTAGAATCTACATTTATGGGAAGTTATACAATAAGTTATGGTAAAGACGACGAAGGAGAATATATTTCATATTATGATATTTGGGATTTTACTAGTTCTAAACTTCCAATTTTAGGAAATATAATGGATTTTGTTGGTTATCCGTTTGAAATATATGGTAGAATTTATTTTGATGTGATAGATGAAAAAAGAGCAAGATTTCGTCCTGCTATACAAACATTTTAAATCCCACCTTAACGGATAAGAATATTTTATAAAGAAACTCGAAACGAAATTAATTACTAAACCAGTAAATTAATATAAGTATCTTTGTGTTTTATCTAAATATAATAAATTTATAAAAGAACAATATGAGCAAATGCTTTTGTTCGATGTTCCCGAAGACGATAATGAAGAAAGAGCGAAAGAAAGAAAAATAAGACACTATAAAAATATATTAAATATTGACAATGTGTCTGAATTTGATCCAAGAGATGATTATTTTTTAACAAATTTAGAACTTTATGAAATAGAAGAAATATTTACATTATTCGGAATTGTGTTTTGGGTTGTCGAATTAAGTAAAGAAAAAGAAAAATATATAGTTTATAATTTCAAAAAAGACACTTATATATACGACGGTAGTCGTTCAGAAAAAGCTGATGAATGGTTAGATAATTTATCTGATTATGATGTAGAAATGCTTTTACCAGAACGAGAAGAAGAATCATTTTGGGATAGCGTTCCAGAAAAGGAAAATGTGAGCTTTATATATCATGCAACACCACGTAAAAATGTAGAAAGTATAAAAAAACGTGGATTAGAACCAAGAAATGAAACAAGAGGAATATCTAATAGATCTACAGGAGATGCTATTTTTTGTTTTACTGACGAAGATGAAAACGCACTAAGCGGTTCAGGATCGTATGGAGATTGTGTTTTTAGTATTGATTTAGGATTAATGAAAAAGGACGGATATATGCCAGAAGTAACACAAGAAGAATCTGTAAATATATGTGAATTAAAAAGATCTTTGGCACATATGATAGGCTTAGATAATTATTATTGCGAAGTAGAATCTTGGGAGGGAATAAGCGAAGATACTTTAATTATTCACGGACACGTTCCTCCAAAATATTTAAACTTAGAAACAGAATAATTTTATTTGGATTTCGTTCTACTTCCTTTTTTCCAAGAAATTCTTTTAGATCCTTTTTTTAATCTTTTTCTGGAATTACACGCTGAAGGTGTTGGACGACAGGCAGGATATTTGCTTCTTTTTTCGCCTTTGCCTCTTCCACAGGTTTTGCAGGTTTTCTTTCCTGTTTTTTTATCTTTACGACAGGTATTACAATCTACCCAGCCTTTACTTTTTCCTTTTCCTCCTTGACGAGAAAACCAACCATGTAAACCACTTTCTTTTTCTTTCGAGAAAGTGTTTTTTTCATTAAGTTGTGTTGGTTCTTCAAGCGTCTCTTCTTTTATTGTATTTTCTTTAATTTTTTTCTTTTTCCAGATTTTGCCTTGTCTGCATTTTACTATTGCTCCGCTTCTATATGCAGAAGTTTTTTTACCATAAACTTGTTCGGCTTTTCTGTGACATCTATCTTTTTTTTCTAAAAGAAATTCATTGATATAATTATTAAATTTTTCTAACATATAACATATTTATAGTTTACGAATAAATATGTTAAAAATACTCATATTTCCCAAATACACCAATGAACTGTATCGCCACAAGTTTCACAAGAATGCTCATCGCTTCCATAATCAGAATATTGAAAAACATTAACAATATCTGAAAAGACAACTGTTCCATCGTCCAGACCTTCTTTCATTTTTTCACAAAGATAATCAACTATTTTGTTTAATTCAACTTTTGGAATATCCTCGATATTTTTATCATCAATAGTCAAACCAAAGCTAAGACATCCTTCTGTTTTTACAATTTTATGTTTCATCTTTAAGTGTTTTATATTGATATATGTCCAGACGATCTTTTTGGGTGATCATCCTTCACAAGTAGAACAGGAAACCAATTCTCTTCTAAATTCACTAGCAGCATTAAAACTTTTTCGATAATAGAGCCCTTTCAAACCTTCTTCGTGCGAAGCAATATATAACTGATTCTCGTCTTTCGCAGAACACTTAGGATGTATCATTAAATTCAATGATTGTCCTTGATCTATATATTTTTGACGAATACCTGCTTGTTTAATGATATCCATTTGTGATATTTCTCCAAATGTTTTAAACACTTCTCGCTCTTCGTCAGTTAAAAATTTCAAATGTTGAACGCTTCCATTTGCATCTTTAATACTATCCCACACTTCTTGATCATCTTTGTCGTATTTTTTTAATACTTCTTTCAAATATGGATTTTTAAAAACTACTTGAGCTTTTGCTTTATCGTCAACAAAATAATTTGAATGATATGGTTCAATACTTTGCGAAACTTGACCCAAAATAAATGAAGAAGATTTGGTAGGTGCCAATGCACAACGAGTAGTATTTCGTTCTCCATAACCTTTTAATAATTCTGGTTCTCCAAACCATGACGCAAGTTGTTTTGTCATGTTTAAAGTTTTATCATTTATTTTGGAAAAAATTTCGTTTGTTTTGCCCATTGCAACAAAGCTACCAAATGGAATCATGTTTTTTTGGAGATAGGAGTGCCATCCTAACACTCCTAAACCAAGTGCCCTGTGTCGTTTAGCAAATCTATTTGCCCTCTTCATAAAAGGCATATTATTAGTTTTAATTACAAATTCTTCATTAACCGTATCTAAAAATGCAAGAAGGATTTCAGGAGCATCAGTATCTTTCCATTCATCGTAATATAACAAATTTATAGAAGATAAAACACAAACAAAAGATTCGTTTTCAGAAGAAGGGAGCATTATTTCATTACAGTTAGAAGTAATAAACCCATTACAAATCCATAAATGTTCTTGCGAATCTACGGTTGTGCAATAAACATCTTCTTTTCCTATATGTTCTATACTAACAATTTTAGAACATCCATCATCATTGATTAATTCTCCTCTTGATGCAAGAAAGATTTTTTGTTCTAATGTTAGATTTTTTAAAGCATCATAAATTTCTTGTTTAGACCCAACTCCATTACTATACGAATTAAACGAAATATAATAATCTTCATATTCTGGGAAATATCCACTACTATCTCCATACATCGATTTGGTTTGGACTTTTACCATATCCCCTACTTTCAAATCGCTACAAGCTACATTTCCATTTTTAGTAGATACTTTATGATACCCTGTAATAGAATGCTCTAATCCGTTTTCTAAAGTAATTTTAAATACATCAGCATCTTTTTCTATTAGTTGCATAGGAGATGCATTAACGATCTTATCGTTATCGAAAAGTTTTAACGACCCTCCTTGTTCATATAATTCTTTAACTGTTAGAAGACCTCGATCACTGACAACTCTCTGGTCACCAGTAACACAAAGATTGGATGCCACTATTTCCATATTCTTGTCTTTATAAACCTGTGGTTTATTTTTATTGGCATTATCTCTAAAGAGAATATAAGGAACACCAGCAAATGCGCGGGCTTTCATTAATTTTGCCCACACTTTTCTTTTTCCTTTATCCCCTGCTTTCATTTCCTCAAACCATTCATTCCCAACAGTAACTCCACTTAAAATATTTTGAAGAGGGCATCCTTCCATTCTGATATCTAAAAATTCCATAATATCAGGATGTTCAATTGGAAGATATGCGGCAAGACTTCCTCGTCTTGTTGAATTTCCACAAACCGTTACGTGTCCATTTCTTCTTACTAAGATATTATGTGTTGGCACTTCCACACAATATACAAACCCCTTATATGGAAGTAACTCTGGTTTCAATTTTTCGACACCAAAATGTTCGCCTTTTGATAATTGTAAATTATAAATACAATGTCTTGATTCATCGCGAGCAACAGTAGTTTTACGAGTTTTATAACCACACATAGAAGCAACACATTGAGCAATATCTACATTATATTCCAGCACGCTGGAATATTTACCATTGATTGGATTATTGGCATTTTTAGACCCATCCCATTCCAACAATTCCAAAACAAAATCTAAACACCATTCTTTAGAAATGGTGTTTAGATTCACCCAATCAAATTGTTTAGTGTGTTGAATTCCCTCGGGTGGAGTAACAATTATATATGTAGTATTATCGCTCTTACTGTCTCGTTTGATATATGAATATCCTTCTAGATTTGAAAGAATATTAATAAGTCTATCAATTTTTCGCTGTTTAGAAAAATGAAAATCTAATTTATTGGTTAGTTTGTTTATATGTCCATCTGCCTGTAATGCAATGAGAAATCGTTCTTTATGTGTAAGACAATTATTACTCGTTGCTTTAGCAAAGCCAGAATTATTAAGAATAATATTTCTGTAAAGAGGCATATCTTTTGCTTGTTTCATAAACACTTTAGGATTTAAAAATTTCTCATTTGAAATATATTTCCCGTCCTTATCTTTTTTAGTGTTTACCCGATCCAACCTTTTATACCTCATATTATGATTTTGAGTAACCAATAAATCAATATTTTTAGAATCTTTAAATAAAATCAATTCTTCATCTACTTCGTATTTAAAATAATTATCTGGTGTTACAAAATCTATAGAATCGTCATCATGCACTTGGGCAACCTTTATTTCAGATCTATTAATAATATCTTCAAATAACATCCATCCTTTTTCAGTTAAGACTTCAGTATCAAATGCATAACACCCCTGCTTCATTATGTTCGCAGAAGACTCAAACAGACCAAGAAAAGAAATTGGACCATCGCTAACACCTCCACTAGATATTTTTGATCCTCTTGGACGCAAATCTCCAATGTAAATACTAGTTCCTCCTCCTTTTTGAGTCATAGTTGCTATTTCAGCATTAGTGTATATAATAGATTCGCAAGAATCTAGCTCAGTACGAGACCCAAAACAGCTCACTGGTGCCCCTCTTTTCTTACCATAATTGCTCCAAACCGGAGTAGATAAAGAAAACCATCCCCGTGCCATACAGTATTCAAATTTTTCCGAAAAGTTTCGTATAAGTTCTGGTTTCTTTTTCCAGAATTTATATTTGTTATTTTTATACCACATTTGCTCCAAATATTTTTGAGCAGTTTTTGATATATTTTTTATTCGTTGTTCTGCGGTTTCTCCTTCTTCCAAGTATCCGCGTGATAAAAATAATTTAGAATCTTTATTAAGCCAATCGAAGTCTTTTCTTTGTGACATTTTTAGTTCAATAACTTATGCTATGTAGGAAATCGTGTCAATGCAATATGTTTTTTAATTATTAAATTTTAATAACATATTTTAGTTGTTTGATTTCAAAGTTATACGAATAATCACTCGGTTGTGGAGGTTAGCGGGTTCTCGTCTTCGGTCATGGTGGTTAGTGGATCAAATATGACCATATGACCATCACTTGGTCTAAAGCCATAATTTCCATATCCAAAGTCTAATGATGCTCTAGGATTTGAATTTATGATATGTTCATAGACTCCAATCCAGTTCATAAAGTCATAAAACTTATCATCGAATAATTCCTCCAGAATTTTTTCAAACTTGCTTTGATCTTCAATAAGAAGATCATTTATACAGTGATCAAAAATTATAACTTCAGATGGAACAAACCAATCCATAACATCACCGCCCAAAATATTTGAAACTTGGTCTATAAAATTAGAAAACTTTTCTTTACCAAAAAAAATACTTAAATGATTATTACCTTTCCACGGATCTACCGTTACATATTCCATTATATAAATTTTCTGCAATTTATTTAAAATCAAAGGTTGTTTTTCTGGGGATGGAAGAAACGGAAGAAACGGATTAGAACTTTGATTACTCTTACAATATTCAAGATATTCTTGTGATGCTGTATCCTCAGAACTTTCAAATATCTTCATTATATATTGTGGAATTGTGCTTTTTGTTCCTGCATAAACAACAGAACTCACACCTGATCCGAAATTTTCAAATTTAAAACCGTATATATCTTGAAGATCTTTTAACAATTTTTCTTTAGTAGAACTATTTTTACTAGTAAGATTTTTTATTGCACTTATTAAAGTAGGCAATTCTTCTTCCATAAAATTCTCTACTAGAAATTCTTTAAATGACAACATCAAAAATATTTATCTGTAATTATTTAAAACAAATCCTCTTCTGTATATGAATTACCTAAATGATAATCAGTTGGACGATCATTAAAGAAGTCGTTTTGTCTAGAAGAATTCAGTCCAACATCAAACCATTCAAGTTCAGACGGAATAGAAATATTTCCAAAAACTGGTTTATAACCAATTTGGGTAATACACCAATCAAGACGGTGTTTAATATACTCGTCTAATACCGATTTTGGAAGAAAATCGAGTTCTCCATTTTCAAAAATCCAATTAAGCATTTCAGACTCGGCTAAATATGCTTTTTTAGTCCATGTATGAACTAATTCCTCTGTTTCATCCGTAAACATTTCTGGATGCTCATTGCGTAAAATGTTGATAATATCAAATGCTGCCAAAGTATGAAGAACCTCTTCTTTATTTGTAGCATGAACAACATTGTTAATTCCTACTAATTGATTCTTATAATTTTTAAATGACTGCATTATAATAAATTGAGTCATTAACGAAGTTCCTTCAATAAATATAGCAAATAATATTAACGATTTTATGAAATTAGAATCTTTATTAGAATTTTGCCATTCTTTATATTTTCCTAAATATTTTAGTCTGTTTGCAATAACTGGAATTTTTTCTATTTCTTCAAAATCTTGATTAAGACATAACAATTTTAATAAATGACTATATGCTCTTTGATGACGCACTTCCGATTCTGCAAAAGTTGCTCCCAAATCTTGTAGTTCTGGTTTTGGAAATCGAAGAGTAACATTTACTCCGTAAAAAGTTTTTGCTTTTACTTCTATAGTAGAAATAGCAAGCATGGTCCTTTTAATTGCCTCTCTTTCGATTTCATTTAATTCCACCCTAAAATCTTGAATATCTTTGGTGAAATTATAATGTTTTACTGTCCAATATGCATCATTAATAGCGTCAACATATTTTTTAAATATGGTATATTCTTCGGGTTCGATTGTAGTTCTTGGAGCAAAAATGTCTGACATACTTTATTTATTTAATAGTTATATTAATGATAAATTCATATATTGCATTCTGAGAAATACATACGTTCTTGCACATCTTTTTTGTATTTTTCATATATATAACGACCATATTCATACAACTGTTTATTGTTATGAGAAGCGGTTGAATCTATATCTATATCCCCTTCTGGTTTGTTCGGATCATATTTTTGTACTCTCCACGACATGCCTTCGTAATGATAATAATATAAATCTTGTCCATCAAAATGACGTAATTTTAAATTATTAGAAATACAATCTTCAAAGAAACTAGAACCTACATCATAAATTTTATCTGACGTTTTTACAAACCCCAGCCTATTAGGGTCGTTAAAATTTATTCCAAGTTCTTTTACTCTTTTGACATTTATCCAACAATACCATGGATGGATTTTAGTATGTATCTTTTTTCCTCCTCTATCTCCACAAACCGTCCCACACAAATCTATACCATCTTCGATAATTTTATTATAGATGGCATCTTGTGAAGTATAAAATAAAACGTCAGTATCTACCAATAAAACATAATCAGTTTTTACTTCTCTGATTAAAGAATCTACAGAAGGAGAATGACACGATTCTGGCATTCTAATATACTCGATATCAAGCCCATCTAATACCTTTACAGTATCTTCATTGGTAGAGTTTTCAGAAATTAATATTTCTTGATCTGGATGATATTTCCGAAAAGATCTTATCATATTTTCGGTTATATCCGGCGTATTATAACTACACGATATTAAAGTCCACATGGTTCTCCTTTCCCATATAAGAAATTAAAAGCACAAATAAATTCTCCGTTTCATTAAAGTTATATTCTTAGAAATCTTTCGTAAAGTTTATAGAGAAATACTAAATCTTTTTTTCATTTTTTCAACAACAATATCAGGAACTTCATGATTATTTTTATTACCGTGACGATTTTCTACAATAATATGAAAAACTCTATAACTATATTTTTCTGCTAAATCCTCATAGTATTTCATTTCCCAATCTTGCGAATTAGTATTGCTAATAACAACATCGTTTCCCATCTGCATTTCTGATTCTGCATGTTGTTGACATGCAGCATGTGCCTCTTTTAATTTTGAAGCGTCGAACTTATATTCGCCTGTTTCTGGATCTTCAAAATAATGATCCGCAGAACAAATTGCCATATTTTCATTAAATTTGTTCATATATTCGGCAAACGTAGTTTTACCTGCATTTGGACATCCTCTAATAATTGTTAATGTTTTCATGGTTTTTTATGCATATGGACTCCACTTTTTTTCTAAATAATATTCAAATATTTTTTCTTCAGAATCTTCCGAAGTGGGATCAATTAATATGTAATCTGTATTTGAATTTAATAAAATATTTTTTAAACTTTCTTGTATTTTGTCTGCTTGTTGTTTTGTGTGGAATCTTCCAGATTCTACATATTCAAAATTACCTTCAAGCAAGACATTAATCGATGGATAAATTTTTTCAAATTCAAAAATGATATTAAAAATTGATTCTGAAATCGATTGCGAAATATTCATTTCTGTTGAATAATAATACGAAAGTATTAAAGGACAATCCGTAACAATTAAATCTGTTCCACTGCTTAATGGAATAAATTCTTCGTGCAATTGTTTTCCGAATATGAAAATTTGGTCGAAAGATTCTGGTTTTTTTTGTTTATAAACCCAATTTTTTACATATTCTCTACACAATTCAATATTATATTTTTTTGTTTTAAATAAAGAATATAATTTTGCAGCAAAATTACTTTTTCCCGAACACGGTCCTCCGAGAATATTTATTCGACGAATCATCAATACAATATGACATCTTAAATCAGAAATGTCAATTTAATTTATCATATTGTATTGTATTTTAATAAATGTCATCTCGATGTAATGTATAATGAAATGAAGAATAAGAATAACGCTCTATTGCTTTATCTATAATTTTATTGGCATCATCTATTGTCAATGATTCATCAATCGTCCAGTTAAAATAATTATCACCTTTACAAGCTGTTGCATTTCCATTTAAAGTTCTGGATATATGTGCCTTAAATCCAGCTTCTCGTAAGATATTACGAATAGTTTCTTCATCCTCTATAATGAGAGGCCAAAAAATAAAATGTGGATTGTCGTTGTCGTCGTGAAACAAGATTACATTACAACTATTTTCAAGTCCTTCAGGATATTCATCTTCATAATATTCATAATCAAGATATTTTATAAGATCTTCTTCTGAAGGATCGAGTATATGCGAAAAAACCTGTTGGTCTTTAAGAATTTCTAATAATTTTTTTTTCTTATCCTCGAAAGACATTTCATTTTCACTTGGTTGGGACGTTTCAAACCAAATCGAATCGGATTTATTTTTAGAATTTTTAAATACTTTATAACTTTCATAGAAATAAGAATCTACTTTTTTTCTTAAAATGTTTTTTATAATTCTTTGAGCCTGAGCAGGATTTCGGTCTACAATTGTATTTTTGAGAAATTGTTTTATTTGAGAATCGTATTTCATTATACTTATTTATATTAATTTTTTTTATTTTTTTTGAAAAATAACTATTTTACAATAGTTGTATTTTCTAATTTAGGGAAAGCTTTTTCTAAATTATAAATAACGTCCTCTTCAACTTCAAAACTATTAATACATATACAAATTTTCATACGCGGCCAAAAATAGTTCCTCGATGATGCAAAAATAATTGTTTATACGGACAATCAGGTGGTCGATGACTGTTACCAACTTCTGATGGTTGTGGGTATAGGTTAAAATTGTATTTTTTAACTAATAAAGAAAGTATTGATTGATCGTGTCGATGATCGATAAATTGTGGTAAATTTTCGCCTAAAGTGTTTGGTTCGTCTGTAATTATTCTACGATCTGTACAATATTTAAAATATTCCTGTAAAAACAATACTGTTGTATCATTTTTTTGTAATAAAATATATGCACCGTCAACTTGAGAAGCTTTATAAAATTTTTCTGAGTCGCAGTCTGTTAATATAAAACAATCCTTTTTAGTCCATAAATCGTTAGTCCAAATATTACCTGTAGGGTTGCCACTTCTATTTTCAAAAAATAAAAATCCATTATTTTTTTCACATAATTTAAAAAGCGGGGTTAAGTCATCAATTATATCGGTTCCAGAATCCATATAAAAAACAAAATCACCGTTATCAAGAGATTCAAAAGTTTTAAGTATTATAAAAGGTTTCCACATCCAAAAACCTGCGCCACGGCGATACTGACTTATTTCTTTATATTGATGAAATAACTGTACTATTTGTGGAGAGTTTTCATCAAAAGTTGCACATCCATTAAAATGTTTTTTAGCCTGTTCAATTAATCTAAGTTGGCTTAGTTTTAAAGTATAACTATATCCTGCAAAAGTTGTTAAAATTTTTTTCATTTTATATATTAGACTTAATTTGTTTAAGTTTTTTTAGCAAATTTTCTTTATTAATATCGGGTATTTGTGTTACATGTAATTGATGTTTACTAATAAAATATTCCCATTCTTTTTGAATTCTTTGTTCCCGAGATCCGTCCGGTCGATCACCTTGAAGGCGTGATACAGCATTAGGGTTATTCGTTATTAAATTATCTGAATTCGTAATATCTGCAAACCACCAAAAAGGTGCTGCATAATCTTGACGAGATTCTCTATAAGCTAGGTCAATATCAAAAGGGTCTCTGAAGTTTGTATCGTATAAACCAGTTTTTTCGTAGCAGGTTTTATGATGATAAGTAAACTCATTACACATATTCTTATAAAAAGAAATGCTTACATTATTTTTATACTCAACGGTTAGACGTGGTGTGCGTTTACCGGGTTCACCTGACTCCCAAGATGTAGAAACAAAGGAAAAATATTTCAAACCAGACTCTTTTGAAGCTTGAATATATTTGTCAAATATATCAGGCGATTTTAGAACCATATCATCCTCAATTATAAAAACATGTTCGCAATTTCTTTGTAATAAAAAATTTATACAATCATTTCTACAAACTGAAGGATAAACATTTTCTGAATGCTGAATCCAATTACTTTTATATTCGTTTTTGTATTTGTTTCCGCCATTAACAGTTACTAAAACGTCAATTTTATCTAAGGGTAGTGTTTGATATAATGTGTTGTAGTAATCTTCAGAATTATATGTAACGATTCCTACCCCTATTTTGTTGCTGTCCATATTGTTTTTTATGTGTTTTATTGAGTTTACGGTGTCGTCTTCTTATACACGATACATAATAATATTATATTATATAATTTTTATACTTTCAAATAACTTACAACGTATAATCAAAAACATTTGGTCTACCTTTGCCATTACTTTTGATAATTTTAAATCCGGGAGTAGATGTCCACCCATTTGATTCTGAATAAAAATTACCAGTAAAGAAAGAAGGACATATAAATCTTCTGGTATCTACAGTATCACAATGTTCCAAATGTTTTAACTGGGGAAGTTTTCTATTAACTGTTCGTTCCATTCTAGAGTGTAGATGCCCTTCTAAAACAACATTAAAAATTCCTTGTTTTCCATAATCCCAAACAATTTCTTTTGTTTGTTTTCTAGAAATTCCTTTATCTCCGTGTAGAAGAACATAACAAATATCATCTACTTCGTTTCTTATACAAAGAGAATTATATTCTATATTATATCCAAGCAAACTTAATCCCCATGCGATTAAGTTTGCTCCACTACATTCTGGATCAGCATCCTTCTGTGCAGTAAGACGATCATGATTTCCCGCAACAATTTTTATGTTTTTGAGTCTTTGAATTTTAGAAAGGAAATGTTCATGGAGAACTTCTGTTGCAATTTTAATTATATTTGCTCCATGTTCTTTATGTCCTAATTCTTGCCATGAATTAATATGATTTAATCCTGATATGGTTTCTACTAAGTCTCCTAATATAAAAACATGTGCATTATCATAAACCTGTTTATTAATTTCATCAACAGCACTTTCTAAATATTCTATACATATTTCTTTTGAAAAGTTTGGAGTTTTTATTAAACCCGTTACTAAAGATCCCAAATGTAGATCGGAAATAACAATTACAGCATCTCCGTGTTTCTTTTTTTCTTGAAAGTTTCTATTTACTTTGCCTTTTCCGTTTGCCCATTTTTGTAATGCTATTTCTATTTGTTTTATTCCATCTAATGAATCATCATCAATTTTTTTATTCTTTTCTCGGAAAAAGATGTTATAATATGCACCTCCATTGTGTTTAATTAATTTATAAGAAGAAACATCTTCGTATGGTAGATTGTAATGAAAACAATATTCTTCGATTGGCATTATTTTTAAATTGCCATTTTCTTCATCTTTGTAACATGCGCTAAAATATACTTTTTTATCATGTTCTGGTTTTTCTACACTGGAAGCGCATTCTTCTTCACTGGTAGTTTTTTCATCAAAAAAACCTAAAATGTCGCTTGTTTGATCTATTGTTTTTGATGAATTTAAAAACTCGTATTTCCATCTTTTCCAATTACCGGGAACATGACGTAAACCGTATTGGCGGGCTAAGTGTTGTAATGGAATATTCTTTTTGAGAAAATTAAAAAAATCTTCTTTTGTTAATTTCATTAGTTGTATTTGTATCTTTCCAGAATAACTTATATCCAATGATATATTTTGTCAAGTTGACAACTAAATTTTGTTTAATTTTTTTAGGCAGTGATCATTACAACCTTTTCACTTGCTCTAGTTACAGCAGTGTAAAACAATCTAATTTTTTCTAAATTTACTCTACAATTATCAAAATCGGAAAGAATAACAAAACAGTTTTCAAAAGTTGATCCTTGCGAAACATGTACTGTACACGCATATGCACCCTGAATTACTGCAAAAAGATCAGAAAATTCATAATAACAAACCCATGCATTTTTCGCTTCTTTGGTTCCTTGTTTTTTAGAAAGAGCTTGTCTTTTTAAATTAGATAAAATATCATTATATTCGTCTGTTGAATTATTATTAAGAATTCTGAATTTTCCAGATTTGCCTGTATTTTCGTCTAATCCTTCACAAACATAAGTATCTAAACTAAAATTTTTGAATTTAAATATTTTTTCTTCTACGTCTATAATTGTTACTTCGTCGTTTGTATCAAATGAAAAACGATTTTGCAAAGTGCTTTTCTTTTTAGAAGAATTAAAATTTATGTTTAGTGCCGGTTTTCTAAAAATTATTCTTTCGCCGACATCAATTTGTCGATTGGAATTTGGAAATATTTTATTTCTTATGTATTGATTCCATTTTGATACTTCTTTATTAGTATAGCACAAAATTCTTCCATAATCGATATTTTTCTTATAATTTTCAGAATTAAAAACATCTGGAATACCTGCTTGAAATCTTTTCATTGGCATTAGAATTAAATCATTTGTTCCTAAATAACTTCTAATATCGCTAATGCCTCCTTTTTCTCTAATGGATTTAGAAAATTCAATTATTTTATTTTCTTTAACTTGTCTAACAATTTCGGTTAATCCGAATTTAGGAATATCTAAATTGAAAACGGGAGAATCAATTTCATTTACAGGGTTTAGCTGAAAATTGTCCCCGACAAATAAAATTTTTATATCGTTTTTTATATATGATAAAAGTTCTGATCCAATCATGGATGCCTCGTCACAAATAATCAAATTATATTCGGACGATTTATCTTTACCAGAACTTCCATTTTCCCTTTTGAATGATTGATTTCCATAACCGTCAATTACTTGTCTTAATCCCAAAAGACTATGAATTGTATTAAAGTGTAAATCTTCTATTATTTCATTTTTTTCGCACATGTTTTTAATAACCTTTAGTGCTTTATGGGTAGGAGCAACAACGCAAATTTTTACTTTAGTTTTGTCTTTGGTTTTTATTAAGTTTTTTATAAAGGTTGCAACAACAGATGTTTTACCTACTCCGGCTTGTCCATAAAGAAGTGCCTTTTTAGAAGGAGGCGAATTATACCATTTGTTTATTTCGATTAGTGCTTTTTCTTGATCTGCCGTTAATTCAAATTGCATCTTATTAGAGATAGTCGAACGGAACAACGATGTCAACATTAAAAATCCACAAGAACTGATATTTGTTTTAAATTCTATAAATAAAATTATTATGATAAATTTTAAAAAATATTTGTTAGAAATGGCAATGAAAGATATGAATGATAAAAAAAATGAAGTAGATTATAAAAAATTAAAAATAGAATTAATATATAAATCTGAAACTAAAGATAAAATTAAAAATAATATAAAAAGCATAATAATAAAAAACGATATTTCTGATTCTGATGCTAAAATAAAAAATAATCTAGAAAAAGCATGGATTAAATGTAGTGTTTCCGATTGGACTCCATCTGAATCAAAATTTATGATAGATAATGTTTTTGTGCCTAAAAAAGGAAATGGTCCATTTTTTTATTATCTTTTAATGGAAACAATATATAAAATTTATAAAGACGAAGGATGGTTGAGATGTGATACTTATATAAATGAAAATTCTTTTAAGATATGGAAAAAATTTTACGAATTATCAAAAAAAGAAAATTCGACAGGGGAAATAATAAGAAAAGAAATAAACAAAGAAGATAATGATTATATTATTTTAGATTATTTTGATCAAAATATAATAAACAATTTAATTCAATCAGTAGGTTCAAAAGAAATTTTTGATAGTATTGTAAACTCTTATTATAGGATAAATTCTACTAATAGATTAGATTTTATGATTAATAGAAAGAGTGTCAACAATATTCTAAACAAAATTATTAATAATTAAAAAGATAAACACTTTATAATTTCTTTATCTAATTCGCTAGTATCTATTACTTTGGGAAGTTCATGATCTAATACTGGATATTTTTTCTTTTTTGCCCAATTTAATATTTTTTTATTTTCTAAAATTTCAGGAGTGGATAAAATATATTTTATATTAAAGGTATTGTTTTTATTTAAATATCGTTCTAAAAGTATGATATATTCTTTGTCTATTTCAGAACAGTTTATATCCCATATTTCTTTAACAAAATCTGGTCGAGATAAAATTGTATTAATACATAATGTTTTTATAACCACGAAACAATAATATAGTAATTTATATTATTATCAATAAGTTTTTTTTGATTTGTTTGTTTAGTTGAATAAATATAGATAATATGTTTAAACATTTAAAAAAGACTAGAAAATTTTATGAAAATATTCTTAATGGATCGAATTTCTTGCCGACAAGCTTTTCTAGCACCGGAAATAATAATGTAAGTTCTGAAAATATTAATGTTTTAAATGCAGATAATTTTAAAGATGCAGAAGTTGACAAAGATGAATATGATAATTTTAAAAATAAAATGCCAGAAAAATTAAAAAATTTAAATTTCAACGAACCGGGTAATGAAAAAGAATTTAGAAATTTTTATGGAAATAATCCGGCTTATGAAAAATTTCTAAATTTATTAAAAATAGAAATGCAACCCAAACCTGCTGAAACATCTTTAGGAGAATATTTCAAAAAAAGCGCATTAATGAAACTAATATATGAAAAAAAAGGTGATGATAGAAATTTAGATGAAGAACTAGGAGATATACTTTCTGGCGGAGGAAAAAAGAATCCTCCCTCTAAAAAAAATTCAAAAGGAAAAAAAGAACCTCGCAATAAAGAGGAAGAGAAAGATGAAGATTTAGAGGTTCCAGATGATATGGAAGATCAAGGCAATTTTAGAAATCTTACATATTTAAAATATTGTAAAGCACTTTATTATTCTTGTATTAATAGGTTGATAAATAGAGAACAACTAAAAAATTATTATCGTGATGATACCCGAACTAAAATATATTTAACATATCCTCAAATTTTATTAGAACCTCCAGTTGGAAACGATGAAGAATATTGTGAAGAAGCTGTAAATTTTATTTCAGCAAAAATAGGAGAAAATACAATAAATTCTTTATCACCATCGGAAATTGAATCTAGTAAAGAAAATCCACCATCATTAGAAAAATTAGATAATGAAATTTTACAAAAATTTTCTAATCTTTTTTATAGAGCATTGAATAAAACTAAAAATTTAAGTAATAGTATTAAAAATATTCAATTGAAATTACCGACATATCAATCTTTATTTCAAAGCGAAGAATCTGGAAATTCTTTTTTAGATCAAATTCAAAATTATCTTCCAGAAGATAATGTTATAGAAGTTGAAAATAACCCTCCAAGAAATTTTGTTGCTAGATAATATTGTTTGACATCAATTTATAATTTTATTATAGTATATGTATATATTTTTATATGTCAATACTACAGAAGAAAAAGAAAAAGTCAACACAAAATCACTACTTTGATAATGAAACTTTCAGGGAAACATTAAAAGAATATTATAATTCTTTAGAAGGTAGTAAAGTTAAAGAAATTAAAGAAAGAGAATTGTGTGAGAGTTTATTTTCTCTTTGTAAACATTTATCATCTTCTGGAAATTTTTGGCAATATTCGTGGAAAGACGAATTTGTTGCTGATGCTGTTAACAGATGTTGGAAGGCAGTCGTTAATAAAAAATTTGATTTGGAAAGAGTTGACGAAAACGGTCATTATTTAAAACCATTTTCATATTTTTCGTGTATTGCATCTAGAGAGTTTATTAAAATAATAAAAAAAGAAAAAAAGAATGTGGAAGAAATGAATAAATATAAAAGTCATGTTTTTTCTCAAATTATAGAAAGTAACGGGTTTGAAAATTATAAAAGAAAAAATCATCTAGAAGACGAAGAAGATAATTTTTTTGAAAATAATGATTTTTATGATGTTGACAATGAAACACCAGAGGATTACCATGAATTGGAATGCACAGAAGAATAAGCATCTTTTCAGATATACACATCTTAAAAAATCCAAAAAATATATATAAAGAAATTACAAATGATTGGGTTGACAAATTTATAAAAATTTCAAAAGAAAACAATTCTGATATTTTATTTTTTTTAGGAGACTGGCACGATAATGACAGACAAATATCAGTAGACGATTTACATTTTTCAAATGACTGTTTTTCTAAACTTAAAAACAATTTTGAAAAAATATTCATGATAACGGGAAATCATGATTGTTATTTTAGAAATTCTAGTTTGGTAAATTCTGTTTCTCATTTCCATGATGGAGAACAAGTTTTTATTTTTAATAAGACCGAAATTGTAGAAATAGATAATATAAAATTTTGTTTTGTCCCTTGGGGCGAAGAACCTTTAAAAGCTGATTTTCTAATGTGTCACTTTGACATACAAGGATTTTCTTTAGATAATGGCAGACCATCAATTCATGGTAAAAACAAATCAGAACTGTTTAATTATTCTGATTTTGTTGTTTCTGGACATTATCATCGTTTTCAAAGAAAAAAATACAAAGACGGGACTATAATGTATTTGGGTTCACCTTTTGAATTAAATTTCGGAGAAGAGGGGAAAGATAGTTATTTTTGGATTTTTGATACAGAATCTAAGTCATTTAACGAAATAAAAAATACATGGAGTCCTAAACATTATAATATTTTTAACGAAAAAGATTTAATCGGAAAAGAAAACAATTTTATAAAAATTCATAAAGAATCCATTTTAGAAAATTTAGATCGATCAAAATTTAAAGATGTATCAATAAGCATTATGGATTCTCCTATTTTAATGGGCGAAGAAAAAATAGAAAAACTCGACAATTCTTCTGTTGACATTAACGAGATTATCGATATTGTGGTATCGAACAACGATACAATCGACGAAAAGCAAAAACCGCAACTTAAAGAAAAGTTAAAAAAATACTACGAAACTTGTAAAAAATGAATATAAACGAATATCCCGAAATTGATGTATCCGACAACATGCTAGATCAAATTGCAACAGCAAATAAAAACTTGCTGTTGATCGGAAACCATGGATGTGGAAAAACAGAAAGAGTTGTTTCTTGTTTTGAAAGAAACAAATTAAACTATGCGTATTTTTCTGCACCTACGTGCGATCCTTGGATTGATTTTATTGGGATTCCGAAAGAAGACGAAGAAACCGGACATCTCAAATTTGTAAGACCTGCCAGAATCAATGAAAATCTGGAAGCAATCTTTCTGGACGAATATAATCGTGCTGCTGATAAAGCCACATTGAATGCCATGATGGAACTTTTACAATTTAAAAGCATTAATGGAAGAAAATTTCCAAATCTGAAAATTGTATGGGCATCCATAAATCCTCCTTCTGACGAAATGTTCAATTATAACGTAGAAGAAATTGACCCTGCTCAAATTGATAGATTCCAGTGTATTATTAGAATTCCTTCTAGACCTAGCGAAAGGTTCTTTAATGAAAAATACAAAAATGATGGAAACATCTTGGTGAAATGGTGGGCTGAACAGCATGAAAATTCCAGAAAACATATCTCTTCTAGAAGATTGGAAGAAGCATACAGATCTTATAAACAAGGCATCCCATTAAATATAATTTTACCTTCCGATTCTAATATTAAGCAACTGGTTACGTATCTACAATCAGATCCTGTAAAATTAATATATGATGATTTGTTGTTGAATCCATGCGAAGAAAACTATAAAAAGTTAATCGATACCGGAAAACTCAATTATATTAAAAAAACTTTTACAGAGGAATCTCTTAAAAAATACACTCCTCTTGCTCCCAGAGACATTGTTTCCAAGATGTTTTTGGAAAATGACGAATACCAAAGTTATGTAGAATTTAAATATGCTTTAGACGATAAAAATTTCTGCAAAATCTATAAAGAAATTTGTTCTACATATAATACTTCTCCTAGTGTCGTTCGTTCTCTAGAAAGAACGAATAAAATGTGCGAAAATGATGTAGTTTCGATAAAATTACATCATCTTAAAAATCAATCTTCTTTGGAAGTCCAAAAAAATACTATATTTGATATTAATTCTCTTGAAAATTCATTATTTATTCAAAACGGCCCAACTGAAGAAAAATTCGACCCTACTAATCTGTTTACTACTAGTAGTGTTACGTCTGAAGATCGAATGAATTTAAGTGCTTCTATTTACAGATTTAAATCTGTAAATAGAAGATTGTGTGACTTAATCAATGTCGGATCTAGTTATAAAGATATAACGAGTGAAACATTAAAAATTGAGATTAAATGTCCTATTGCAAAACTTTCAAATGCGACAAAGATTATTTTAAAGTCATATGGAAAATGTACGAAAAATACTATTAAGAAAAATTTTAATGATTTGTTACTAGTTTTTTCTTTGATGGATGATTCGCTGACAAAAAATGGAGAATTTGATACTGTTTTGAATAGGCTTTTAACGGTTTGGTCACAAGATGATTATCTCAGTAAGAAATATTCATTGCAAACACTGTATACAATTCTTCCCAAGTCCAATGATGTGTTTTTTGCTTACGTAAAGTAATGAATATAAAAGAATATCGTCACCATTTCTACGATCAACATGAATTATTTAAATTAATGGTTGGTTATGGAAATGTTATAGAAAACAATTCTATAGAAACTGCTTGTGTAAGTTTACATGAAAATAAAATTACATTTTATGTAAATCCTTCTTTTTGGAAAGAAACTACAAAAACAGATTTAGATAAAGTATTTGTTATTTGCCATGAAATGTGTCATTTATTTTTCGGACATTTATGGAGAATAAAAGATCTTGATAAAAGCGAATATGAGATATTTAATATCTCAACAGATGTTTATATTAATCATTTCATTAATGATTTTTTAAACATAAAAAGAAACAGTTTATCTCCTGATTTAGCAGATAAAATTGCATGGGTGGATACTGTGTTTCACGATACCGAAAAATATGGACCTATAGAAAATCATTACAATAAAAGCGTCGAATACTATTTCGATCTTCTAAGAAAAAATTCAGAAGAAAATAATAATAGTGATATTATGTATTTTCCTATGGAAAATATTAGTGGGTTAGAAAAATTAGAAACCTTTCAAGATTTTATTCAAAAATATTTTGAATCATATGAATCTTATGATCCTCAAGAGATAGAATCTGAAATTAAATCTCAATCGTTTTGCGGCAATCAAAACAACAAAACGATTAATTGGTTAAATAATCTTTCTCAGAAAAAACCTTGGTATTCTGTTATCGATAAATGGTGTAGATACAGTATCAAAAGAGTTAAAAATCAACCACAATGGGGTTATCAAAATAGAAGATATTCGTCCATAATGCGTAATTCGTCTTTTATATTTCCCGGTAAAAATAAAAACGATGCACTTTTAAAAAATAAAAACAACATTTGTTTATTTTTAGATGTTAGTGGAAGTTGTGAAAAATATGTTGATATGTTTGTATCTGCATCTAGAATGATTCCAGAAGAATATTTTAATATTAAAGTGTATGTTTTTGATGATACATTAACTAATATAACACAAATCTATAAAAACGAAGATTGTTCTATTCCAGTTGGAGGTGGGACAAGATTCGATATTATTGCGAACGAAGTTAATCAAATGAAACAGCATCCAGATTCTGTTTTTATTATAACAGATGGGCAAGGAACAGCATTGCAACCAAAACATCCAGAAAAATATTTTTGGTTTTTAACTGAAACACGTCCATGTAATTATTACATTCCAGAAAAATCTAAAATTTTTAATTTACGTGATTTTGTTGTTGAAACAAAATTTAAGAAAAAAATTAATAAAATTAATTCTTGGGGATATTGACACCAAAAAATCAATATGATACTATATATCTCATATGAGTATTTTTAAAGAAGATATAGGTGTTGGTTTAATTACATGTAACAGACCAGAATTTTTTAATAATTTATTAAATTCTATAGATACTGATTATTTGTCAGAAATTTTAATTTTCAATTCCGGCACAGAACCTATAGAATATAATAAAGATAAATTTTCTTTAGTTTCTAAAGAAATTAATAAAGAAACGCTTTCTGTCGGACATGCAAAAAATGAATTATTAAGATTTCTCAGAAATAAAAATAAAAAACATATCTTCTTAATCGAGGATGATATGTTACTCAAAGATAATTCTATCTTTGAAAGATATATCAAACATGCATATACAAGTGGAATTTATCATTTTAATTTCCACAAGCACGGAAATGCAAACGTAAATTCTGATGGTTCTTCGATTATAATCAATTCCGTTGATTACGAATGTATGGATGAAAAATATGAAATTACTTTTCATCCAAATATCCTTGGATCGTTTAGTTATTATAACAGCGCAATTATACCTATTGTTGGATATATTGATGAAAATTTCGTCAATGCTATGGAACATGTTGAACATTCATATAGAATTTTCAAAAATGGGTTTTCGACTGGATTTGGATGGTGGGCGGATATTGCAAATTCTGATCAATATATTGGAGAGCAAGACGAAAATCATTCGTGTTCAATAATCAGAAAAGACAAAGAAAAATTCTTACAGAATTTTAAAGATGCTCTTTTATTGTTTGAAAAAAAACACGGATTTAATCCAACTCAGGCAAAACCAATGGGCATTGAAGAAGTTTTAAATTTTCTAGAAAAAATGCATTCTACTAACGGAAATATGTTAGAAAAAATATATTATAAATAATATGGGAAAAGAAAATCTTTTAAAAAAAGAAGGTTTGATAAAAGAAATCTTAAAAGGTGGAAAGTTTTTAGTTCGTTTAGAAGAAAACGCCGAAAATTTCGTTGATTTAACATGTTATCCAAATAAAGAAGTTCGAAAGAAATATATGGGCGTGGTTGTTGGTGATAAAGTTATTGTTGAGTTTGACAAATCGTCTCCTGACAACGGCAGGATAATTTCTTTAAAAAACTAAACATAAAATACTAATTAGTAGATATTATTATGTCGAAAAAGCATTTACAATATGAAGACGACAAAGAAACGATAGTAGAAAAAATAGAAAATCTATTATCCGAATGTGATGTTGAATTCGATGAAGATCAATTAGATTATATTGTCGAATATTTGATTCAATCTTTTTATACAGATATAGACTAATGAGACAAATAATTTTTTTAGATATTGACGGAACTTTATTACCTATTACTGAGAATATAAATTCTATTACAATACCTAAAAAAATTGTCAATATTTGGAATGACTTTGTTGCAAAAATACCAAAATGTGAAATAGTGTTCGAAACACATTTATATGAAACTTTCGACGAATTAAAACACTTTACAAATAATAATAATCTATTTGGGAATTTTATAGATAAAACAAAACATTTCTCCAAACGAAAAGGAGACGAAATACAAGAATGGTTATCATCAAACAATATAAACATATTGGCAGATAAATTTTGTATATTTGACGATTTATCAAGTGTGGTATTTAATGATTATCAAATACCTTTCCATATAAAAATAAATTACAATTTCGGAATAGAAGAAAAAGATTTACAAAAAGCACTAGAAATACTAAAATATAATGAATATTGAATTATACAAACATCATGTGGATGCAAAAATTCCAACAAAAGCCAATCAATATGATGCCGCATTTGATATATATGCTTTGGAAGAAGGTGATATAAAAAGAGAAACGAATAATACGTGTATTATAAGTTACGAAACCGGGATAGGAATAAATATTCCAAAAAATTATGTAGGATATGTTTTCCCAAGATCGTCTATTAAAAATAAATGTTTGAGTTTAGTCAACTCTGTTGCCGTTATTGATCATGGCTATACTGACGAAATTATTCTTAATTATAGATTATATATGAGTCCTTCATATGTATTATTATCTAATCATATTAATGGAGAAGAAGATAGTGCTATTTATGATAAAATATACAAAAAGGGAGATAGGATAGCACAAATTATAATTATGCCTATTCCAGAAATTGTATTGGTTGAAAGCGAAATTCCTCAGAAAAAATCAAGAGGTGGTTTAGGAAGCAGTGGTTCGTAATGGAAGACTACAATAAAAGCTTTTATACGTCTTTTATGACCAATCAAGATTATCCGGTCTTGATTGGTTTTCCTTTTTCTGGACTAGATTTAGTTTCTTGTTGTATTGAAATATTTTTACAAACTACAGCATATCCCAAAAGTTATTTTCAAGAAAGTTCTAAAGAAAATTTTTGGGGAATGTATACAAATGATCTGACCAATGTCTATATTAATAGAAAAAATATATTTTATTGTTATCGAGAAGATCCAACCCCGATAATCTACAATTTGTTAAAAAAACAAAATAAAGAAATAAACGATTACAATGTTTGTGTTACGAGTTATCAATACAAAGACCATAAAGATTTATATTTTAACAAATCTAAACACAACATAATCTATGAATCTTATGCGAATGATTTGTATAACAATACAAAGGATCTTTGTAAATTAATAAAGGAATGTTTTAGTATCGATGACCAAAAATGGTGGTTAAACGAAAATCAATCTTACATAGAATTTTTTTCTTCACCTGAAGATTTTTTTCATTTACAATACGAAAGAATAGCAGAAAATTTCGTTGAAGAAAATACAATAATAGACGAAAATTTTATAAAAAAATATAGAAACAAAATAAACGATCTTGTTTCTTGAAAATGTAACTAATTTAATATAGATTTTATAGTGTTTGTAAAGTTCAAAAAAATCATAGTTTCAAATTTCTTGTCAATTACAAGTCAGATAGAATTAAATTACAATTCTGGATTAACACTTGTTCAAGGATTTAATAAAGATAAAAATTCCAGAAATGGAGTAGGTAAATCTGCTTTAATTTTAGATAGTATTTTTTGGGTTTTATTCGGAGAGGCATTCCGAAGAATAAAACAATCAGAAATTAGAAATAGAAAAGGCGGATCTACTTGTGTAAAACTATATTTTTCTATAGGGGAAGACGAATATGAACTGACTAGAAGAATACCCACGTCAATTACTTTTATTAAAAATGGTCAAGATATAACTAAATCTGTAGACGAAACTAATAAAGAAATATGCCAAATAATTCATTGTAATGAAAAATTTGCAAGAAATTCTATATTTCTCGACACAAAAACAAATAGTTTTTTATCAGAAACGCCAATAAATAGACAAAAATTTTTAGAATCTATTTTTGATTTAACTGTTTTAAGAGACATGCTGGAAGCAGCAAGATTAGATAAAAACAAATTACAAAAAGAAATAGATATTGATTATTCATCTTTACAAGAAAAAAAGAACGGTAAAAAAAGATTAGAAGATGTATTGAAAAACGAAGAAGAAAAATTTTCTATATTGATAGAACAATTAAACAAAGATAAAAAAAATATCGAATTAAAAATATCAAAATACGATACATCTATTTTAGAAAAAAGTTTAGATATAATAAAAGAAAATACCAGTAATCTAAAACAATTAGAAGAAGTAAAACAAAAAATTTCTAATCAGTTAATAGGTTTAAAAAAAGAATTAGAACTTCTTAAATCTTCTAATGTTTATAAAACTCCAAACATATGTCCAACCTGTAAACAAAGTTGGAACAGTGCAGATATGACGCACAAAGTAGAATATGAAGAAAAAATAAAAAACTTAATAAACAAAATATCTAAAAGGGAAGATCGACATATACAAATCATTTATATAGAAAACGATTTAAAAAAATCTATATTAGAAAATAACAATATAGTTGAACAAATGAAAAATGGACTAGATCCATTATATGAGAAAATAAAAGAAATTAATATAAAATTAAACCAAAAATTAGACAATAATAGTTTGATTTTAGAAATTTCAAAATATGACGAAGAAATAAAAAATTTATCTACTCTTTTAGACGAAAAATTATTTCAAATGGATATTCAATTAAATGCTATTCAGCTTTTAGGAGATAAAGGTATAAAGTCTATAATAATTCCCAAAATATTAGATAAGTTTAATTATATTCTAGCTAATTATGCAAATGTTTTTAATTTTCCTTATTCAATAAAAGTAGAAAACAATTTCGATGTTGTTATTTTTCAAAAAGAAAAAGAAATATCGTATGGGAGTTTATCTGGAGGCGAAGCAAAAAGAATAGACGTATCAATTCTTTTAGCACTGCAAGACATTAAAAAAATAGTGACTGGATTTGATTGTAATTTATTTGTTTGTGATGAACTTTTAGATTCATCTATAGATGAAGTTGGTATAGTTTCTATATTAGAGTTATTAAGAGAAAGAGCAATCGAAAATAATCATTGTGTATTTTTTATAACTCACAGAGAATCAGTTTCGTTTTCTTTTGATAAGATTATACATTTAGAAAAAATAGATAGAGAAACCGTTTTGGTGAATGCATAATGTTATTTGATGTCGAATAGATAAAAATATATCTATTTATATGGCATTACAGTTTAAGAGAGAATTTAAAAATACTAATGTAAATTTAGAAAATCAAAATTCTCCCCGTTCCCCAATCATCAATCAAATTCCCGTTATAACGTCCTTTTTGGCGGATTCTAGCGGGTGTTCTTATATCAGGCTAATGGAACCACTAATGCACCTTAGCTATCACGGAAAGGGCATTGTAAACACAAGCCATATGATGATTTTTTCAAAAGAAACTTTTACTAATTCTAATGCTGTTATTATACAAAGGCAGGGCGAACAACACCAATTGGAATATTTCAAAAACCTTAAAAACTTACAACAATCAATTTTAGCAGAAAAAGGAACAGCATTTAAATTAATATTTGAAGTCGATGATCTCTTTTTGTTAAGTGTTAAAGGACTCGACGGAAAATATCACCATGGTATACCGGATTACAATGCTGCAAAAGAAAATTTCAAAGATCCGAACCACGATTCTAGAGTCAAAGAAATTATAAACTTATGCGATGAATTTATAGTTTGTTCTTCTTTTATGAAGGAGACATACAGAAATACATTAGGTTATAATAAAATTACAACATTTCCAAACTTGATTTCAAAAAGATGGGCAGGAAATCATTATAATGAAGAAAATGTTTTAAGAAATTTTGAAAAAAATAAAAAGAAACCAAGAGTTTGTTGGAACGGTAGCCCAACTCATTTTAAAATTACAGGAAAGGTCGAGAAACAAGAAGACTTGTATGATGATTTTATACACGTAGGAAAATCCATAATAGAGACATTAGATAAATATCAATGGGTTTTATTTGGTGGTTGTCCAGTATATCTTAAAAAATATGTAGATTCTGGACAAATTGAATTTCACGAATGGGTAAACATTATGGATTTTCCTGAAAAACTTAAAAGTTTAAATGTGCAATGCACTATTGCTCCTTTAATAGCAAATTATTTTTCACATTCTAAAAGTTGGCAAAAACTTTTGGATTCTTGGGTTCAGGGGTTGCCATGTGTTGCTCAAGAATGTCCTCCGTATGCTGATGCTAGATATAAATTTCAAAGTGGAGAGGAAATGATTTCTAAAATAGACGAAGTATTAAATGGAAATTATAGTGAAATTTCTAAACAATCCAGACAAAGAGCAGAGGGATTATTTATACAAGATCACATGGACGATTATTTAAAATTGTTTCTGACTCCATATGGCGACAAATCCAGAAAAGAATCAAAATTAATTTATAATTTGAACAAAGAACAATTTCCAGATTGACAAAGAACTAAAAAATCTATAAGATACAAAAGTATGGCATCGGACGAAAAAAATGTTATTGAAGAATTATACGATTCTAGTTCTTCGTGGGAAGAAGAATTTGAAAAATTAGGCAAAGCTTTAAGAAATTTTTACATAGAAAAGGAAAGAGACGAAGTTTTTTTTAAGATTTCTGGAGAATGTGTGTTGAAGGAGATAAAGATCGATGGTATAGATTCTAAGATTACAAATAAGTTAACAGAACTTCTCAACGAGTCCTTTATCGAAATAAGAAATTACCAAGAAGGACTTCTGTTAAAATCTAGCATATCTAACACGAATAAAAAATGATAAAATTGTCTAATGTTTATTTTGATTCAAAAACATCAAATATTCATGAATGGATTTATGACGACAGTGGCACCAGAAATCATTCGATAATTAATTACAAGCCGTTTTTATACACTCAAAAATCTATACACGACAATGTAGAAGACGCAAGATCCATCTATGATGAACCTTTAGTCTTAAAAAGGTTTTCTAATTCATATGAACGTAATACTTTTGCCAAAGACAATTACGGCAAAGTTTATTTTAATTTACCTTGTGACCAACAATATCTTTTCTTAAAATATAAAGACAAAGGGTTGGATTCCTCATTTAAAATGAGAATATGGTATTTGGACATTGAAGTCGATGTAGATCCAGAAAATGATGGATTTCCTCAACCAGAAGATTCCAAATTTCCGATAAATGTGATTTCTTGTCATGATTCAATTGACAATATCACCTATACTTGGGGAATAAAAAAATGTGATCCGATTGATGACAGAAATATATATTATTACTTTAAAACTGAAAAAGAACTATTAGAAAATTTTGCATATAGAATTTCTTCCCTTCCTGATATTTTGGTAACATGGAACGGAGAAGAATTCGATATTCCATATATTGTCAATCGATTGAAAAGATTGAAAATCCCTCCAGAATCTCTGTCTCCCATTAGAAAAATCTATTCTACTAAAAAGTTAAATAGAAAACGTCAAACGCAATACGATAAATGGGATATTCCGGGAATATCCCATGTTGATTATAAATTGTTGTTTGAATACATGCATCCTTCTAAATTAGAAAGTTATTCATTGGAATATGTTTCCACTTATTCTGGTTTGGAAGGCAAAATAAAATATGAAGGTTCGCTTTATTCTCTTTCCAATAACGATTGGAGAAAATTTGTAGAATACAATATTCAAGACGTTAGATTGATGGTAGATCTAGATGAAAAAAAATCGTTTTTGCAAATTGCAAGAAATACGGTTACGCAGGGATTTACCACATTGAATTCTGCTTTGGGTAAAGTTAGAATCATCGAAGGATGTCTTGCCAAATCCGCATGGGAAAAGAAAAGAATTATTCCTTCTAATATATACGACGACTCTTCTGTAGATTTTGAAGGGGGGTTTGTTAAAGAACCAATTCCGGGCATTCATACCGGAATTGTCGTTTTTGACGTTAATTCATTGTATCCAAATACAATGATAACTTTGAATATTTCCCCCGAAACTAAAATTGGAAAAGTTATTAAAAAAACAGATGGACAAGTTAAATTTTCTATACTCGATAAAGAAAAAATAATGCCTTTAGATGGTTTTGATGCTTATTTAAAATCCAATAAATATTCTCTTTCTTCTTGTGGAATAATTTTCGATCAATCTTTTAAAGGAATCATTCCAGAATATTTGGACAAAACATATTCTGAACGTGTTCGTATCAAAAAATTGATAGAAACTACCGAAGATCCAGATAAGAAAAAGATTTTGGATAGCGAACAATATGCAATTAAGATTTTGATTAATTCTGTATATGGAGCATGTGGATGCAAATATTTCTGTATGTATGATGTAGAATGTGCAGAAAGCGTAACTTCCACTGGTCAAAATTTGATCAAAAAGTCTGCAACTGTAATGGAAGATATTTTTAATGATGAATCGTGCGTGGTTGCTTCAGATACTGATTCTTTAATGGTTAAAGTTCTCACATTAGATTATTTTGATTCTGATGGTCTTACTAATGACGGAATTAAAGTTTTAAATTCTTTGACCAAAATTTTAAACAAAAAAGTAGAAATATTTTGTAAAAATGAATATAATTCCATTGATCCTCGTTGTAAATTTGGATGGGAAGTTGCCAGTGATTATTCTCTTTTCTTAAAAAAGAAAAACTATGTTATGCGTGTTCGTTGTTCTGAAGGAAAGAATAAACTAGAATACAAATACAGAGGAGTTTCTGTAAGAAAATCGACGATTTCTAAAGAAGCAAAAGGAATACTAAGAGATGTTTTTGAAAATTGTATATTGAATGGTTTTAGCGAATCTGAAGTTTGTGATGTTCTTTCTGAACATTGGGAAAAATTTTCAGAAACGCCAATAGATAATCTGGCAACAAGAATATCTTGTAAAAATATAAAGAAGTATAAAAATGTGAAAAAAGGAGTTCCCTTTCATATAAAGGCTTCTTTGAAGTATAATGAATTGATAGAATTATACAATATTAAAAAATATCCAATTATTACTGATGGCGATGATATTAAAGTTATGAGTGTTATGCAAAATTCTTATGGAATAGAAAGAATAGCATATAAAACCGAATTTCCTTATGACTTTGGATTGATTCCTGACTATTACGGAATGTGGGAAAGAACAATCTATTCAGGATTAAAGACTTCATTTGAAGTTTTGAATTGGAGATTTCCTAATTTTCAAACATACGGTGAAGTAGATTTGTTTAAAGAATTTGCTTCATGTGCTTGATATCGATTTTAAAGTAGTGTATAATAAGATATATGGATAAGACCGAACATGACGTTAGAGTGGTAGTAACAAACGAAGGAACCGTTTTTATTGGGATTTTAGATTCCGAAACAAAAAACAATGTTTCTTTGACACATTTACATAAAATTATTTTGAGAACTGGTCCAAACAATCAATCATTGTTTTATGAACCTTTTCCTGTTGTTTTTACAGAATTTATGAAAAAGGAAAATGAACCGTTTTCATTTAATAAATCAAATTTATTACATTCCGATTTACCATTTGATTTAGACAAGGAAGTTACTTCAGAAAATCACACTTTTAAACAAGTGTATTTGCTTCGTTGTGGATTGATAGAAGTTCCTCCTTCTAATTTAGTTTCCAACACACAATCTGAAGAAATTACTATTCCTAGATTATTTGAATAAATTATGACAACAATTTTTAAAGATACAATATTTAAAAAACCGGGCTTCTCTAAAGTATCCGAATGTGAAATTCTTCACGTAGAACCAGTTCCTACAAGAATTCCTGCTTTGAATCTTATTTTAGGAGGTGATCCTAAAAACGGGGGAATCAGACCGGGAATTATTCAATTTGTCGGAGACAGTTCTACTTTTAAAACTTCATATTGTTTAGAAATTGCAAGTTCATTTGTAAAAAAACACGAAAAGGAAAATCCTGTTATATTGTTTTATTCAAATGAACATGGAGCAACACCAGAATATTTTAAGAATTTTGGATTAAAAGATGAAGATGTTGCATATAAATCTTTTGAAGGTATCGAAGATTTGACTCATGGGATGATGAATGACATTTATCCTGCTACTTTAGACGATAAAGTTTTAATCATTGTCGATTCTATTGGTATGGCTTCTAGTAAAAAAGAAGCAGATGATCTTTTGGCAGGAGAAGACAAAACCGATATGACCAGAGCAAAAAAATTAAATTCTTTTGCCAGAGTTATGACCCCTAGACTAAAGGCACGGGGCATTCCTTGTCTATTAATTAATCACTATTATGATACTCAAGAAATGTTTAGTAAAAAAGTGATCGCAGGAGGTAAGAAATTATATTTGGCATCCGATACTATACTTTTTACTTCTAGTAAAAAATTAAAAGATGGAGATAGTGTTGTTGGACAAACATTTTGTATAACTGCAATCAAATCGCGTTTCGTAAAACAAAACTTACAAGTATCAATTAATATTCATGAAAAAGAAGGTATTGATACTTGTTCTGGATTACTGGAACTGGGAACCCATTCAAATTTCCTCAAAAAAATAGAAAAAAATAAATGTAAGGAATTGGGTCTGGATGGAAGAAAAACTTGGGTTGGTTATAATGATAAGTATTACACTTCTTCTAATATTCCAAAAAATGTTTTGCTTTCTTTATTAGAAAATGAAGAATTTCGATCTTGGTGTTATTCGAATTATTCCATTGGTGGCAATGGACAAAATGGAATCTATGATGTAGACTCTACTAAAGTTGATTTCGAATTACCAGATGACAACGACGAATAATACACTTAACTTAGATAAATTTGAAACAGTAATGATGTATCATTTCCTTTTGAGAAAAAAGGAAAGATTTTCTAATGTTGCGATTAATTATCTTACTCCAGAAATGATAGGGCGGACTAATTCTTTTTTCCGTCCTATTTTTTCTATAATTAAAAGTTATTATGAAAGTTATGATAATTTTCCAACTGCTTCTGAAATTGTTTTAAAATTAAACAATGAAGACGAAGATGCGTTTTTAGCTAAAACCTTAGCAGAATTAAAAAAGATTCCAAAAGGAGAAATTTTTAATTTCGACGAATTATTAAAAAATCTAGAAGTTTACATAAAACAAAGAAGTATTCAAAAGATTTTAGATAAACAAATTGAATTAAAAACATCCAATGGGGTTTATGATACACATCAAATACAAAAAGAAATGGACCGAGTATTCGGCATTTCCTTAAAAGAAGATACAGGCTTTTTTTATCTGGAAAATATAGAAAAACACATTGATGAATTAAAAAGAGTTGATAATTTTATTAGCTCTGGATTTCCAAGCTTAGACAAGGCACTTGGAGGGGGGTTTTGTTCTAGTGACGTATCTTTCTATGTATTTGGCGGAACCGTCAATATAGGTAAAGCACAACCATTATATACACAAACCCCAACTCCATATAAAGGAATTGTTGCTTTTGGAAGTTTGCAACCGGGAGATTGTGTTTTTGGTTCGGATGGTTCGCCTGTCACAATTACACATGTTCATCCTCAAGGAATTGTTGAAACGTATGAAATTACGTTTTGGGACGGAAGAAAAGTAAAAGCATGTAAAGATCATTTGTGGAATGTTTGGAATAAAGATTTGGAAATTTACGAAACCCTTACTACTTTGAATATTCTTCATAAGTTTAATTCTAGCAAAGATTTAATAAAAATACCTTGTTCTTCTCCTATTTTTACATATTCTAAACCAGAAATACCTCCTTATGTTCTTGGGTGTTTTTTAACATCTGGAGCTATTCTCGACGATAAAATAGTTTTTCACTTAAAAGATAAAAACATCGTTTCTCAAATAAACGGAATTTTTCAAGACAAATATTATTTAAATACAATACTTCCTCCTGAAAATAAAACTGTTTATAATTTAAAAGAATATAAAGAGGATCATTATGTTTTGTCCGATAGCGAAGATAAAAACGATTTTTATCTAGACAAATTTAAGAAAATATTTGTCGAAAATAACAAAATTTACAGCAAATATGTTCCTGTTGAATGCATTGACTATACAGCAGTCGATAAAATTAATCTTTTGAAGGGCATTTTAGATACCAAAGATGATCTCTTTTTAAAAGAAAATACAAAAAACTTAATTTTTTGTATTAATAAAAATTTATTTGATTTAAAATGGAATCATGATTGGTTGTTTAAACAAATACAAAAAATCATATGGTCATTAGGATGTTCTTGTAAGTTGTATTCTGCATCTAAAACATATTTAGAAATATTAGTTTCTAAAAAAATATACGAAGAATTAAAGAATGATTATGTAATTGAAAAATTTGGAGATAATTTTGTAATTTCTATTAAAAAAACCGCAGACGAAGAATCGATGTGCATAACAGTAAATGCAAAAGATAATTTGTATTTAACAACAAACTATATTGTTACGCACAATTCTTTAACAATGGCAAACCTTGCAACTAATTGTTTAAAACAAAACAAAAAAGTGCAAGTTGCTACATTTGAATTAAGTGAAAAAAATTGGGCAAAACGAGTTTCTTCTATTATAACCGGAATCGAACTGTCTAATTTACATTATAAGAGCGACGAATTGAGAAAAGAAATTGAAACATTAAAATCTTCTTTGGAAAAAGGAAGATTGAATATAAAACAATTTCCTGCTAATGAAATTACACCTAGACAATATTCATCTTTTTTAAAGCAGCTTAAAAGAGTAGACGGATTTGTTCCAGATATTATTATTTTGGATATGCATTCTTTAATGATTCCAAATTCAGGAAATCAAAGCAAAGGTTATAACATGTATAAAGATCAAAAAGATCTTGCTGCTAACGTCAGAAGTCTTTCGTATATTTGGGAATGTCCTATATTGTCTCCGACACAATTAGATATTAAAAATTCTTTAAAACAAGAAGATCCTGATATGTCTGCTACTTTGGAATCTCAAGGAATTCCGCAAACGGCAGATGCACAAATAAACTTTTGGCAAGATCAAAATGCAAAAGAGGGTTCTTGGATTAATTATAGAGTTGTGAAATCTCGTTTCAGTGTTAAAGGTCAAGGAGGTAAACTATCTATAGATTATAGAAATATGAAAATGACAGACTTTAATTCCGAAATGGAAAATATGATTAATTCTGTTTCTTCGTCAAATTTTAATTTTGATTTCGATACTATACAGGGTTAATTATTATTAATGCAAAATGAATATGATGAAATAGATTATAATGAAATTTTATCTGGTTTTAAAAAAGTAACTACTTTAATATCTTTATTAAATAATAAAATATATAGTTCTACTACTTTTATATTAGAAGTTATAAAAAACAAAAATATTATGCTTCTTTTAGAAAAATATTTAGAGATTACAAAATATTCATTTATAGAATTTTATTCATATCAATATCCAACCGCATCTAAATCTAAAAAATACAACAATGAAAAAACAGGAAATATTAGAAATGTGGATGACGAACAACCCAAAAAAAGAACAAGGAGAAGAAAATCCGAAATACGATCCGCATGATTTAGATGTTTTATTTTCTTTTTTATATTTAAAACCTAGATTTTTTAATAATTTGTTTTTTAAAACAAAAACCAGTAAACCTTTAAATTGGTTTTTGACATCAGAAGCAATAGAAAATTTTACAGAAAATAAAATAAATTGGTGGAAAACTAATAAAGATTATGCAAAATATGATTTATTGGTAAAAGATTATTGTAAGAGGAATTATATAGAATATAAACAATTTCCTTTTGTTATGTCTACTCATTCTTCAATTATGTTGGAATGGATATATAATTTGATATTGCCTATTGGATATATCAAACATCATCCTAATGGATCTATTAGCTTGATTGACATGAATGATGATCAAATAATTCCTTATATATCTTTATCCAAAGACGAACTTGCTCAGTGGCTCAAACAACATTGTTGACATTGATATTACATCGTGTTACAATATATTCTATGGAAATTAGTGACGATTCTTTAAATTCTAAAAAGCCTTTAAAAAATAAACCAAGAAAATATTCGTATAGATTGTTTTTAAAATCTGGAGTTGTATTTGATGGATACGAAGATACCTCAGATGGAGGAGAAACATACGAAAAAGATTACATTATAGGAGATCAACACGAATGGAATCCAAATTTAGAAACCGGAACTTTCAAAATATTAAATGACGGAGAAGTCGTTCTTGCTGTTTCTAATCACATTTTTGGAGGATTTCATAGAATAGAGGTCGTTAAAGGTTGACACTGAATGGAAAATGATGTAACTATCTTTAGTATTCAAAACAAGAATACTAAAACAAAACACAAAAACAAATAAACTTAAACTAAACTTAAACTAAACTTAAATTAATAAAACATATGAATACAATTGAAGAATTGCTTGGTGGCGAAGAATTGACTGGAGTTACTCTCGATACCGAGCAAAAAGAAAATACCAATCCAGAAATTATCAAATTCCAAACAGGAGATATTATCATTGGAAGATTTCTTCCTAATGTGAATGACCGATCCAATCCTTGGATTGAATATACGCAATGCGGAATTCAATCTCAATCTAACGGTAGTTTTATCGATTGTGGTCTTTTGAGAAAGAGCAAAAAGCTTTCAGATCCTATTATTGATCTTAGACAAAAGCTTTGGAATAAGTATGTGGAAACTAAAGATGAACACTTTAAAGAAGCCAGAAACTTTATTAAAGTGATTCCGAAGGTTGTTTTCAATTGGTTTACCATTTCTCATAAAAATGAGAAAGTTGAAAAATTCAAGGAAGAGTATAATCAAAATAGAGTTTTGAGACTTCCTGCTAATAGAAACTGGCAAACTAGAGAAATTACTTCTCTTATTTATGCTCAGTTCATGAAAAACTACAAGGGCGATTCCAATACCGATAAATTGGGCAATGTTCTTTTTGATTTGAGCGAAAAGGGCATTTCTTATAAGATTAAGATTACCAGCAAGGGAGATTATATTAGCTATGATCCTTCTGGATGTGGTTTTGAAAGTATGCAAAAACGAATTAAAGGTTTGGAAGATTGGAAAGAACCATACCATAAGGTTTACGATCTCACTAAATATGTTCCTCAAGTTAAATCTGAGGAAGAGATTAACAATACGATTAATCTTCATTTGACCGACATTGTTAATAGTCTTTCTAGCAATAAAAAGATTTTTAATTTCAATAATAATAAAATTGTTAATGACGGTGATGACGATTTTATCCCCATGGGTAATCATGAAAATTTGAATGAACCTACTAAAAAGAATATTAGAAGCATGGTCGAAGAAGACGAAGACGATGATCTCGAACTTCTCGAAAAGCTTTCCAGAAGTAGAAAAACCTCTGTGTGAAATAGATAAAAAAAAGATGGAAGACGATATTTTAGCAAGACAATTAAAGTTTCAAACAGCAGTTGAACTTCGTTCACACGAAAATTCATATTTGGACGGTGATTCTCCTGCTAAACATTCGTCACATAGTTCCTCACTTTATAACTCTATGCAAATGCGACCCGGATACCCACAACAAGGTGGGTATCCGGGGGGGTATCAACCCCAATTTAATGTTCCGCACGTTAATTATAACACTCCTCCTACTCCTCCACAAAACCACAATCCGAATGTTATTGAACTTCCTGTAGAAGAATTAAAGTTCATTAATATTCCTAATGAACTTAGAGAAAAGTTTTCAACCAATCTTACAAAATCTTTAGAGAAAGAAGTTGAATTAGGAGATTTTAGACAACCTCAAAAAAAGAAAAATACAGTTAATGTTCCAGAAGATGGTAACAATATGTCTGTAAATGAGGTTATTGTTTTAATGTTGAACGAAATAATAGCATTAAAACAAGAAAACAAAGAATTAAAAACTATTTGCAATAGAATAGATAAAAGACTTTCGTCCAAATACCCTATAGAAAGAAAAAAGAAAAATGACGAATGATGAATATATAAAAACTCAAACGTATAGTATACAATTTTTTCATTTCTGGGCAACAAAATTTAGATATACAGATTTGGGCGAATTATTTTGGTTATATAAAGGTTTAAATTCAAATCTTCCTGAAATTGACCCTTTTTATGTTAAAAACGAGGAAATATCTCTTACTGAATCTTTATATTTAAAACTTGACGATAATTCTAAAAATATAGATTTAATAGATAAATCGAACGAATCGCAAATAATCTTGTCTACAGATAATGTAGAAGACATTTTTAATCATTTATCTAAAATGATCGAAAATTCATTTAAGACAATAAAAGAAAATTGCGATCTGTTTAAACAAGAATTGCTGTCTTCTAATATAAATCATTCTATTATTGATAATAATATAGTTTTTCATGACTATAATGATTATAGAATAAATCTTTATGAAATTACAGATTTAGAAGAATTGAAAAAAATAGTGGATTTCATGGAACAGGACAAATCTAATCCAAAAGTAAATGAATTTAATTGGGAAACACCCGATCCATCTAAAATAACATTTAATTATACTAAATTAAACGAAGAAGACTTGTTAAATTCTGATGATTTTATCGAAAATATATGATATACGATATAAAAATAGTTTCTGGATATCCAATAGAAACCAAAATTAGTAGTTCTTTTTTCCAGAAGACTTTTACATTTACGTCTGGAATTAATGTTTTATATGCCCAAATTGGTAGCGGTAAATCTACAATTTTAGATACGTTAAAAGCATATACATGTATTCCAAATAGTGGTTGGTCAAAACCAGTTGACCCAAATATTTTGGGCGTGACAAAAGTTGCTCATTTTCCTTTTGTTTTAAGAAGGCTTACTAAAACTCAAGATATCGATGCTCTTGTAAAATGGGACGGGACTCCATGTTTTCATAACCATTCTGAAAATAGAGTTCATCAACTTGATTTAAAATTTGATGATGATATAACAACAGAAGATGAAAAATTTGAAAATGCACTGGAAAATTATTCATCTGGACAATATATCGTTTCTAGAATAAATAAAATTCTAAACACTGTAAACGAAGGATATCCTAAAGAATTTTGGAAAAATGCAACTAAAGAACAAATGATCCAAAAAGAATGGATGGATAGTCTCGGTAAACAACTTCCTAAAAATAAAAGAATTACACTTTTATTAGATGAACCCGAAAAGGGTTTGTCGCTTGCAAAACAGTTACAAATGTGGGATGTTTTAGCGAAGTTTCAAAAAAACAACAACATTCAAATGATAATCGCAACTCATTCTCTGGCAGTTGTAGGAAGAAAAGATGTCAATATAATTGAATTAGAAGATGGTTATTTGAAGAGTGTTCGCGAATCCGTAAAAACCTTAGCAAAAAACATTGATGAAATTAAAGATTAATCCTGAGTCATTTACCAAAACATTCTTAAAATCTCTGGTTCCTTTTGATACAAGTTGTATTTTCTCTGTAGAAAAAGACTGTTTATATTCTATAACAGATCATAATGGGGACAAGAGCAATATTATTTGTTCTATTATTTCATGCGAATCAGACGTTGCAGAAAATGAAAAATTTGATTTTGGAATAAATGATATTTCCAAATTGATGTTTGGAGCAGATTCCGTTTCTAATAACAAATCAAAAAAGAAGAATAAAGAAGAAGATAAAAGTTCCCCGTTGGAATTTAATATTTCCAACGGAGTTATGGAATATAACGGAGACAAGCACTTATTCAAAATTCAATTAATGAACGAATATTTGCTCAATGATAAAATTAAAAGAATCCCGTTTAAGAAAGATCAAATTTTAAATTATTCTTACAATGTTTCTTTTTCTATTCTCAAAGAAGAAATATCTTCAATTAAAAGATGCATATCTTTTTCTAATCATTCTTTTTTGAAAATAACAAACGATGAAAACGAATGCGTTTTTCGGTCTGTAGCAGATAAAAGCAAAGATTTATCTATAGATGAAATGTCTTTTAAGACTCCTTCAAAATCAGAAAAGCCTTTTCAGTATACATTAAATGCAAATTTCATAGATTATCTTCCTTCTATTGATACGCTAGTAAAAATAAACTTGGAAAGAAATGTTATATTGTTCTTTTGTGTTGAAAACGATTCCACAATAATATATGTTCTTTCTAGAATTAAAAATTCTTAAACTTTAAAAAACTATGGGAAAACAAAGAGTAAAAAATATAACAATAAAGCCACCAACTGTTGATGAATTTGTTTCTAGAATGAGGCAAGCATATGAATATTGCGAAAAATTAGATTTTAATTTTGGAAAATGGGACAGTAGACTTTATTCTGTTATATTACATCCAGATCATAAAATAATTGCTGTTGCTCATATAAATAGAGAAAATTTAGGTTCGTTTTCGTTTGATCTTATTTACGATAATAAAATTCAAACACAAATAGATCACGAATATATCTATGATACAATAGAACAAATAGTTAATAATATTACATATAGTAAAAATACGGTTATTCCCACTAATCTAAAAACAAAAAACTATATAATTAATAGATTATTCAATTCTGGATATTATATAAACTTTTTAAAGGAAAATTCAAAGAATATTACTTTCGACGAAAACGATTCTAGAAAGTGGATTTTTTCTGTAGATCCACATGGTTCGTCTTTATATATCATTAGATATAAAGACGGAAACATTAGATACTATGACGGAGGTCAAATGGTTCCAATGTTCTTACCAAAGCTATATACAGAATCTATGGAAGTAATAATGACTGATCTTTACAGTTTTGGTTGTATCGGTAAAAATCCGGTAACTTCTTTAAATACTGAAGAAGAAATTCACGAAGAACAATAATAATCTATAAATATTAATATAATGCAAAAAAAATATAAAACTATAAAAAAATACAAAATTAAAAGAAATAAAATAGACGATTCTACAAAACAAAAAATTGTTGAAGATTTTAGTTATGAGAAAAAACTAATAAACGATAATGTTAATGATATAGAATATAATCAAGTAAATTTTACAGAAAATGATGCATCTGTATTAGATGGAATGGTTTCTGAATTTTTTGATGCATTTATAGTTCTTGGTATTGATACAAAAGGCGAAGGCCATATAGTAAAAAAAGTAAAATCTTTTACTACAAAGGCTGGACTTAGTATATTGATTGATAATTTAATTAATATGGAATCTTCTCAAAACGAAGATTATTGAGGAATTGGAACATTTATAGGATATGGGATGGAACCGATACTGGGGGGCAATGCTCCAGTTTGTCCTTTATTGTTTGCACCCCAAACATATCCTCGTCCGCTATTTCCTAATACAAATATAGCAGATTCTTGATCTGCTCCAACCATAGTAATATCAAAAATAGGTTCTGGCATAGGAACAATAGCTGGAAGAGCAGGATTAAGTCTTCCGTTTCCGCTTTGCCCATTTGGGCAATGACCGAATGTATAAACAAGACCATTATTTGTCAATACCATGGTCATACCGGATAAAGTATTATCCCCGGTCGAAGTAGCATATGACCCGGTTATTACTTTTTTAATAGTTTCTCCACTAAGCGGCATATTTACTATAGAATATGCACTAGTAACCATATTTGCTGCTCCTAATGTTCCTAATTGATTTCCTATATTTGAACCAAGAGTTACTAATTTTTCAGTGTCTTTTTCTATGTGTGCAAAATGAAATGCTCCGTCATTTATTCCGAAACTTTTAACTCTTAATTGACCGTTTGTGGTAGAGTTAATACATGCAACAAATGCGCCTTGTCCACTAGCAGAAGTTGATGTTGCGATTGTAGTTTTTGTTCCTATTCCTGCTTGTCCTGTATTATTTCTTCCAGCATAGTATAATTTATCGTTATTATCTATTAACATAGTATAGGGCGCATACGAACTGGTGGTAGTAGTTTGAAAATATGCACCACATCCATTATAAATATCTTTTATAATAGGAACTGGCGTCACATCATACGAAACTTCATTAAAACTACTTACGGGAAATGCTGAAAGTGTATGAGATCTTCCTAAAGGATTTCCAGCATACGTGGTAACTAAAGTATTATTGAAAGTTCTATCTGATGCCCGATCTCCGAAAAGTCTATTTACTGCCGTAAAAACTTTTCCATCTTCGCATAAAACAGTATAATGTGTAGCACCACTCATTCCCAATGATACTTTAATTGGTTTTAACGCATCGAAATTAGATATTCGTTTAGGTGTATTCTCAATACCATTAGCTTCAGTTATAAATGTATTACCCCATACAAAAAGATATCTATCTGCTCCGGGTACTTGTGATTGTGTATCTTTTCTACATATTGCGGCTACCACAACCTCTTGAGATCTTAGAGCAGTAGGATTTGACCAAGATATATCTATATCTTCAAAAACAGTTTTAATCGTAACGGAACCCGCAATGAAACTTGGAGGACTTACTAGTCTGAACACATCTGTTTTACTATTAGCTGTAACAGGGACTTTAGTCCCAACTCCTAATTGTCCACAATCATTAAATCCTTTTGCCCAAAGTTGTCCGTTAACAGTTAATGCATAACAATTTCTATTGTTAAATAACACTTTTTTCCATCCTGATCCGTCTACTGGTCCGTCTTCTTCTGAAAATGGGGATAATACCAATCTATCCGTAGTTCCTCCGGGAGCTGCTGCTGTAAAATAATTATAAACACTATTGGATACCCCGGATTGATATATTTCATTTGTTGTAGAAACAACAAAAACACCTTCTGTTTGTCCTTTTGCTGTTCCTACAAACTTTATTCTTTCTGGAACATATACATTATTATTATTATCTTGATTAGACGTAATCGCTTTTGGTATCCATTTATTAGAAATACCGTCCCATGATAAAACACTATCTTGTGCTAAATTTTGGTTTAAATTAACATCGGTTATATCATTTAATTTTATATCCAAGTTTTGTTTAAAAGTGGAATCAATAACAGACGAAACCCATTTTCCGTTTTTAAATGCAAGAATATTATTTTCTACCGGAATTGCGTCATTACTAACATCTCCTAAATCTCTTATACTGTATCTAAATAATGAGTTAAAACCAGATCCACTCATTGTTGGAATACTAACATAACATTTATTGCCTATTGTTATTTTCCCAAAAACCGTTGGATCTAAATCAGTTATTAATAAGGTTTTTCTTGAATCTACTGCCATTTTATATTAATACTTATATCTTATATTTGTTGTAAGTTTCCAGTATCTAAATTATTATCTAAATCAAATGGATCACATGCTAAATCAGTGTATATTGCAGACAATGCAGACAGACTGCTACAATCCAACGGTTCGCTGAAATTAGCAGGAAACCAAACATTTGCATCTTCCACGTTCCATTCTGGCAATTCTTCAGGACTACAGCAGTTTGGTTCTCCTATATATAATTTATAAACGACCGTCATATTTTTTGGACGGGATTCTACACCAGAATTAATTCCAGAATTTTGTGATGCAATTCCTCTTACAACACCTTGTTCGTTGTTTGCTATCGGAACTTTTAATTCGTGATTGTCCCTGTTTATAACTTGATTTAAACTAGGAAGTTTAACTGCTTCTACTTTTTGTTTATAATCTTTTTTTTCTGTTATTAATCTAGATTGTAAATTTGTATCATCATCTAAATAGGCTTTTTTAACTTCATTGTAGTCTACAAATTCCGATCCTGACAATTTACTAGCGTCTCTAACTACTTTATTAAAAGTATATTCTCTATATTTTATAGTATCAGAATAAGAATAGTAATAATCATATGCTTCTTTTTCTATTTCTTGTGCATGATCTTGATAAGTTCCCGGAAAAGAATTCCCAGAAGTATTTCCTAAAATATTATATCTAGTAGCAAAATCTGGATCTCTTTCATTAGAAGAATCATATCCTCTTAAAAATCTTCCTCTCAAATCCGGCAATAAAACTGTACTTGGTCCAACTTGAGTCAAAACGCCTTGAGTTACCAATGTTCTTAATTGCGGAAATAATTCTAAATCGAATAGTCTGCCGTCACAAACAAACCATCCATTTTCGTCTGTTTTAGATAAACTTGCTTTTATATCTCCCAATGTATAAACAGGACTGGCTTCTGCTTTAAATGCATTTACAATAGAAGACAAGTTTCTGTTTATAATGTCTATTGTTTCTTGTGGACATACATTAGCTTCTATTTTTTTAATATAAGGTATTTTTTTAGACGAAGTCATTTAAATTTATTTATCTTTGTTATTTATCGATAATTGGTTTTAAAATATAAAATATATGTATAAATATTGTATATGAGTAACGAGTCAAATGATCCTTATTATGATCCATTAGCTGGAATGAGATCACCGGGAAGATATGAAGTTCCTCCTCTCGTTACAGCTTCTGAAATAATATCAGGAGAAAGTTCTGACGGAGGACCAAGAAGTTATAGAGTAGAAGATGTTGTTGATATAGTTGATGAATTTTCCGATTCTGGTAGTTTAAGTGCCCTTGAAGTAGAAGTAGATAATTTACTAATAAATTTCAATTCATTAAGTAGTCATTTCGGTGCAACAAACATTTGGATTAATGCAAACACATGGGTTCCTCGTAAAACCAATGGATGTAGAGTGAATTCTCGTGAACTTCCTATTAACCACACAAATTGGGATGAGCTTCTTTTCGATGCAACTACAAACGAATTTGCCCAAGCTGTTGTCATCCTTCCAAACAACTACAATAATTCTACCATAACTTCCCGATTTTATTGGACGGCAAGTGGAGTTGGGGACGGTAATGATGATGTCGTCTGGAGTATTCAAGGTCGTGCATTCGCAAATCACGATGCACTGGATACCTCATTTGGTAACGCACAAACGGTAACTGATACTCTCCTTGCCCTGAACGATATGCACATTACATCAGCAACAAATGCAGTTACTATTGCAGGAACACCAGCAGCAAACACACCGATATTATTCCAAATCTACCGAAATGCTACTGCATCCGGCGATACTTACGGTCACGATGCCCATTTACTCGGTGTAGAAATCATATTTAACTAAAAAAACATGTCTTGACAAGATAGATTGTTTGTAGTATAAATATTTTTGTAGTTTGTAACTAAAACAAACTACATTTTAACTAACTAATTACAAAAAACCATGGACAAATATAAACTAAATCGTCAATCACCACAATTACCACAAAATGCATTGTTAATCGAAATGGATCGATTATTCAGTGAATTTAATCGGGTTCCAGTATTTCATAACTTGGAACAAATATATAAAACTGGAGATCAAGTTAGATTTTCTTCTAATGAAGATGGTTTAACTGTTCAAATTGACCTTCCGGGTGTTCCTAAAGATGAAATGGAACTAAAGTCTAATTCTGTTTCTAGAGAAGTATATATTTCCGGCAAAAGACAAATTGTATCAAAAGACGGGAAAAAAGAATATACATATAATAGATCGTTTTCTGTTGGTCAAGATTATGATATTGACAATATATCATTTAAATATACTGATGGAGTATTAGAAGTGTTGGTTCCCAGATCAAAAAGAGAAAGAGAAAATATAAAGACTTATAAATTAAGTTAATATAGGGATGAGAAAAGGGGGAGACTAAAACGTCTCCCCCTTTTCTTTATTTTACTTCAAATATGTATTTTTTCTTTCCACAATCATAAATGCGCTTATATCCATTATTTTTTCATATTTTGATATTCTGTTAATTTTGAATCATATATGTGATCCTTTAACTTTTGTTATTTATGCTTCATAAACGTCGCTTTATTGAATTTTTGAAAGTGTTTTTTCCAAGTTTCTATTTCTTCTTTTTTCATAATAGTAATACGGCATTATACTGTATCAGAGTTGTTGTGTCAATTGACATAGAACCATCTAAATCCAAATGCTCGCAGAGACGGCATACCATTAAATTACAAAAACAAACCGTAAGATTTTGTCTTACGGTTTGTTAATTAGTTGTAACTCTTTGATTTACAGGGAGTTATTAGCCCATATACACAGGACCGTTAACTCCACATGCTTGACCAAGACCCTTCAAAATCAGAACATGATAGAAGTTACTGGACCCCCAAATCGATTCCGCTACCGCATAGCGAGTCATCATGAGAATTCTAGCAGCACCATCGTTTGGTCCAATGGTTTCTTGGATAGTAATTGGAATATACGGAGCATAAACCAATCCAGTATCCCAGAACTCACGTCCCTTGTATCCAAGAAGGATATAATCAATACGATTAGGTCTTTGACCTTGAACCCACTGAGCTTCGGTGTGAACATCTCTGTAAACAGTAAACTCACCACCCAAGGTACCAATCTTGGTAATACCAAAAGATTGGGTTTGAGGAAGAGTGTGATTGATATTATACAAAGTATAATTATCCAAAGTTTGGAGAATGGTTGCAACCGTAGGGGTAACAATCAAGAAGTTAGCAGGACCACGTCTGGTCTTGACAGTCATGATGTTTGCGATTTGCACGATACGAGCATACAAATCAACACCACGTTCTGCAAAGTGACGACCATCAGCACTACAAGGACTCCACAAGGAATACCCATTTGCGATACCTTGACCAGCTTGCAAAGCAATGTTTCTCATACGAATGACAATTTCACGGTCAATTTCCGCTTGTAATTCGTATGCCATGATATTGGTCATTTCCTGACGAATATCCAAACGATTCATTGCACCCAAGTCTTGTTCAGCTTCAAGAGGCCACTTGGTAGCAAGCCTTCTAGTACCTGCTTCAACAGCAGTCTTTTCAAGGGTAAACTTCATTTGCGGGAAATTAGTTTTGCTTTCCCAATTTAACAATTGTTCTGCAACACCCATTTCAAACGGAAGACTGTCGAAATTACTACCAGAGGTAGATTGACCAACAACACCAATACCACTAAGGCTATTGTTAATAACACCAGTGTGAGCAGTATTCAAGTAAGCAGGATTACCCGCTTCTTGATAACTGTGCGCTCTCCAAGGGGCACTGCTAACAGCAGGAGCATTCATGCTGCAACCACCATCAGGAGAGAAGCAAGCAAGGTTTTCGCCATCATAACGATAACGTAATGCCCAAATGAGTGCTAAGGGTCCGTCCATAGGTTGAACACCAGCAATTTCGTGCGTGATCAACGAAGGGAACGTACGTCTTAACATCGGGATCAACGTAGTCGGGATACGAGCATCGCCCGGAGCATAAAAGTCGTTATTGGCAGGAACATCTCCGCCATTTGCACCGACATTGTATCCGGGATTACCATAAGAGGTATAAATATCATTGTTTCCAAGTCCTGCTTCGTTCAATCTTTGAACTCCACGACCACCATTAAATCTCAACATTCCCTTTTTCTTAAACCAATCTGCTTGGTTTTCGAGAATTTGAGCTGTACAATAACGAAGATATGGATCTTCAATTCTGCGACTTCCGGCATCTTCGTGGTCAAGAACTTCCCGCCATTTGGCAGTGAGCATTTTTGCCTTGGATACCGAACCTTGATAACTTTCGTCTAATAACATATTTTTATTTTGGGTTTTTGGTTTCACGGACCACAAAAATGTTTTCCGTAATTTCGTATTTTCACAAATTGGTTTGCGACTATACAAATTTATTTATACGTCATTAAATATTTTTTTAAAAAAAATCGTTGACAATGTGTTTTTTTGTGGTATGATCACATCAAGATGAACGAAGAACTACTTCAAGAATTGGAACTACTCAGCGAAAAAATCCAAAAATTTGAACATCGTCAAAAAGTTTTGATGGATTCTGTTTACCAATTGCAAACGATTACTAAAAATCTAACAGAGGAAATTTTACCGCTTTTGAGAAAGAAAAATGAAAGTAACCCAGAAATCAGGGCAGATAAAAACGATTGTATGTTCAATCTGCCTAAAGAGGATAGATTCAAGCTAAAATTTAATTAAGTTGTGTGTTAACTTTTTCATATTTTTAGTTTTTCTCTACAAAAAACCCGCACTTTATGTGCGGGTTGATAACGGTTTTTTGGTTTTATGATTTGTCTTTACCTATTTTTTATTCTAAAGTTTCAACCGTAACTCCTTCGTCTGTTCCTATAAAGTTAAGAACAATTTCTTCGACCCATCCAGAGAATGTCAAGTAGATAAACACATTCAATCTCTTTTTGAGTCCTCCGACTTGACCATCGTCGCCAGATGTCATGACAATTCTGTATTTTTCTAAAACCCCATTGTCTTTATAAATTTTCAATCGGGTTTCAATAGCACTTCTAAGATTAGTTCTAGTAATTATAGTATTGGGTTGATTCAAGAATCCATATGCGATTTCTTGTCCTTGTTTTGCAAGTTCGATGAAAACTCTACTAACAGGAACTCTAGATCTTAATGCATATTCAGATCTCAAAGTAGTTTTATGGTTAAAGGAATAAATAGCTCCTTCGTTTCTTATGTATATAATCGGGTTAGCGGATATTTCAGCAAGTTTATCTCTTTCTTTTTGATAAGGATTTATTGCTAATCCAGCCTGACCTCCAATAACATTTCTAATTTCGCCATTAGATAATCCAAAAGGAGCAGTTCCAACTCTTTGTGGTCCATTTTCGTCATTTCGTGCTAACATTGCAGCAACAAAAGGAGAACTAGGTGCCCAAAACACAGTGTCATCAAAAGCATTATAGGCTTGTAACCAGTTTGCCCAAACACCAACATATGGACTACTAACACCTTCTAATAAATTTTTCAATGGTGCCCATATAGTTCTAGCAAAAGTTTTACCCATCGTTTCTGAGGTAGAAACAATGACCTTTTTGTTATCAAATGTACGGAATTTTCCATTTACGAATATTTGTCTTAAAGGATCTTGAATGTGGAAAATTGGAACACCGCAGTTAATAACTCTTTGATCTTCTGCAAAAGTTCTGAAAATTCTGTATATAGTATCCCATCCGGCTTTTGCTGGAGTAAGAACATTCAGTCCTTCATAATCATTTAAGAATCCAAGATTTACATAAACATTGTCATCGAAAATGTAAGAATCGTCTCTACAAACATCGCAGTTAGATGCTTCCACACTGTTTCTGGTTGCCCAAACAGTAGACAATCCAGCATCAACAGAAAGATCAATATCATATATTTCCGGGTTTTCCACACCTCTCAGTGCTATTTGTAATTTTATAGGAAGATTTCCTATGTCTTTTGTATGACATTCGTTTAAGAATCTTTGTTCACAAGTTATACCACAACTTGCTAATCCAAAAAGATTGTCTGCATAACCTTGCATTTGTTCTTGTGGATCTAATCCTTCTTGAGAAACAAAAGTAGAACCATTGACCATTCTAACTCTCTTTTTGGGAAGACCAGTTTGATCATTGTTCCAACAATTTCTTTCAGACAAGAATTTATTAACGAAAATTTTCAATCTAGAATTATTTCTTCTTACAACTTCCGGCAAGAACAAATTAACAAAACTTTCACCAGAAGTGTTTGTTTCCTTTCTATTTGAATTTAAACTACCAGAATGAGTTTCCCACAATTCTGCGTTTAATTTTATCATGTTCCCAGAAGAATCTGGAGTCAATTTCCACAATGTAACATTTAAATGATCGTTGTATACTTCGGTTCCAAACTGGGAAGGTGCATATCTTTCAACTGCTTCTGACAAGCTTGCCAATTCCCCATAAAGGTTCCAAGTCTTGAAGTTCCATCTTTCTTCAGGAACTTCGGTCCAGCTTCCGCTAACACCATTACAAGTTGTTTGGAATCTTCCATATATACCAGTAAATGATTTAAAGTCAGTAGTAGGATTAAAATTAGTATTGTCTGTAACACCAATATACCATCCAGTGTGATCATCGCAAACCTTTTCACGAAGTTCATCAACAACAATAATACCACCACGGACACTTCCATTATCCAAATCTAAATCTGGAATACTATTAGCAAGTGCGCCACATTCCCAACTAAACTTACCTTCGTTGAGGTTTTTGTATTGTTCTTCGTTCAAGGTTATTTGTTTGGGTTGACCAAGCAAATAATAATCAGCATCTTCCAATCGTGCATCGCCGGGAAGAACTGAAGTTTGATATCTAAATTGTTCTGGAATTTTTAATCCAGAATTAACAAGAGTAAAACAATCTAATCCAGAAACTTCGGGAACAAACGTAAAATTAAGAAGATATTCTTCTCCTACGGTTTGAAGTTCTTGAGAAGTAAGAACGAAGTTTTCTGCTAAAGTAGCAGAAAGACCAGATCCGGGAACTATTGTAGATTTACCTTTAATACTTTGAGTAGAAGGATAATATTTTAAAACACTATATTGTGCATAGTGTGCCACAATATCACCTTTTTCCATTTGTAAACCACTTCCGGGTATGTTAAACACATAATTACCATCAACATCTCTATTTAAAGTTTCATCACTGGAAAGTGAAGGAATGAGTGTTTGGTCAATAACGCTAATAACTTTCCAGCTATTTGCAGAAACTTGACGCATGGTAAAGAATTTAAGAGGTTCTGCTACAGAATCGTCGCCGCTTCCACTTATTGGTTCTCCTCTAAATTTAATTTGTTTTAATGCACCAGTTGAAGGAACAGGATAATTGTGCATAACAAGAACACCGGAAGGTTCTGAAGTTGCATTTAAATCACACAACAAATTAGAAGATCCTAACTTGTAATCCTTTAATAAAAATTCATTTGCATCATAAATCCAAGGAAATTTTTCCAAATATTCTTCTTGAGTAAGATTAGAAAACCAATTACAAACATCAATTTCTCCTGCACTTAAACCAATCACGGGAAACACCAATGCAGTATATTCTTCTTGGTTTAAAACACCTGCTCCGCTTCCGTATGGTAATCTAGTAAACAAAACATCAGCACCTGCTTCTAAAGATTCTCTTACTGCTAAATAAGAATATCTTTCTACTGGTTCTGACGGAAGACCAAATTCCAATTCAAATTCATTTAATGAATTAATATATTTTGGACTATATGCATCTCCTTTTGGAGTAAATCCATTAATTAAAATTTTAGTTCCTTGTTCATTACGAATATTAAGAACTTCCTCACTTATTTTTACACAAATCCCCGGCGATTTCAAACTAGCCATATATTTATTACTTATGTTTTCAAAGACAAAAAATTAAATTTCTAATTTGTCATATATGAAAGAATATAAAACATGTTTTGGAGTTTGTTGATCAAAAGATCCACCTAGCGTATTTGCTAAACTAATGAGATTACTTGTCCACAATCTTTGAACATAAATTTTATTAGGAAATACGCTTCTTAAAATATTTTTCATAGAAGTTTGATCATCAGAAGCAACAATAACATTTTGTCCTGTAAATAAATTATACACCGGTAAAGATTGGTTTTCTTTTGGATATGTTTCTTGTAGTTTTTTCTTATCCAATTCGGATAATTCTTTGTTATGCATTGAATAAAAACCATCCAATGTCCATTCAGCAGGAACTGGATATAACATAATACTATCTTTATCAAAATCCGTTCCTGAAATATTATCAGGATCTAATCTAATAAATATATTTGAATCTACTCTTTCTCTATCCCAATTGTTAGGAGGTTTTGCCATATCTTCGTAAACTTTTTCTTTGTTCCATTGTATTGGTTTTCCTAAAGGATTGCCCATTTCATGTTCAAATCCAATAGAGTGCATAAATTCATGAAGTATAACAGATTCGTCTTGCCATTCTAAATTCATGGTTTTTCTAGGAGATTCTATATTTAAATTTTCAATACCGACATATGACCATGCCCCTTCGTTTTTATCAAAACCTATTCGTATTTCAGATTGGTGTACATTCGTGTTCCATTCAAACTTTAAAGAAATAAATGGAATTAATTTTTCTTCAATTGTTTTTTGAACTTTTTGTTTTTGTAAATCTGTTCCGTTTAAAAAACCAACTTTTAAAATTTTGTTTTTATCCCAAATTTTATTTTTTGAAACAACAGAATCTCCTGTAAAATCACTAAAACTAGTTGGAGATAAACATTTTTTATTTTTATCTTTTTTGTTCATTAATTATATTTATAGAGTTTTTAATATAAATAATATTATGAATATTATAAATTTAATTAAATTTATATCAATGTTAATAACATTGATTAGATTAGTTTTAAATCTCACGGAAAGTATTAAAAAAGGAATATCCGATTTTAAAGAAATAGAAGCAATAAAGAAAAAGAAAAAAGAAATTGACAAGTTTATAGATGACGGAAATCTAGATGAATTAAATAAATTATATAATAATGAAAAATAGTATTATTTTATTGTGTTTATTTTTGAGCGGTTGTGTAACAAATCTTCCCCCAGAACCAACTTGGCAAGAAATAACAAAAGATCCATTTATTGCAAGAATTGGAATAAATTATCTAGTTTCTGATGAATATGTAAAATTATCAGAACAAAGAAAAATTTATATAGATCGAATAAAAAAATATAAAGAAACAACAAAAAAACATTGACATTCCAACAACATTATATTACCATATGATTATATGGATATGGAAAATAATAATGAAAACTACAGTGCATTTTGTCTTTCTTTAAACGAAAAAGAACTCAAGGCTTTAAGCGAAGATTTAGATACGGATTATAATATTCAATGTCGTCCAGAAATTTTGGCAGATATTTCTGATGATTTAGAAAAAATCAGAGCAGATTATTCTGGAATTATTGGCAATCCATTCGATTTTCTAAAAATCGTAGAAGGAATTATTGCAACAAATTACTTTTGGAATTAACATTTTCCATCAAACGTCAAATCACCAGAAACATACATAGAACTTGTAGAAGCACTGACGATTGGTTTTGCTGATAGTTGAACATTTGAAACATTAGATATATTAATATCGTCTACACCTTCTATAATAAATCCATTTTCGTCTGTTCTATATTTCTTTCTTTGTAGATTATATCTACTGTAAAAATAATTTTTAACAGTTTTTAAAAAAGGCGAATCCGGCAAAATTCCTAAATCTACTTTTTTATTAATATCGTCTACTAGATCTTGTCTTTTTTTATTTGCTAAATCATCTTTTAATTTATCAGGAAAACTACAAGGAACAGAATCATCTCTACATTCTGGTAATTTTAATTGCGGCATTTCCATTCCGGCAATAGATAACCAGTCTTGATAATATCCAGAACCTAATGTTGGTTGTAGTCCAACACATTCAAACGTAACACTTGCTATACCCGGAATTCCGGGTATACGAGCAAAAGATTCTAGATTTCTTAATAATTCATTTAACTTATTTTGTAATATAACATCTACGTTAAGAATACTGTTTACTATTTTGGAAAAATCGGATAAACCCAATTTAGAAACAAAATCTCTAAAAGATGTTATTGCATATTTATTTAAAAAATCTTTAACTTTTGAGTTTAATGCTCCCAATACATCACAAGATCCTAAAAAAATATTAAGTTTAACTTTTATATTTTTAAGATTAAAAATACTTTTCAAAGATTTAATCAAATTAGGAATTAAATTTTTAATATTTTTTAATGCTTCTTTAAATTTATCAACAATGCTTTTTAAAATTCCTACTATACTTTTTATAAAATTTTGTGCAAAATTTATAATTCCATTAACAAACCCATAAATTTTTCCAAGAATAGATAATATAGCTTTTGGAATAGAAAGAAAAGGTAAGTTTAAATTTATATTTATTGTTGGAACACATCCCATATTGATAATTTTATTTATACTGCAACGCTAAAAGATGGTCCACCAGTAGTATCAAATTTTTCGTCTCCTGATGTTTTTTGATGTAGTGAATATGGCAATAGTGAACTGGGAGTTGAATATGCAACAAGTCTTCCGTTATTAGAATCGACCATGCCAGCAGCATAAACTGCTTGAGTTGGGCTTAATTCTGTTTCTTTATAACTTCCATCTGCCAAAAGAACCGGAACTTTTCTTGGTCCTTTAACAATATCGATATTAGGAACAATCATTGGATGTGCGTGTGGTTGCATAATAACGGGATAATCTCCTTCAGTTTCTCCTCCAACTGGTTCTATTTTCATTCTTGCTTCTTCTATGCGAAAATAATATTCTGCTCCTTCCATAATTACTAATGGTGCCCCCGTTGGTTTGCCAGCAACAGCAGCTTCTGGCGTATTATATATTTTTATAAAACCAGTAGCTAATGGGGATTGAACCATTCCATTTATTACACCTCTGGTTGGATTTGCTTCTTTTGGATTAGTTGGATCATATTCATATTCTGTCATTGCTACTTTTCCGGGCATGGTCATTGACTGAACTGATAAATTTCCGTTGATTGCTGCCCCTCCAGCAACAAGTAAATTGTCATTTACAGACGCATGTCCATCTATCATAACATGTTTACCACCAATTTTACCATTATCAGAAGGGCTTAATTTTATATTATCACCTCTAATAATAGTTCCGCCAGACCCCCCATCTACCATAATTCCCTTTTTTCCAGTAAAAGAAGCAGACACATAATCTGCTTTGTAAATTGCTCCGATTTGATTTACGTTTCCAGTTGTAGATAAATTGAATCCGCCAGATCCAGAATTAATAGAAATGCTTCTATTACCAACTATACTTACATTTCCGAAGCCCGGATCAGGAACCTCAACAGGTTCTACTAAAGGAACAGCAATAGCATTCGGATTTAATCCATTTATTCCTGAAGTTAAACCCACAACAGATAATTTACCTACTTCGTCAACTCTAAACGAGGGGAAATCAAAATCAAAAGAAGCAAGTCCTGATCCAATATATATATTTCCAGCATGTGCATAATTTCCATGTCCCCCACTGTTATTAATTGTATCTCTCATTTGTTTTAAAATTTCTTTATTGTCTTCATAAATTTTTTCCATATCTTTTTGTTTTTGAGATACCATATTAGGGTATCTTCCGCCTTCGGATGCAGGAGAACGTCCAGTACCTCTACAAGTATAACATCCTGCGGTATCTGGTTTAAAGATTTTGTATCCAAATTTTATTACGCTGTTAATAAGACCACTATTCACTTCTCCAGAAGAACTTGCTTGAGGCGGGAACGAAGAAATTCCTCCCACAGAAGTAAAAGATTCACTTTGATATGTTCCTTTTTTACATACTGGACAATCTGGATGTTGCCCATTTAAACGATTAATATCAAATTGAGAAGCAATTTGATGTGCCTGTGCATAAATATCTAACATTGTTTGTTGTGCAATATGTGCTATTCTGTTAGAAGATTCGTTTGTAGAAAATCCTTCGTTACTAGTATTTTTTGAGTTTTTTATATTTTCATATATTGTTCCGAATGTGCTATTTGCAAGACCGGGAACTCTAGAAAAATAATTTTGAGCATATTGCTGCCATCCATCGTTATCTAATCTTAGAATATTTTGGAGCGCACCTTTCAAAATCATTTTTTCTTCTCCTGTTATGCCACTGAAAGAAAAAAAACCTTTTAGCGTATTATATAATATATGGTTTCCGTTGGTAGTACCTACGTTCCGTTGATTATAATCTATTACAAGATAATCAGAAAAAGAACTCGTTGCACTCGTATACAGCGCTTCATTTGTATAGAATTCGGGCGGAGCAAATAAAGTATTATTTGCTAATTGATTTGATTCCGAAGCAACACCTGCTGAAGTTCCATCTGTTTCATTTACTAGAAAACTTCCAAGAACATTTGTATTGAATGCGGGCGAAGCAAATAAATTATCATTTGCTAATTGATTTGATTCCACAGCAACACCTGCTGGAGTTCCATCTGTTTCATTTACTGGAAAACTTCCAAGAACATTTGTAGATTCTGCTGCTCCCATGAAATATCCCATGACTATAGGAATTGTCATACCGTCTAATAAATTTAAAATAACATATGACCCCAACGAAGGAAGGGAAAATGATCCATTTGCTGCCGGGAAATGTTCAACATGCGCCGCAAAGTTTGGTGACATTGGGGTTGGACCGGAAGAATTAGAAGTTGAATTGGCACTTTCTATTGACGGTTCTGCTTTTGCGCTATAAGTATTCGGATAGTTTAATCTATTTGGTTTTATATCTGAGAAATTATGAACTCTTTCAAGAGTATATACATTGCCTACACCCGGAACACTTTGACCCCCATATCCTCTTGCTGTTGTTAATACTCTGTCTCGCGAAGTATAAAGTTTACCATTTCCTTGATAGGCACCAACTGCTCTTATCTTTACCCAAGGTTTTCCGTCAAAAGTTCCGCTTGATATAACTCTTCCGGTTTTAAATACTCCGTGATCATTAGAATTTTCTAATGTTCTTCTAAAAATTATAAATTGATCTGAACCATCCAGTAATTTTTTTAATCGTGTTTCATCATATGAAGACGAAGCTCTAGTGTCGCTAGAAGTATCAAATTTAGCATCGTATATTTTATTATGACTATAAACGTCTCCCGGTTTTATGAAAAACTGTTCTCCTATTGCTTCTCCACAATTACTTTCGTTGCAAGAGGCCTTATTGTTAGCCAAATCAGAAAAATATTTTTCTGTTTCCGTTTGATTATTGTCATATGTAAGTCTAGACTTTCTATTATTTTCTGTACTTTGTGCTACTACATCTGCATATTCTCCTCTTTGTTTGTAGTTTGGAGGTAACGGTTTTGTATTTACGACATTTGTTCGTATCGGCCCAAATGTCGATCCAAGTCCTCCCCAACCTTTATATCGTTTTGCTTTAACTGGAAAAGGAGGATTTATATACTTACTATCATTTTTAACCCATGATTCTGTAAATCGTATAAAAGCATCAATTTGGCTAGGGGCGTTTCTCCAATTTTGTGGTGTTATTCCAGTGTTTCCTTGGCCTATACCAAATTGTAAAACACCATAAGATCTACCCTCATCACCAACAATGTACGGTCTAACATATCCTTTATTTCCGATAGTGGTACCAGATTCCGCCCATGCCATTCTTGTCATAAAAGATGCCCATGATTGTGGAGTTCCGTTTATACCGTAATTTCCACCATCTTCTGGCGAAAACCCATTTAATGAAGAATTTTGAATTTTTTGTAATGCTGCCGCATAAAAATCTTCTATTAATATATTACCATTAGCATCTGTTGGCATTCCGGGATCGCCATTTGTATTAGAAAATGGGTCTCCTCCGTTCCGTGCTCTATAATCACTATTAGGATCGGCACTATAACCACCACCAGATGTTCCATAATATGATGGTCCTGCCCCTCCGTTTAAAGGAGACATAACAAATGCAAGCGAATTTCCGGTAGCAATTATATCTTGCCAAGCTTTCATGGTTCTTGGATCTGTTGTCCATTCAGAATAAAACAAAGCAGTTTCTTCAGGACCATTTCCCATGTTCCAACCGGGAATTGCAACATTTACCGTTCCGTTTAAGTTAGCTTGTATAACTCTTCCTATACATGGCCATTTTTTATTAGATTTCATATTGTTTATTGTTCATTAGATGGTTCAAATGTTGGATTATCACTTGGAGCATTCAATTTCAGATTAATTCAGAACTACTACTCTTTTCTGCTTCTGATACTGTTTTTCCCATGAGTGTCCCGTTCGAGGTAGCAATCATCACAACTTCACTATTAACATTTTCATACACTACCTCTGTTCCTTCTTCTGATCTCGATTGTTTTGTTAAAGGTTTTTGTTGATTTTCTTGTTCTTCGTCTTTTTTAAATAATTCTTTAAACGAATCCCATAAACCAACACCATTTACATCTTTTTTTCCAAATAAACCGTGTGCAACTTCTAGTCCTAGTTGGGCACAAGAACCGTCCCAGTCTGCATCTGACATATTCATTAATTCCATTATAGAACCAGCAGTAGATAAATTATTTAAAGTAACTTCAAACCATTTATTATTAAATTGTTTTTTTTGTTTAGTTGAAACTTCTTTAACAACTCCAGCTTGTCCTCTTATTTTTGCTGGAATATTTTTTGAATTTACGGTATCTGTTGAAGCACTTGATGCTGGTCTTTTTAATATTTCTGGATATTTTTGTTCTAAATACGGCTTAATTCTATTATCATTAGAAACAGTATCCCATGCTGTATATATTTGTTTTATTTGGCCGGGTTTTTTAACTAATAATGTTTTCTCAATTAAAATGTCAATACTTTTTTCAATATCTAATTGACTAGTTCTAGATGTTAAATTTCGAATATCGGAATATAAATTTCTCCCGTATCTCCAATTGTCCTTTTTTTTATGATGAGCCTCTCCGGTGTCTTTTTCTGTCATATATTTAATTATACTAAATTTTTTTTATTGACAATATTAGATTTTTGAATATAATACATCTATGAAAAATAATAATCTAATTATAGATGGAAATGGATTGGCATATTCCACTGTTTTTTCCAATTACCAAAATGAAATTCTAGGAAAAGATGGAAAAAACTATTCCTCCTTAATAAGAGTCTTAAAAAGAATTAGAGACTATTCCAAATCTTTGAATGCAGATAAAGTTTGGTTTACTCTAGACAAACAATTAGATTCTTCTGGGAAAACTACAAATTATAGAAAAACTTTGTTGACCGAATACAAAGGCAATCGAAAAGACGATGCTAGAAAAGCACAGGTATATGATATACTAAATCATGTTGTTGAATTTTGTAAAGTTCTGGGAATTCCGGTTATTCAACCATGCTTCATGGAAGCAGATGATGTAATTTATTATTTATGTAAAACTTTAGAGGGTAAAAAAACAGTTTTAACAGTAGACGAAGATTTGCTTCAACTTATTAATGAAGACGTTTCTGTGTTTTTGTTCCAGAAAAAGAAAATCGTAAACCATGAAAATTTCATGATTAATACGAAATTAGAAAATGTTGATCAATTTATTAAATTCAAAGCTGTTAAAGGAGATATTTCCGATAATATCGATGGACTAGACGATTACGGTCCAGTAAAATCTAAAAATGCCGTTTTTAATTGGGACGAATGGTTCCCGAAACAATCGATAGAAAATCAAGAAAAAATCTTGAAAAATGTAGAATTGATAGATTTAAGTAAAACAAAAATACATTGTCCAGACGAAGAGCGGTCTTATTTGGAACAAATGAAAAATATTTCTTATAAATTTGACCAAAAAGAATTTACAAGACTAAGTAATTCATTAAAGATAGATAATCATATTTCATCAAAATCGTTTATATGGAAAGAAGTTTTCGATAAAAAAAATGATTTAGACGAATTGGAAATACTCTATGCCCTCACAGCAATATGACAACATTACTCGTTACATTATTTATAATATATTTTATATTGTCTATCGCATATATTGTATATTCTCTATTCAAATTGGATATTCTAAAAAAAGATTTTGAAAATTTAAAAATCGAAACTGAGAATATTCTAGATACATCTGAACAATTCATGGAAGAATATAAAAATATTCCATATAGAAATATAAATTTAAGTGCAATATGTCAAGTTTGTAATTCCGATCAAGTAATAGAATTAAACGAAGAAATGATGTTTAATTGTAAAAATCCAAAATGCGGAGAACCAAATTCTATTATTATTGAAGTAAAATCTTTTGGAATTACGACTCCATTAGAATCATCTACTGGGTTTAAAATAGATAACGATTTAGATTAAAATGGAAAGATTATTAAAATGCAATAGCTGTAAACACGACATTTCATTAAATGAGGATGAATGGAATAGACATAGAAACTTCTGGAGAAGCAACACAAATATCTTAAAAAGAAGTTTTATTTGCGATTCTTGTTTGTGTAAAATAAAATCTCAAGGAATAGATAATGAAAAAGATCAAACCCCAGCAGAAAACGCAACAGTAATTTCTACTAAAGAATTCTCTAATAAAATAGATGCAATATGGAAAATATATCTAGACAGATATAGATCAGAAACATTTTGTGCAAACGATGTGGAATCATTTAAAACTTCTTTAAATGATCTCTTAAAAGAAGAAGGTGTAATGGAAGGATGTATTTTGGATTTTGAAATTGAAGATAAAAAATTAGAAAATGGTTCTACATTGTATTTTCCTGTAAAATTTGAAAAAATTCATATAAAGATTCCATTTGTAAAAAATTTAGTTGAAATACCAGTTTCATCAGAAAATTTATATTTTCAATAATCAGTATTGACAAAATATCAAAATTTGATATATTACAGTTGTAATTAGTATGCACTATAAAGATTTGGTGAAAACCTCAGATCAAGATCTCTTGAAAAAATCAAGACAACTTTCATTTTTAATAGGTTTAAATTTATTTTCAAATATTCATGATCCAAACGAAAAAGGAGATGATGCATTTGCATTAAGAGTTTCAAATAAAATGTTCCCTTTTTTAAAATTCATGGAAGAAACCCAATGGGAAATATTATATTTTTTAGAAACTGGAGAAGAACCACCGGAATATCTTTTAAGTTTTTTAAATGTTGAATAATTTGTCCTTGACAAACTCGAAAAAAGTGCTAATATCCTCTTATATGAACAAGTCCCTAATCGTATTCACGACCACAGTAATGTTTGTTTGTGTTTTGGTTTATGCAAAATCCAATCTAGTTACTGTTGATTCTGAACTAGAAAACAATAAAAAAATCGAAATGCACAATTCAGTAGAAGAAACCCCAGAAGTTTTTTTCGATCCTGAATACATCAGGGGGTATCAAGAAGGGTATCATGCCCTATTGGAAAATCCCTACAATAGAAATCCTATGTTTGACGAAAATAGTTCTGATGCCTTTAAAGAAGGCTTTCTAGAAGGCAAAGACAAAGCAATTCTAGATTACGGAGACATTAAATTGGGATTTGCCTCTAAGTAAAAAAGTAACAAAACTACAAAACTACAAAATAAAACAGGGTAGAGAAAAACCTCTACCCTGTTTTTTTGGCGTTTATTTTAACATTTATTTCACTCAAAATAAATGCTTAACATTCACGTAACCAGTTTCTGCATTACCCAAATCGTCTAAATTTATAGCTTTTTTACCTCTTAATTCTTCAGGATGTCCATCACATGAGCAAGATGCAACTTTATATGCTTTTCCTCCTTTGATAATAACATAATCGGTTTCTGCATAATCGTGTCCGGTTAATTCTCCTCCGGTGTTTTTTAACACACGTTCCATGGATTCTCTAACCATTTCATCATCGTCTTCCATTTCTTCGCCTTCGATATGATCTTTTAACATGTAATATATTTTTTCCAATATATCTTGTGCGCTTCCTAAATCACTGTCTTCGTCTTCAAAATCATCATCTTCTTCAAAATCCCCATCTCCTTCGTCTTCAAAATCTTCATCTCCTTCGTCTTCAAAATCCATGTCACTGTCATCATCAGAAAAACGACTTTCACCACCTCTGTTCATATTTGGATCTAAGCCCAAATCCATATCTTCATCAGTATCGACACCAGATGCTTCCATTATTTGTAACAACTCTCTATCGAACATATCCATATTTCCACGGTTTTCTCTCATGCTTTTTCTTCTTTTCATAACTTTTCTATTTTTCTTTCTAGCAACTTTTCCGCTACTACCAACGGAAAAATTTGCGGATTCGTTTAATCTTTGACTATTGGAAGAAAAATTTCCAAATATAGTGTTTTGAACTTTTTGAGTTAAATCTGACATATTATATTTTTATTTATATCACTATAAACTATTTTTCCAATTTCCATCCAGAAAAATTCCCATAATTTAATCTTTTATCTTCCGAATGTATAGAAAATATATTATTGTTTGATTTAATTGATGGTATTGGTCTAAAAAAACTACCAGATTCTATTTTTTGCCAAGAATTTATTTTTATTTTATCTCTAACTTTCAATGGTTTTCCGTTTATATCTTTATCTAAAACTTCAAAACATTGGTTTATGACTTCTTCGTGTAATGTGCTAAATGCCCATATCATACTTGTAATTCTATCATCATTTTTTTCCACACCTTGCCATGTTCCGTTTGGCAATCTTTTAAAATGTATCAATTCGTCTAAACAATCTGGCGAATTAATTGTTACCGCATGAACCGTATCTAAATAATATCTCATGTGTGTAATTGCTACTTTTTTAGAATTACCTTGACAATTTATACCATATCTTTGATAATAATTTTTCTTGTCGTTTTTCATACCCCAATGTACAAGTTTAGGGTATTTGTGTTCTCTAATTAAATTTTCTATTATCATTGCTCCCGATTTGTCTCTTTCGATTGCTATCCAAGGACTTCCAAATATTTTTGCCATTTTTAAAATGACATTAGAAAATTCCAACGGATGTATTTTGTTATAAGCATATTCTGCTACTTGTTTTATGTCGCTTAAATCCGTAAAATCGAAAACTTGAATAACACTATTATCGCCCCCTATTCCTTCAGCAGGATCAACTCCCATAATATATATATTATCTTGATTCGGATGTTCGTAAAATTTACATGCTTCTCCGAAAAATTCATATCCCTTTAGTGCTTCAGATTTTCTTTTTTTGTTTAAAACATTAAAACCGTGTTCTGCCATTAGTCCAACACCAACATCTTCTGTTGCTCCGAAATCACATTCATATGCTTTTCTAAATATTCTCATATCTCCTGCACATTCCGATATTGCTTTTTGTTTAAATTCTTCACCTCTACCCGGAACGTCATACCAATATGCCATGTGCCAATTCCATTCGGAATCACCCTTTTGTGCTTGTTGGAAATATTTATAAAAATATCCTCTGGTAGAATTTGCAGAACTACAGATAAATATTTTTCCTCTGGAAGTTGAAATTGTGGGCATAATACCCAAAATAAACCCTTCTTGAACTTCTGCCTGAACATAATCAAACTCGTCAAGCAATAACAAATCAATAGTTTCCCCGTGTCCTGATTTTATTGAAGTTGGTCCGGCTTTTATAACGCTACCATTTTCAAATTCAATTTCCAGTGCGCCCCAAGTTTTAACCGCAGGTTTTAAGTGGTTTGGCATTAATCTATATGCTTCTTTAATTCTCCCAACTATCATCTTTGCAGACGATTCCATGTGAGAATAAACTAAAACTGTATTTTTTTCATTAAAACATGCTTGATAAATTGCTAATGCGACAAGTATTGTAGTGTTATGCGTAGGAATCATTGTCTTACCACATAGATAAAGGCTATTTGGCGAATCCACCGTAATACAACGCATAGGAACCGAATCTGTTGGTTCTATGTTAGTAATATAGATATATTTATTTCTTTTGTTTACTTTGTAGTTGTATTGTTTTATAAATTCTTCATTATCCGGTTGAAAATATATTCTATGTTCGTCTTTGCTATCTATGATTTGTTTTGTTGTTTTCATAGAACCTAATATTTTTTTTCTTTTTTCTTTTTTACTTTGTGTCCACCAATTATGATCGGCATTGGCTATAATGGTTTCGCCTGTACTAAATGTTATTTTATATGTTTCGGCATCGTATTTAATAGGGTGTGTTATAAGAACAGTTGTTGGATTTCCTTTTTCGTCAAAAATAACATCTCCTTGTTTTAATTCACCCATCGTAGTCCACCCATTAGGAGTTGGGATTGGTGTATTTAAAGCCAAGTCTTTCCCCAACTGTCTTGAAGTAACAGTAACCATGTGCTGTTTATTCATAAATTTTCTTATTATTTCACGTTGAAAATTATACAATGCAATTGGTTCTGTGACTTTAATTGGTATTTCTACTTCTATGCCATTTTGTATTTTTTTGCTTTTTTTAGATGGATGAATAAATGTTATATAATAATAATTTTCTAACCAATAAAAAATGTCAGTTTTGATTAACATCAATTCCAACATATCGTTTTCGTCTAATCTATATTTTGCTTTTCCTGCTGCTGGAACACCAGACATTCCATGACGAAGACCTTTTGATTCATCATCTCCATCAAATTTTATTTTAGAAACTTCATGTATAGAAATATCATTTTCAGGAATGATCAATTCATGAGATTCTTCTTCGTTTTCTTCTTGTTTTTCAGAAACTTTTTTTGATTTTGGTTTTTTATTAGACATCTTTTTGAATTTCTATGTTAATATCATTATCTTTATCGGAATTATTAGTAACTCTGTCTAATTTTCTTTTTTGCTCTTTGAGCATTTTCAATTTATCAACATCGAAAGTTCCAGAAGACATTGCTTCTGTAATTTTTCTCATTAATTCTGCCGGAGTAGTTACACTAACATTGTTTTGTTGTATATTTATAGTATCTCCTATTTTCACGCTTTTTATTGCTTCTGCTTTTAATTTTTCCGATTCTAATCTACCTTCAACTTCAACAAATTTTGTATAAATATCTGCATAAGTTTGGAGACATTTTTGTCCTGCCATTATCATATTTGCTAATGCTTTTCCTTTTTCTGCATCGGCATCTTCTCTGACTGCATATGCCATTTCTTCGACGGCAGGTAGAATTATTTGGTGAAATTGGTCTGCCCTTTCCAATGCTTTTCCTAATAATTCAGATGTTGATACTGGTTTAGAAATTTCTCCTTCAAACGGTATTTTATTTTTTTCTAAAGAATTCTTCATTGACAATTCATGATTCTGGTGTTCATTCTCTTTGAGAAGAACACTTTCCAACCAAGTGTCTGTTTTATTTTTTATTTTATCTTCCACTAATCCTTATTTATATGAATTCACTTTCTCTGTGCGAAAAATATCGTCCGAAAAAAATTGAAGACTTTGCATTTTCCGAAGAAACATCGAAATTTGTCAAATCTTTGATGAAAAATCACACAAAGCAAAATTTGATGTTTTACGGAAAACCGGGAACGGGGAAAACATCAATTTCGATGTTTTTGTCAGAGTATTGGGGAGTTTTGCCTAGCACTCTTTCTATTAATGCCAGCAAAGAAACTGGTATTGACTTGATTAGAGATAACATTACGAGGTTTGTGCAATCATCTACCCTTGGTTGTGGTTTTAAATTATGTGTTCTTTCAGAAGCAGACGGACTTACAAGAAATGCACAACAAGCACTAAAAGACATTTTAGAAGAAAGTATTAAAACACAGTGTTATTTTATTTTCACTACAAATAGACCCGATAAAATTATCGAAGAAATTGTATCTAGAACTATTCCTAAAAAAATTGAACCAGATGTTGATAGCTTTTTAAAAATCATAGAATCAAATCTTAAAAAAGAAGATATCGTTTTAGATTCAGATCAGAAAAATTATTTGTTAAAATATATTTACCCAGATATGCGTAAGGCATATAATTGGGTAGAGAGTGGATTTTTAATAAATGATCAAACCGAAGAAATAGCAACTATTATTCATAGTTTTTTGAAAAAGGCTACTTCTATTGAAAAATTATCAACAATTCGTCAAAAATGGATTAATATTGTTTCTTCGTTTGACGAATATGAAAAAATATCAGAATTCTTAGTTACTAAATTCATAGAAGACGAGTCTATTGATCAAATCAAATCTTTAAAAATAGCAAGATCTTTAAATTTTACTTTGAACAATTATGAAAATAGAAGAGATAAAGAATTGAACTTTTTCTGTTCTATTATCGATATTTATGGAATTTTAAATGAATAATATTAGCTAGTTTGACCAGTCATGCCAATACCTTTTTGTTCTGGTTTATGACCTTCTTTTTGTCTATCTAAAATGTGTTGATGTGCCAATTTTTTATATTTTGTATAATCTGGATTTCCTTCAGTATCAATAGAATCCTTTTTAGGATCAAAAGTTCTGGATTGTGTAATAACAACAGGAGTTTTCCAACAATCAGGAATTTGCCCTAAATTTATTCCATTTTCAACCCTTTGAATTAAATTCAAAGGAACCGGAATAGAATCTATAGGTAAACCCGGAGAAATTTCTTCGGCAACATTTAAAATAATATCTTCAGGTAAAACTCCAGCAATTGGATTTCCTATAGCTCCAGAAGAGTTTCGATTCACATCTGTTACAATAAGTCTATTTTTAGTGTTTGCTAATCTGGTTAGAACATTTTTCATGTGTTCTGGATATTTTTTTTCATTTGCTATTTTTTCCCAATCCTTTGAAAAAGTAACATGATCACCTCTTAGAATTCCACCTATGTTATTTTTGTTGTAAAATTCAAATATTAAAGTATAAAATTTAGATTCCATTTAAATTATTTAGTCTTTTTTTACTCTTTATTTCCCAAATCTTCTGAAGATTCTGGTGCTGGTGTTTCAGAAGGAGACGGTCCTGCTCCTCCTCCTCCTCCCATTTCAGGTTCTGACCCCCCTCCAAGGTCTTGTATATCTCCTGCATCAGGCAACACTGGTTTTGGTATATCTCCACTGCCGCCACCTGCTCCTCCTCCTCCGCCGAAATCGGACATATCCCCTCCACCAAGACCAGATAGTCCTCCTCCTCCGCCACTACCGATATCTTCCCCGTTTTCTATTTTGGATAGTTGTGCTTTTAATTTTTGCTCTGCAATAGCATAAACATATAACTGATTTATTTCGGAATTTGTTAAAGGTCCGCCATCGAACCTTTCTCCGTATTTTAGTGCATATGCCAAACTCATAAATGGTATTTCCATTAATTTTCCTAAAGTATCTAATTTTATTGATAGTTGTTGTTGTTTCTTTAGTGCATTATATGCATTCGGAGCATTGAATATAATATCAATGTCATTATCTTCTAATTCATATTGATCCCATATGCTTTTATTTTTACTAATTAATTCCATCAACCTTTGTTCTATTTTTTTAATTTCGTTTCTTATATACTCTACTTCTTCTTGTGTATATTCTTCTTCATTGTAAGCATTATAATTTTCAGAAATTAAACTCAATTCTTCGTTATATTTTTTTATTTGTTCATTTAAAACGTGCATGTGTTTTTCTAAAGAACTTTCTACTTGTCGAAGTTCTTCTTTGTATGATTTTAAATTAACTTGTTTGTTACCATATTCGTCGTTTTCATTTTTATTATATTTTAAATTTAAAAATTCTTTTAATCCTTTCACGTCTTTTCCTTTTAGTTTTAAATGAGTTATAAATGTCTTTTTTATCGCAACCGCAAAACGAGATTGTAATCTTTCTATCATTTTTCCGAATTTTACTTCTTCGACAGTAACACTACTCCCATCACTGTATTGAGATTCTGGATTTAATCTGCTTGTTGGGATTTGTAGTGCTTGATATAGCTTAGAAGCAAAATATTTAATTAATTGTAGTCTTCCATCAAGTTGTGTATCTCCTCCTATAGTTTGGATGTCCACGCCAACTCCATTATTTGTTGCAACATAATAATTTTCTAACTGTGATTGTGGATTGTGATATGCTGCTATACCATTTGAATTTACAGATTGTTGGGTGTTAAATTCTGCTGCTTGTCTTCTTAAATGCTCTTGTGCCATATCATCTGGCATATTATCTGTTGGGATTTTAAATAATAATCTTTGAGGTGCCCGTGCAGTAATATATATTAAATTTGTATCTTCCATCAAATAATGGATTCTAAAATCTCTAAGAGCATTTGAAATGTGAGATTTTTTCGTCATTCTTTGCGGACACCATTCTCCAGAATGAATATACGTAACTTGTTCAGGATCATAATCGATATAATTTTCATCACTCATATCATTCATTGCAAGTTTCTGATTTGTTATTAAATCTTCACTAGCAAATCCCGGATCAACATTTATTTTGAAAATTTCAATCTCGTCGTTTTGTTTATTTCTATAAATAGGTTCTATTCTTTCGGGAGGAATTTCACAAAGTCCAACTATACCCAATTCTGGAGATTCTATAGAAATTAAATTTTCAAAAAACTTTTCTCCATCAGTTAAAAATTCTTTACAATAATTCCAACCCTTTTCTTTTAGTTTGAAAATTTCCATAAAAGAATAAAATTCTTTTCTCAAAACATCAATAACTTCATCTGGTTGGTTTCTGACCCGTATCTGAATATATTTACATTCTCTATCTTCATTTAAAAATTCATCTGCTATTTCACGAAGAGCAATGGTCATTTCAGACGAATCTGCAATTCTTCTCAATTCTCTCAATCTTTGTAATTTATAATCTGATAAACCTTGATATAAAGAATTTATTAATTTATTATTGAAATTAATAGAAGACGCATAATTTCTAGAAGGCAAATTATATAAGTTTACAGCAGCTTGTCTCTGCATTATTTGCTCAAAACCTTTTGGAATTTTTCCAAAAATTTTTGTTTTTTCGTTATTCAAAATGCTGTTTAAATTTTTCCTACGATCTTCTATGTTTTTTATTATATTTTTTCTTGGAATAGCCACGGATTTATTTAATACTATTTATACGAATAAATAAATCTATGGCTACTAATTTGGTCATCGACAGAACATTAATTGCTCCTCCTTCCGAAACATATGCATTCAGATCTTTAGGAATAATTACTAGAAGTTTAGATTGTATTGTTCTTGTAGAATTAATATGGGAAGAACGAGACTTTTATTATGGTTGGATAAAACAAAATAAATTTACAGATTTTGTAAAAGACATAGTAGAGATTGGTCAAGTTCCGGGAATCAGGATACATCCGTTTCCTATTAAGGAAAAATTAGTATTAGAAAATTTGAATAGTTGTATCAATTATGTTGAAAATTGGGCAAAAAAATGTTAACATAAATCAATGAAAAAATTAACTAATTGTTATTTTATAGGTGATATTCACGGGGAATTTGATTTTTTAAAAGAAAAATTGGAAAATTATTTTTCAAAACCCGACGAAAATATAAATTTTATTCAGGTTGGGGATTTTGGAATAGGTTTTCGGAGTCCCGACAAAGAATTGAAAAAACTTATAAATTTGAATCAATTTTTAAAAGATCTTAGAGTTAATATGTTTGTTATTAGAGGCAATCATGACGATCCTTCTTATTGGAATGGAAATTTTATATTTTCTAATTTGAAATTAATTCCTGACTATACTTATTTAACTTTAAATGATTATAAATTTTTATTAGTCGGAGGAGCAATATCTTTAGATCGAATAAATAGAATAAATGGAGTTTCGTGGTGGGAAAACGAAGGATTGCCTAGTCCTAAAAAAAATATAGAAGAAGTTGATGTTTTAGTTATGCATACTAATCCTAGAAATATAGGTTATATTTATGGGAACATAAAAAATTTTACAAAAAACGATAGATATCTTTCAGATGATCTAAAAACAGAAAATAATATTGGATATGACATTTTACAAAAATGTAAGCCTAGTAGATTTTATTGTGGTCACCACCACATGTCACAAATTGGGGAATTTGCTTTAGATAGTGGAAAAATTTGCAAATGGCACATTCTAGATATTCTTGAAATAAAACAGTTAAGATAAATATTTTGGTGATATCCCCAAATCAATCTTTTTTTTCTTTAGAAGACATACAAACCGCATTTGCTTCAGCAATTGATGAAATAAACATATATAGATTTGATGGCGAAAGACGAATAGTAGAAGAAGTTCCAGTTGCATTAACATCAAGTCCCCCTAGTAATCTATTATTAGATATAAGAAACGATAGTGGAACAATAAGACTTCCTGTTGTTTCTATTGTAAGATCTGGATGGTCGCGAGATCCTGCTAGAATAAAAAATAAAGACAATTATTCTAAATTAGTAGATAATAAATATGCTCAATCCGAGCCTATACCCATAAACATGAATTTCACAATTACAATTTTGTGTTTATATATGTGGGATTTAAATCAAATACAGCAAAAATTAGTTCAATATTTAAACCCACAAACTTATCAATTTATAAACGATCCGTTAACAAACGAATCAGTGAGTTTGGAAATAATATGGGGCGGATCTTGGACGGAAAATATTCCAACTGTTGTTCAAGAGGGCAGTGTAAACACAATATTACAGGCATCGACAAGTTTTACGGTAAAGGGATATTTGTGGTTGACTGATTTAGAATTCCAAGAAGTTGGAATAATTACAAAAATATCAAATACTTTGATGGCACCAAACGGAACGGTGCAGTGGAAACAATTGTTAAAAGGAAAACCTTTCGTTACAAAAGCACTAAATGCTGCGTTTATACAAAACAAAATAGGATACCAAAAACTCTGGGGGATGAACATGGACAAAGTAAAAGAAATTTATCTTTCCGGTGGACATCCTACAAATGGAATAGAATATAAATTATATTATCCAAATTCTTTTTTAAGAGAAGATTTAGATGTTTATTGTGATTATACTTCGCTTTCATCAGAATGTGTTATGATTTCTGGTATACCGATAACGTCATGGTCGTATAATTCTAATAGTATTACTTTTAATATTCCTCCAATGTCTGGTGGAAGTATTTTCGATATTGTATTAGCAAATGAAGCTGGATGTTGTGTTGTTACAGATTCCGTAAAAAGAACAGAATTACAAAATCCATTTTTATCTTCTGATCCTTTATATTCTACTTGGCTTAATTATCAACATCCTTATTCTGATGGATTTACTGTATTTTCTGTTACGGATACATGCACATTAACATCTAACAATTTGTGCGAATAAACTTCTTGACAATTTTAAATTACGTGCAATATTATCTTAATCCCAAATTCTCGTATTTTCTCCACGTTGAGAGACTCATATGAAAATCAACTCTAAATGGCTTCCACAAAATAAATTTACATTTCTTGTTAGTGGAGGAGTAGATAGTATCAGTGCTGCTCATTGGTTAAAATATAAATATCGATGTAAACAAGAATTTGATATTTTACATTTTAACCATGCATGTTCTTCTATCAATGATAAAATGGAAGAATCTGTAAAAAGATTTGCAGATTTTATCAATGTTCCTTGTAAGATCATCAAAAGAGATAAAGAACAATTCCCCGACGAAAGCGAAGGAGAACTTAGAAAATTTAGATTTTTTCATTTGACTAAAATTGGAGGAAACTATGTAACCGCACATCATGCGAACGATTGCGAAGAAAGTTATATTTTAAATTGTCTAAATGGTGTTCCGCAATATATCCCGATCAAGCCCTATTGGTGTGAAGACCCAATTGGGATTTATCATCCTTTTTTGCTAATCCAAAAAAAGAAATTAAACGAATATATGGAAAATGTGGAAGGTCTTAAAGATTATTTGTGCGAAGATCCAACAAATTCTGATCCAACTCATTGTAGGAGAAATTGGATCAGAAATGTAATTATTCCCGAATTGCGAAAACAAGGAATTGTTTTACATAACCATGTTAAAAAATATTATGTTTAGATTTTTCATCTAAACTTTACGTTGGAAGGTCTAGTATCCAAGTGAATAAATGTTGGATAAACCCCCCATCCTCCTACTATTTTCCCCTCATTTTTTAAATAAGAAATTACTTTTGTTAATTCTGAAAGACTTCCTTCTGCTGGACTACAATCTGCTGCCATTCCTTTCATATGAAAGGAATTAGATGCAGTTCCGTCTAAACAACTATTGTATTCTGGGCTTCTATAAACAGAATTTACAATGATTTTTTTCCCATATTTTTCTCGGACAATATCCCAATATTGAGCAACTTTTGCTATATTTTCTAAAAGATCATCAGGGGGCAATTTATTTTTATCTTTACATTTTCCGTATTCGTTTCCCCCTCCCAATGTTAAAAATTCTTTTGGTTGGAAATATTTTATATTGTATTTTGCAAAATACAATTTTAATTTTTCTTCTTTCTTAGAAAAAATGGTTTTTTCTTCTATTGGTTCTTTTTGTATTTGTGTATTTTCAAACACAAAATTTAATTTTTCGTAAATTTTTCTCAATATGAGAGCAACGCCAACTTGTTTAGAAACTGCATTTTTATCATAAACTCCGTCACTTGTAAATTTACCTAAACCAACACCGTAATTAGATCCACTCCATATATAAGGAGACAATTTGCCCATTTTTGCATAACCCCTTCCGTTATAATTCTCCGATCTAAATAGAATATCTTTAACTTCCCAATCTACCCATGTGTGCCACATTTTTATCTTTATGGCATCAATAGCAGATTCTTCCCAAGTATACCTATTTGATTCTCCTGTAGGGTCGTTTAGAGGTCTTCCCCTTGGTACACGGACAGTTCTGCCGGAAAGAGGATCACCGTTGTGTAAATGCTTATTAAAAGAAAAATCAGACTCTAAATAATGGATTATTCCTATGACATACCAAGGAACTTTTCCTAATTGACTGGAAACATTTACGTATTTTTCTTTATTTTGAAAAATAGTATCGGAAATGGTTTTTGCTTTTTGTTCCCAATCGCTATTAACATAATAGAAATCTAAAAAATGATTGGTATAACCATCGAATTTTTTTTCTATAAAAAGTTTATTTTTTTCTATAGGAACTTTTTCTACTAGTTCTACTTTAGATCCTTCTTCTACTATAACATTAGTTTTTGGTTTGTCAACTATATTCGTACTCAAATTTTGTTCTGATACGTTTATTTTTTTCTTTGAAATTTTAGAAAATATTAAAAAAAGTGCTAATATGCCTGCTGAAAAATTTACAAGATAATTTTTATTTTTTTCTTCCATATATCATTATTTAATATATTTATTATTTTCGTTTAAATGGTTTTCTTTTAGAAGCTGGATTGTTTTTCTTTAAGATATTATCAATATCTATTTGGTTTTTTAAACTATCTTTTTGATCTGATGCGAATTTTTCATTTTTATATGAATCGACATTTAAAATATTACCCAAATCTGAATTTTCTTCAGGAGCATTTGTTTCATACGAATTAGTAGATCTCTTGGCAGTCAAAGTCCATCTATACACAGAATTATACGGACCCTGAAAACCGTTTTCTAAAACATCTATTTTAGTTAAAATAACATATACTCTAGGAGATTGTAATTCTGGTCGAGTGCAATTTTCATCTGCAACTAAAAACCTATCTCCTTCCAATGGTGGTCTATCTTTTCCCCAAACCCGGTTCCATTGGTGAAACGATATTGTTAATGTCATATCAATATCAGTAAATCTACCAAATTGTAAAAATGCAGGATTTGCTCCTGTAGGATTAATCATAATTATCATTTCTTTTGGTCCTTCAAATTCTACATTTTGAGGTTCACCATAATAATTGTCTACTTCAGTTATATTTTTTCTTCCCCAATACCAAATTCTATTTCCATATTGATTTTCTACATCTTCATTTATCAAATCCAAAGTTTGGACTACCTGCCCCGGTATATCTTTACATTTTGGATTGTAAATTTTTGAAACATTGTCGTTTCCAATACTAGCAGAATCATTAATATCCATAGGCGGATTATTAATTTGTTCTATCTTAAATATTTCTGCAAGAGGATTAAACGGAATTATATCTTTTGGCGATCTCACAAATATATTTATTATTTTTGTACAAAACAAAAATATATTTTATTCATAAACTCATAAATGCTAATGGAGGACGTTTATCTGCTCCAGTCTGACTTACTAATTGTGTAAATAATGCATCTCTTTCTGCGTTTCCTTCAGTTATTAATTCCGTTCCTTGGATCGTGATTCCATTAGGAAGATTCACTCCTGAATATTTTGAACGTATTCTTCCTAAAATAATTTTAGACAGTGCAAGAGAATATGCACGAACCCAAGGTTCATTTATTAAATTTTTTATTGGTTGAGTTACATGCATTCTTGCAACATACCCTTTATTACTATTAAACGAAGAAAACGGTTCTGGAAAAACTCTTAAAAATTGTGTTTTCGGATTAAATTCGTATTGAACATATGTTAATTGATATTTCATTGTTTCCAATAAACTCATCATCAAACTGTGGTCGAATAAATTATATGCAACACTACCTCCTCCGGTTCTTCCGCCCATTGCATTAAAACCAAACACTTGGTTCATTATAACATATTCCACGCCAAAAATACCACCAATATATGCATTCAAACCACCAAATCCTCCATATGAGTTTGGCTCTACTTTTGATATACTTCTCACCTTTCTTCTATTTTGAAGATCGTGATCAAATATGGTTCCCGATACTTCAGTGCTTACCGTCCCGTAATTTTTTGTCACAGTAACTTTATCAAAAGACACTTCGTATTTTCTTTTGCACGGTGTTTCTGGTATACAATAATTTAATTCAAAATCAATACCCAATCCGGTATTTTTCCAATCATTTGTAATATTATTTTTTATATCATTAAAAATATCAGATCCTGAAATTACATTTTCTGAAGAAATTATATTTAAAAATTCATTGGAATAATGTGTTCCAGTTAATGACGGTATAACATGGCAACTACTAACAAATCTAACATTTGTTAAAAGTTCTCCTCCAGAATCCATTGCTGAATTACAAACAGTAAACATTGGAACTTTTGAACTATATTCATGATGTTGTAAAGGATATAAGGTTTGATTTAAACAAAAATTAGGCAAATCTGGAAATTCGATATGTGTTGCCGTATTTAGATTAAAGTTCCACCAAGAAGACAAAGGAATACAATTATTCGGACAAGGATCAAAAAAAGATTTATCTTTATACAAATATCCTTTGCCATTTTTTAAAACTAAATAAGCAGAAGTTTGTGCTATTGTAGTTGCAGGAACATTTTCAGACGAAAGGGGAATTATGTTGATGCTATTTGCATCACAAATATCGAAATTCCAAGGATTGTTTTTGTCAAATGAAAGAATTATATCATTTCCTTTTGGGTTTTTGGAAATATCAACAGGATTTCTTGGATCGTAGTTTGGATTGTTTGGATTGTTTGGATTTTTAGTATCTGTTTCGTCTCCATAACAAAAATCAAAAGGATTAAATCCTTTTGCAGAAATATATGCAAATCCAGTTCCTAAATTATTTTTCTCTATTTCAATGCTGGTAACTATTGACGATTGTGTAGTATATGTAATACATTGTTGAGAGTTTCCACAAAATTCTGGTATTTGTGTTAAATCAAAACCGCAATTTTTTTTATACCAGTTCGGCCAAAGAGCAATATATTCGGTAGTATAATGCGAAGAGTGTTTAGTAAAAATATCAAGTGCTTCGTCAATACACATTGCAATCTGAGAATTGCTCATTTCCACAGTGCTTTGTGGATATCCTAGCATATACTTTATATATAGTGCTACTTCAGAATAACTATTAAATCTAGAATCTAGATAAGCAGATCCCCCCCAATTGTTGGGAAGAACTTGAATATATTCCTCTGATCTTTGAGGAATTACGGCACTTGTTGAACATTCTGAACAGGAAGACATCAATAATATTTATTGCGATAATTAAAAATATTATTACTTTATCCCGTATACATTTTCTGGAACTATTCCTTTTTCTATAATTTTTGATATTTTATATTCTTTCCGTAAACCCGTTAATGCTTTATTTTGCAAACTGTCTAATCCTTTACTACTATCATAATCACAAAATATCGTTTTATAATTATTACTTCCATCTATTACTATTCTTAAAAGTGCCCAACCCATTTTTAAAAAATCTACAATTGTTAATTTTTCTGCTTTTTCATTTAAAGCATCTTTATGGAGTCCCTCTGGATTTATCTTTTTATAAATGTCGCGTCCCGCTTCTTGGTGTTGCATCATTCCTACTGGTCTTAGTTTTCCATCTGGCAAAAGCCAAAATCCCCACCATTGACTAGGTAAGACTTCTCTATCGTCTCTACCTTCTGGATAGTCGTTTTCGTCTTCATCGCGGTTTGTTCTCCAAATAATTCCAAGAAAAGTTTCACAATAATTATTAAATTTGTTCAACATATGTGTATTTATTAGATTATTAATATAAACTAATATAAATAATATCTATAATGGATAAAAAGTTTAATTTAGTTATTGATTTGAAACCTAGATTTTCTAGAGATGATTTTGAAATCATCACTGAACAATCAAATTCGTCTGAGCCGAGAATTTTAAAAATAAAAGGACCATACGCAGAATCATATGACGAAAGATCTATAGAATTAGGAAATGCCAAAGCAAATAGAAACGGTAGAATTTATAAAACTAACGAAGCTCGCGAACAAGTTAAATTGTACACTGAAAATTCCATAAATACAAAAACTTCTTATCAAGCACTAGAACACCCACCAACTACAGAAGTTTCATTAAAAACTGCATGTGCATATATTTTAAATTTAAGAGAAGAAGAAAATTCAAAAAGTGGATCTACTCTTTATATAGGAGAATCAAGAGTTTTAACCGAAACGCCAAAAGGCAAAATATTAAAAGGTATTATAAACGGGGGAGGGGGATTCGGTGTTAGCACCAGAGCATTAGGAAAAATAGACGAATCTTCTAGAGGAGCTATTGTAAGTGATTTTCAGTTAGTCGCTATGGATGTGGTGGCGAGTCCGTCATGTCATTCTGCCTTTGTTAAAGGAATCTTAGAATCAAAAGGCAGAATCCTAGAATTCGACGAGACTAGAGAAGTTATAAATGCATATAATGATTTAGAAAAAGCCTTGGAAAAACTTCCAAAAGATTCTAATGAAAAAACCCAATATTTGTTTGAATCTGTATTGAGATTTATAAATCAATTAGTCTAGATTATAATTTTCCATACAGCATATCCACAATCTTTAAAAACGCATCGTTTGGGCGTTTTTCGTCTAAGAGTTTTGAAGGAGGCAAATCTGTTTTTTTATATATTCGATTGTTTCGTATAAGTATAAATTATGAATAGTCTTCCGATGTTTGATAATTTTGTTGATGGTCTCATATTAAGAGAATCGATAGAAGATAAGAATAAATTAATATGTCTCCATACAATGCTCGTAGTTCTTCATTTTATGAAAAAGATAATAGCGAATTTAGAATAAATTTTTTAAAAAATATCGAAAAAACTAATGAAATATTGTTAAAGATTAAGGAAAATGAAATAATGAAAAAACGGTTAGAAGAAATCGTAAGAAATAGTCACTATATATTTGACAAAGATACCTATATATTTGACAAAGATGCCCTAAAAATCATAGAGGAAATTTTATCGGGAATCTCTCTGTTAGATATATTAAATAATTACCTAGACCCACAAAGAAATAAATTTAAATTATATGATACGAAAACTTTTCCTCGTATTACTGAGAATAAAGAAGTATGGATGGGCGGAAAGTGCTTAATGCTGAAATCAACAATAACAAATATCGAGTTATTTAACAAAGAAATTGGCTTATCCCCTAACCACTTTTTTAAAAACGTAATTTGAAATTTCGTTCACCGCATATTGTTTTATCGTTTCTTCATTTCGTGGGATTTGATATGCGTTTGATATCCGTTCGCTTGCACGATGACCTCCAAGCGTTTTAGCGAAAAATTCTAAATCTTCTAGGTCATAACTCAACATATTAAGTTCCTCAAGTTTGGTTATTGCTTGTTCTTTATCTCCTAATTAGTTTATAATTTCTTCTAGTTTGGCTTTGAATTTGTCAAAACCCCGGCCAAATTCTTTCTGCGTAGCTTATAAGATCGTGTAACTTTCATTAAAATTTCTATACCATTCCGAATATGCATGTCTACGAGAAGGACTATCAATATTTTCGTGGATATAATTCCATATCTTTTTGTTGATTTCGTTAATACGAGAAGCGGTTCCTTCAGTTATCATATCCATAGTCTGATATCCCAAATCTCTAGCATTAAACATATTAAATTTGGTTCCTTCTAACATTTTCTTTAAAAGGAAATTATATTGTTTTGTATAATATTTACTTCCGTTAAAATATTGATGTGCTTCTTTAACAAGAAGATCTAAATCTCTTTTAACAGTAGTTTCGTGATTAAATTGTTCCAAATAACTTTCTCGTAAGTAATCGTACATAGTATTATTTAGTATTTAGTATTTAGTGTTTTGTGTTTTTAATACTAAATAATAATATGAAAACATTTAGAGGAACCGCTCCTTTTGGCGATAATTACAAAATAAAAAATTCTAATAAAAATAATGAGATTTTTATGATGGAAAAATTTAACAATTACATTAATCAATTTTTATTAGAAATGCCAGATTTTTATATTAATCGTAAAAATAAAAAAGCATATTTCGATGACGAATCGGGGAAAAAAATAGCCCTCAAAGATTGCACACCAGAGATGTTACAAAAAAATATAGTTCTTTTTAGAATTGATGAGGACAGCGGTTTTTTTGCAAAAGGATATTCCCTTATCTATTTTATGAAAACAGAGGAATCCGCAAAAGAATTAAAAGAAGGAAAAATTCCGTATAAAATTGTCCCTAAAGGATCAAGAAATCCAATAACCGATGTTTGGAATAACGATAGAAAGGGACAAAAAAACATTTTAGGATTGATAGAAGGAAATATCACGGAAGATTTGTTTTATATTGATATGATTAGTGTTCGTGATAAATGGCAGAAAAACGATATAGGAAAAAATATGATTAAAAGCGTAATACAAAAATATCCAAAAGTAAAAAAAATAGAAACTTCTAGTAGAACTCCTGTAGGGAAAAAATTTTTCGATATGTTAAGTAAAGATGAAGAACTTAAAGATAAATTAGTAAATCCGAAGTCCAATCCAATAGTGTTGAGGGTATTTCCTGAACATCCTCATTAATAAGTTGAAGCAAATCTTCGTCTAAAGATTAAAATTTAAATAATGATATGTTAAAAAAATTCAACGATTATCTCAAGTCTTTTTTTAATAAATCTACATTTACAATATTAGATGAAAATGATACAATATTAGATGAAATTGAAATAAAAATAGAATTAAAAACAAATTTATATGGCACGTATTACCTCTATGATGGAGAAACTAAAAGAGGTAATTACATAATAGTAAAATTTTTACTAGATACACATAAAGAACCAGATACATATGAAATATTTACAATGATAAATGGTGCTTATAGATCTGTTGGTTCTAATGCATTAGAAAATTGTGAAGATAAGGAAGATAGAAAAGAAGAATTAAAAATTATAAGAAATACAAGAATAGAAATATTAAAACATTTCAGAACGAAATATAATCCTCAGTTTGTTATTTCAAAACCCGCTTTCCAAATGAGTGAAGAAGAAAGACGAGATTTTCTAAAAAGAGTCAATAATAATAAAACCGCAATTGCTGGAGCAGGTTTTGTAATAGAAGATAAACCGGAAAGTATCTTAGATGACTTAGAAAACGCGCATTTAATAAAAGCTCGCAATCCAAATTATAAAACACAAGTATAGCAAAGAAGATGATTTTTTATGTTAGCTCAGTGTTATATTTTTATTTATAGGTTTATCTAAATAACTATATGTTTGAAAAATTTAACAAATATTTTTATTCCATGTTAAATGAATCTGATGTTTCAACATTTGAAACACCAAATAAAATTAATATAGAAGTTACTAAAAAAACAGGTTCATGTGTTATATTTGGTAATGATAATAATAGAAAGGAAAATACTAAATTTGTATATAAGGGAAAAACTCGCAGAAGGAACCATGTACATATAGAATTTGAATTATATCCCGACGACAAGGAGTTGGATAAATATGAAATATCCACAAGAATAAATCACACTTTCTGGGCTATGGATGCAAATTTAAATGGATGCGAAGATAGGGAAGACAGAAAAGATGAATTAGAAATTATAAGAAATACAAGAATAGAAATATTGAAACATTTCAGAATGAATCACAATCCTCAGTTTGTTGTTTCTAGACCTTCTGTGTCACTCGATAAAAAAGATAATATTAATTTAAGAATCAATAATAATAAAATCGCAATTACTAGAGCAGGTTTTGTAATAGAAGACGAAGACAATACAGAAGAAATAAAAGCACGTAATCCAGATTATAATAAAGTCACGACAAAATAAAAAGTTCAAAATTATTAAAATTATTTTTTAATCTCGATAAATAAATATAATTATGCTTACAAAATTTAACAATTACTTAAATTCCATGTTAAACGAATCCAAAAAGAAGTGGAAAACAAAATGCGGAGGAAAAACAGTTAGTCATGGTCACAAAGATTATACAATCGCTCCCGGAACTTGTAAAGGCGTTAGATATTGTACTCGTAGTGCCGGAATAAAAGACAAAGGAAAATGCAGCCCTAATCAACTTTCCAGAAGAAAATGGAAATGTAATGGAAAGTGCAGTGGAGGGAAATGTCCAAGAGATTGCGGATACGGTAAGAAAAAATGAAAACATTTAAACTTCTTATAATATTAAATAATTATAATGATATCTTTTAAAAATTATCTAATAGAATCAAAAACAATAAAAGTTGGACGACAACGAAATGGTTCATATATTTCTACTGATAAATTAGAACCGCTAAAAGATTCAGATGTTATAACAGTATATCACGGTTTTAATAGAGTAAGTGATTTATTTGAATTCCTAGATTTTGGATTAACCGGAAAGGAAACAGCAAGAAGAATATATTCATATGAAGCTGATAACAACCCAAAAGGTTTATTCGTAAGTATAGATTTGGGAACGGTAAAAGAATTTGGAAATTATATAATAGAATTTAGCTCCAGAGTTTCTGATCTAGAGGCACCTGTTTGGCCGGAGGGCAATCATACCATCCAAGGTCAACCAGCACAATTCTTTTTTGGCGATGATCAAAAAAGAGAACATGAAAGATTAAGAATTAGAAATATTGCATCAAAAAGCAAATATGATTCTATTAAAAATAGCGATAGACCAGAGTTAGCACAATCTCTATATTTTTCGTCAGAATATCAAGCACTCTTTACAGGAGAACTAAACAACAATTCTATAAAAGCAATATGGGTTAACGACACTCCAAATAAATATGTGAACAGAGATACCAAATATACTAGATTGACACCAAAGCAATTTTTAAAACAATATTCCCATCTTAAACCGAAATCTTTAAATAAAAATAATTTTAGAGTTCTGAAACCAAGAGAAAAATTTGATTTTGATATTTTTATCGACAGACTACTCGCCAACCCAATAATTAAGTTGTCTAAAAAACAAGTGATAAATATTTTTAAAAATATGAACACTGAGAATATATTGAAATATGTATGGCCCAACCATTTAGACGATTTTCAAAAAGCTCTGGAGGAAGAAAAATGGAAACATTTAAACAATGGTTAAACGAAAGAGCATATCATGGTTCGGCAGTTCCATTTGATGAAAAAAAATTCGTTTATGACAAAATAGGTTCAGGTGAAGGCGCACAAGCATTTGGTTGGGGATTTTATTTTGCCGAAAATAAATCCGTTGCCGCTAGTTATATACAACAAGCACATAAAGAAGAATACAAATATAGAGAAGTAGCTGGTATAGAATGGTATGAATTTTTTAATATTTCTCAAGATTATCCTAAAATGATAATATGGGATTTTATTTTATTACACTGGAGCAAAGATCGTATTATAGATTATTTAAAAAAAGCAGGATTAACAGATGGAATAAAATATGTCGAATCTCTTCCAAACGAGTTGTTCGCTCCTCCCGCAGGAAAATTATATATCGTAGAAATCAAAGCAAATGAAGATGAATTTTTAAAATGGTTTGATCTTTTTGAGGATCAAACCAAATTTGTTAAAACAGTATTGTCTAGTTACAAAAATCAAATAGAAAGAGGAATGAATTATGTTACATCTAACATACATATTTTAGAAGAATCTAGTGGATTTGAAATATACAAAGGTATAAAAGAATCTTTTTCCATACCAAAAGAAAACGGAGGATTGTTAGAAGGGTATTGCCATAACAAACCCAAAGCTGCTTCTTTATTTTTATTAAAAAACGGTATCAAAGGAATAATTTATCCAGATGCAAACTCAAGACCGACTCAATCAAATCCCATCCCAAAAATAACAAGAAATGTAGTTATTTTCAATCCAGACGATGTTGAAATTGTTGGTGTAGAAAATGAAATATAATTAAATGTTCCACGTAGATTGAGTCCATGTGCTATTCATCCAATTTTTAAACTGGGCACCATTTCCCATTCTGCGTAAAAAAGCAAACCAATCAAAATAAAATTTATTCAATTCTTCGTCATTTTTAATAGATATTGTTGTTACTATATTACATGATTCGCACGGAACTGCTCTCCAGTCCTGACGCATAAAATCAAAAACAATAACAAGATTTTTTTGATACGGATCATATGGCAATTTTCCACTAGGAACGGTATAGTTTAAAAATTTTCTTCCCCAAGGCGAATCTAATAATTCTTTAGATCTGGTACATAACATTCTTCTTGTCCCGACATACCCCGGAGGAGGAGGTAAACGTCTAATAAAGTTTATCTCAAAAACATTAGTTCTAACCTGAGAATTAAATGAACCCCAACTTACCATTATAATATTATTTATAATTTACAAAATATTTTATAGTAAACTATGTTTATGATTTGTTAATTGTGATTTTTATGTTTTAAAATAGATAAATATAAAAAATGAAATCTTATTTGTATGAATATATAACAGAAGCGGCATCAAAACCTAAGATCGATTCCATAGACAATATAATAGAAACATTCAGAACAAGAAATAATTATTCTCACAATCATAATTTTCAAAGAGTTTTAAACGTATTATATAATTTACCTACTTTAAAAGATTATATTAATAGTTTAACAAACGAAAACTCGTTTAATAACTCTTTTGATACGATTTTATCGGACGATAAAGGATTACAGGATATGATAAATCATATAAAAAGCGAAGATTCTAAAATATGGAGTTTGATTCAAAATAAAGATACCATGAAAGGTTTATTGAAAAAATGTTATTTGTTTATATGGCAAAATAGAAACAGGTATGACGAAATGAAAGAACATTTCAGATCATGGGTAGATAAAAATAATAAAAGCAGAATAGATAAAAATAAAATAGTTACAACAAATCGTGAAATTGAAGTAATAGAAAATAATATAAATATTGGTTTAAATAGACAAGATGAAATTATAGCTGAAATAGCTAGAGTAAGATTAGAAATTGAACAATTAAAAACAAAAATTCCCGATTCTACTAATGACATTACAATTTCTGATGGATTGACAAGACAATTAAAGGAATTAACAGACCTATTAGAAAAAATAAAAAAGGAGAAATCAGATTTAGATGATGAAATACCAGAATTGCAAAATGAATTAGAAAAACTAAAAAAACAATTAGAAGAAAGAACTTCGACTTTTTTGAAAAAAGAAGTAAACCGTTATTGGTGGGGTCTTATTTTGCTTTTTATTTATGCTTTTGGTAAAAAAAGACCTGTGAACTATGAGGGTAAAGATAAACAAGAAATGTTTGAAGAACTTGATAATATTTTTACTAGAGAATATAAGGAAAGATATAAAGAATCAATTATTAAACATTTACGTACATGTAACGAAAAATTCTATGAAGAAGCTTATAGTGGTGATTTAGGAGTACGACTTAATATACTGGGTAATTATAAATTGCCAGATAAACCTAAAGATTTTTTCATTCAATTGTCAGCACTGTGGAATTTGATCGATGATTCTGATATTATATATCCAATATCAAAATTTTTAAATTTAAAAGAACATTATAAATATTATTTAGAAAACGATAATACTATTGTTCCTACATCTGAAACTCCTTCGACGATTACTGCAAAAACTTTAGATAAAGAAATCGAATTCGCAACAAAATTAAACCAAAAATATAATACTGATATAACTGGATTTGCCATTAAAAGAATAGTAAATGTTGTAAAATTCATGAATAATATTTTAAGTCCAGAAAATCAAATAGGAATGTTTCATGATGTTTCTGAAGACGGTAGTCATTTCAAATATATATATAACACTAGAATAAATCCAAGTTCTATTCCTATTATAACTGGTTCTTTTTCTTCGTCTTTATACAAACCAACTAAGAAAAGCTTTTTGGATAAAATTAATTATTTTTTCAAACCGAAAAAAGAAGACGATGCAATAAAATCAGAGATAACCGAAGAAATAGCAAAAGAAATATTTGCAGAGTTTAATTTACTAGATAAACCTGAAAATACGATAAAAGAATCAATAGGAAATATAAGCATTGGTTTAAAAGCAACAGATATGAAAGGTTTAAAACCAAATTTACAACTTGGTAAATTACTTTATAATTCAGATTTGTATGGTGATTTAAAAGTAGATATTCCTAAAAAATTAAATGACTTAGTTAAGAACAACCCAGTTTATGAAAAATATGCAAAAATAGCATCTTATTTTCTTAAACATATAGAACCAACCAAGGATGATTATAGCAATTTTGTAGATTTTTTAAAAGATTTAGCACAAGGTAAGGATTCGTATTATGTGAATAATGAATTTATAAATAAGGAAATTTTGCCAAAATATAAAGGGAAATTTTCTGAATTTCTTACAAAAATCGATGAATCAGATTTAAAAAGGAGAATGTCTTTAATTGTTAGTTCTATTTTAACTCAACAAAATAGCGATAAAATAATATATGATATTTCAAAAGAATTGGGTATTACGGGTATTTTATTAAAAAGAATGTTTTATAATTATATGTCAGAAAATCCTGTTCCTGAACAATTTGTAAAATCAAAACCCAAAACTTCAAATACATCTTTTAGTTTAGAATTAACAGATTTCAAATATGGGGGTAGATACAATAACAGACTAATTATACCGACAATAATAGGAGGAGACGATGGATATCACAAAATTGTAATAGCATTTGACAAAAAAAATGTTCCTTCTAGTAAAATTTATGAAAATAGAAAAGATTTTACATTTATATATGTCGGCGAACCGTCCGACTTTACCTCGGGTAGAGATATTTTAAATGAATACCTCCCCCAAACTAAAAATATAATAATGGTTTTTTATATCTCAGAATCTGGGACAGATAATTATTTTGCTAATTTTCTTCCGTATAAGCAGTCGAATCATGTTATTACATTAAACACAGAAAACGATAATAGTATATATATAGGGCAAAATTATCTCCAAAATAATTCTTATCAACCAAATATTAATAATTATAACAGTATTCACCCGCTTTATAGATTAGAAAATAATGACACCTTCAGAGTTACAGATCACAAATCGAGATCGCGTCCTGCGGCGAATAATATTTCATATGTAATTTCTACTAAAATAGAAAATAAACCCGTTTGATTTTTTTCGTTAAAATTTAAAAATTTAAAATACAACATATAAATAAATTAAAGAATATGAACCTTTTTGAAAATTATCAATTAACAGAATCTCAAAAGAAAGAATTGTTAGAAGCTTTTGAATCGCAAGTTTCCGCAAAAGTCAAACAACTTGAGGAAAGAAAACAAGAGGAAATAGATATTGCAGTTGATGCTGCACTAAAAGCTTTTGATGAAGACGTTACCAATAAAACCAAAAAGCTTTTAGAATCTCTTGATGATGATGTTTTGTCTAAAACTAAAATGTTGGTTAATCACATCATTAAAGATAAAACTCAAAAACTCAAAAAGGTTAAGACATTTTACGAATCTGAATTAAAGAAAAAAGCAAAACGCGATTTCGATACTATTGTTGAAAAATTAGATTCTTATTTGGAAACTATTTTAGTCGAAGAAATTCCGAATATTCACAAAAAGATAAACGAAGCTGCAAAAAATACCCATGCTGCCGAAACTCTTTCCAAATTACAAGAATCTTTAAAGGTTACTGTTATGCCGGAAGAAGTTAAGAAAGCAGTTAAAGAATCGCAAAATCTCAAAGCCAAAAACAAAGAACTCTTGTTGGAAAATGCAAGAGCAAAAGGTGCCAAGTATTTGGAAATGCGTATTAGCAATCTTCCCAGTGCATTACAAAAGCACATGAGAGTTGTTTGTAGTGACAGAAGCGAAAGTTTCATTAGAGAAAATTTTGACTTTTTAGTCAAGCAATTCCAAATAAGTGAAAGTAAAAAAGTCAAGAGTATTGGAGAAAGTCTTAGAAGAGGAAATACTTCTGGAAATTTTGGTATGATAAACGAAAATCAAAGTGTTCCCAAATCTCTTTCTAGGCCGAATCCAAGACAAACCAATAATGTTACAAGTGATCCTGTTGTTGATTTATTCGCAAAAGCATTAAAACAAAGTAAATATTAATATATGGAATGTTTTGATTTAGAAGACAAAATTAATAGGGTTATTTTAAACGAATCCGGGAATCAAATCCTTAATGCTTTAGGCGGTATGATTCGCAGAGGGGTGAATTCGGTTCTTGGTAGAGGCGAACAAAACCAAACTCAAAAAATAAGAGAACTATTTAATTATAAATTTGATCAAAGATCAAGAGAAGTCCTTGGATCGAAGTGGAAATTTTATAGTCCTAATACCCTCGGAGGCATTAAAATATACGATGTGTATCTTTTAACGCTTAATATATTTAACGATATAATAAACCAAATCAGAAGTGAGAAATTCGAAAATGCTATGAAACCAATAATGTCGGGAATCAAAAAAGAATATAAAAATGAAATTGACAGAGCACGAAAAAGAAAAGGGGGGACTCCGAAATATGATAGAGAATTTGAATATTCTGAGGATATGACAATCAACGAATTCAAGGAGAAAATTTTTAAGATTATCAATTTTAATTATAAAGGAATTTCTGATTCGGATGCAAATTTAACAGCAAATGACGATCCAGAATATAATCTCACCAGAGACTTAGCAGAAGAAAAAGAAAATTTTATAAAGATTTTGAAAATGTTTTCGTTATTAAAAGAAAAAAACAATTATATTAGTTATAGAAAAGCAATAAATAAAATTCTAGCCGTTAGTAAAAATAACGAAAAAATAATTGATATAATGAAACATATGTTTAGTGATTTTAGTAAAAAGCTTGACGGTAAAAAGCTTGACAAAATAATTGATATCGAAACAATTACTGCTTGGATGAGAAAGAATTATAATGTAACTATAATATATCCAGTTGGTTCTTGAAAATCAAGTTTATTAGTTTTAATCGATATCAATTTTTACGAAATAGTCCAACTATTATCTTGTAAAATAGGTTTATTTTGATTAGAAAGAATATCAAACCTCGGTATATTCCCAACATAAACTCCTTTAACTTTAATTGTTTGATTTGATGGTCCTCCATATATTTCATTATAAAATGTATCTATTGCGTTTCCAACATTATTTAACTGAATTCCGCATCCAACAAACATATCTGATAATCCTTCATATCTCTCGTTATTTTCTAAATAAAACTTTCTCAAATTTGTAAATTTCCAATTTGTTATATCTGGATTTATAGCAGGACTACCTTTAAACATTTCGTCAAAATATATACATGACGATAAATTCCAATTAGATACGTTTATATCAACTCCTAAAGTCATTTCAGAAAAACAAAGTTTTGCATTTAAAACAGATTTTGTGTTCCAGCTAGTAACAACTGGATGAAAACTGGTCGATTTGTAAAACATTCCCTCTATGCTCAATGCATTAGAAACATCCCAATTGGATACATCTATGTTTACATTTCCAGTTTCGGAAAACATATAATCAAAATTCTTTACTGACGAAAAGACCCAAGAATTCAAATTTACGTTCTGAGTATTTGTTTTAGAAAACATATATTTTACATTTTCTAATTTATATGTTTTCCATCCAGAAAGATTTATATTTGCACTTTGGTTTGATAAAAACATAGATTCCATTGTCGTAACATTCTCAACATTCCACGTAGAAATAACAGGAACAATATTAGAATATGAAAACATTGAACTCATGTCTTTCACGCCCGAAACATTCCAACTAGAAATAATTGGTGTTGCGTTTGATATATAATTTGAAAATGATTCTTTCATGCTTTTTGCATTTGTAACATTCCAAGAATTTATATCAACATTAGTAGTTCCAGTGTATCCATAAAATATCCCATCGAAAATTTCTATTCCACTAACACTTAATTGCGAAATATTAGACGGAACAGAATTACAATTCTTAAATAAATTTTTCAAACTCTTGACGCTTGTCGGTAAATTAGAATTTAATACTGTAATGCTTGCACCTTCAAAAGAAATAGAACTAAGTCCAGAATCACCCCATGCACTAACACCTGTAAAATAATTTTTATTATCTGAAGGAGTATTCGATAACCATCCCATTTCTCTTAAAACTCCACGGAATGTTACAGTGTAGTTTCCAGAACTCGTATAAACGTGTGTAGGGTTTTGATTTGGATAGATGTAGCTTGTTGTGCCATCACCCCAGTCAATTTGTCCTTCGATAGAAGGAAGGGTTCCTCTTGCGATTAAAGGCAGAGAAACCGGAACACCAGAAACAACATCCACTCTTAAATTTGTTGGACTTGTTAGTCTAACTTTTATATATGGATCTGGACTTTTTCCAATCCAATATCCGTTTGATTCATTTAAAACAGTTAATGGAAATCTGGATTTCATAAATTTTTTAATATCATCTAATCCAAATAAAATTTCTTTATATCCGTAATCTGTTTGAATTACAAAATCAGTGTATATTCCGTTGCTCCAATTAATAGCAGAAATTCCGCTATTTGCCGTAAAATAAACACTATTATGAGGAGTTGTCGTTGCAATAGATGTTAATACGTTACATTCTAAAAAGTATTTTTCTGGTTCAAATAACGAAGGACATTCTTCAAAAGGATATTCAACAAAAGTAGGAAAAGATGGACCAACATAAACAAATCCGTTTAATTTTGCTTTTTCAAATATTTGTTCTATTTTTATTTGAGGTATTTCGGAAACTTCTTCTATTTCTGGATACGGAAATGCTTCGCCCAACATAAAAACAACCATATCTCTAATATCCTGAGTTGCGCTAAATCTAAGTTTTTTAACCGTATTTTCACTCCAAGATCCTATTATGTTTCCTCTGGTATTTTTATATGGTGAATTTATACTCAAATTACCATCGTTTGAATATGAAAGAGTGTGTATTGTTCTCGGTTCAGTATCGTCTGGACTTTTTACACAAGGTATTATTTTTCCCACACATTCTAATTTATATACATAATTATTATATTCGCTTCCGCTTAATGTTTCAAATTTCTTTTTAGATTTGTTCCATTTTACAACTCTGTTATCTCCCGGCGAATTCCATTGTCTCGTTTCTATTGGTTTTCCGTTATCATAACCTTTTAATCTACACCATTGTTTTATAGATTCGCCATCATTTGCTAAATTAGTTCCTTGTTTATAACCATCTTTGGAATTTGTAGGAAAAAATTTCTCTTTTTTGGTTTTATCTACAACTCTTTTACATATTAATTTTTGTTCTTCTGGTTTTCCGAAATTGTCAATTATATTAAAATCTAATATAGATGCAGTTCCTCCACTAACCGTTATTTTCATATTTTGCCATGCGGCAACATTTTCAATTGCAAAAAATACTTTATTTGCCGGAACAGGAACATCAAATTCTATTTCTATCCATGAATCTCTGTATATATTTTTTGCTTTTGATGATTTGGATTCAAAGCTATCAGGACCATTGTCAGGAGCAATAATAACTTGTCCTTCAAACCCCCCAAAAAGATTTGAATCAGAAAATAAACTTTCTGTTTTTTGAACATCCAAATATCTTTTTTTAACTGTTGTATTATATGCGGTGATTTTCTTTTTTGGATTTTCGTAAAATGAATATGATATTTTATAAGGAACACCTGTTGACATTTTCCCAGAACCCAACGGAAATCCGTTTACTCTAACAGGACGTGGATCTCTTTCCACGGTTTCTTCTCTCGTATATGTTATAGACGTGACCGTTCTACTATCGCATAAATTTCCTTCTAGATAACCAATAGGAGGAATAGAAAAATGAGTTGTATCGTCTGTTATAACAGTTGTATCTATTCTTTGTAATTGAGGGAAAGCATTTTTCGGTAAACATCTTCCGTCTGATGCCAAAACCCATCCATCATGATCTTCAGATTGCAATGAATATTTTATTGCTCCTATATTATTCATGGAATATAAAGCCGATTCTATTTTTATGAAATTTTTATTTATTTGGACTTCGCTTCCTCCTATGTATTCTTGTTTACTTATTTGGAAAACTATAGGATTAAACAAATCTGGAAGACATGGTTTTTTCATTATAAAAATATTTATCATATAAATATTTTACAAGATGGAATTAAATTTTGACGAATACTCCGAAGAAAACATTTTAACAAAAGATAATTTAAAATTTGTAGATATTGATAAACAGTTTAAATTGAAAAATGATAATAGTGATTTAAGAATTTCAGACGGATTGGATAGTATAAAACAATCTATAATTAATTTAATGTTTACTCAAAGAGGAAGTATGAACGTACTTCAAAATGTTGGTTCCAACTTAATAAGTTATTTGGGTTTACCAATTTCAGAAAAAACTGCTTATTCTATAGGAGAAGATATAACTAGAACACTAAAGGCCAATGAACCAAGAATAAACAATATAAAAGTAAATATGGTTTTATTAAAAAACGGATATAAAGTATATATTACTTTTGATGCTCCGGGTATGAATTTGTATAATCAATTAATTACAACTAACGTACAAGTTTGAATTTACAAAGGACTCAAATGACCTTCACAATCTAATATGCGTTCTTCCAAATCATATGGAATATAACATTTTGATTTTGGAGGAGGTTCAAAGCTAACAACTGGATTTCCTATATATAGGAAAGAATTCATTGTTTTTACTTCTCCTCTAACAGTTATTTGTCTGGGAGATATTGTTGGCAATCTAAAAGTAATCGGATTTAACAAACATATTTTATTATCTTTAACTAAACATTCTAATTGAGGATACATATCTCTAGGCAAATCTCTTTCGGTGTTAACTATTTTCCAACCATCGTGATCTTCATCGATCAATGAACTTTTAAAATCTCCAACTCTATGAAAAGTGTTTAATTTTGTTTCTATATTACAAAAATTTAAATTCATTTTTGTAAATGCATCTCCCAAGTATTCATTCTCGGAAATAACATGAATCAAAGGAACTAAAGGTATACATGATAATGCTTCTGACATTATATTTATTTATATTGCGGAAATGGTTAATGTTATCGTTTTGCCCAATTCATAAGAATTTGACCTTTTGGAATCCAAGCAAAAATCCGTACTTACTATATTTTGGTTAGGTATATATCTTAAAGAAATATCATTGCTCCCTGAAACTGTATTATATTTGCTGGGATATATCCAAACACTTGCATAGTGCTTAGAAGATAAATCCCAAACACGAAGACTTGAATTATAATTTAATATCCAATTTGTGTTTTCATATACGCAATTTTTTCCTATAGTGGAATTAAAATCGGTATATTTTATAGGGAATAAACTTTCAAAATTTTTAGCAGTATTTCTTGTTAACAACAATCTCTTCCAACACGCAAAAATATTATTATTACTTGTAAAAACAACATCAGATTGTGTTTGGTTTAAAAAATATCCAGACATTGGATGGGACAAATTATTTCCGAAATTTTCAATTAAAACATCATTTAGATAATATCTCCATCTGTCTCGATACCATGTCAGAACATGTCCAGAAAGAGAATTATAACTATTCAAAATATTATTCCAATATAATGTTACCGGACTTTCTTTAGGTCTACTAATAACAACACTTGAAAAATTTGGAGTATAAACATTCACCAAACTGTCTATAGCAGAAACTCCGGTGCAACTAGGAGGTAAAATATTTGTCCATTTTATTCCAGAAAAACAATCAACATCGCAAAGTTCATAAACATCACCCCAAGTTGCACAGCTTGCAGAAGGTGTGTCAAATAAACAGTTAAATGCATTCCAAGTTCTAAAACATTCATTTGTAATATATTCTTCTCCTGATTGACAAAAATAATTCAGAGAAAATTTATTTCTAACTGGATTCAATTCTCTCAAAGTTATTGGATATACATCAGAAGAAATTTCCAAAGGTCTGTTTGTTTTTAATTCTTTTATTTTTCTACAACCAAAAAATGAAGGCGTATACCCAATATTGGCACTTGTTTGGAAATTATAAAAATCTATCATTTTTTCAAACTCGTCATAAAATATTCTCCAAGGACGAGCAACAACTTCCCAAACAAAAGGATCGTTTTCTCCAAAATATAAAACATCTTCTATTTCTTCTTTAAAGTCGTATATAGAAGGTATTGTTATAACAGAAAGTATAGAATCATATTCATATGAATAATCGCCCACAAATATCGATGTAATGCTATTTGTTAAACAAGCAATATCATCATACATTTTATTTAAACTGCTGTTGTAGGGTATCCACGATGGGTTTAATTCATCATCTCCGATATATGCAGCAGAAGGGACGATTGCACTGCATTGATTTTCTATTAGTGCTGATAATTTATAAGAATAATCTAAATAACTAACAATATTATTATCTCTACCTAATACTACAACATCTGCTTGATTTTTATATAAATCAACTATTCCGTTATTGTCGAGATTTCTTAAATAACTTATAAATAACCCGTCTTGGGTATATCTAGCAGCAAGTCCGCTTTCTGAAACAATATATAAAAACCCATCTTGATATGAATCGTTTCTTATAGATTTTAATATGAATTTTTCAGGTATGTATATTATTTTAAAGTTTTTTATACAACATATTTCAAATCTATAAATTTTATTAGATTCTGAACTTCCTACAAAAATATAATTATTATTTATTGCGATTGTTGTTGGTCTTGATGGAAATGCCACTCTACATCTAAATTGAAAATCATGATTATATATTTTTAAATTTTTATTTTCTGTATCTGCAACAAAAATATATTCGGAGTTTGACGCAATTGCTTGTGGATTGTAAAACTTATTCTTTTCAGAAGGACCACCAAAACCACCAAAATAACCTTTGAAATTCAATGAAGGATATTCCCACGAAAGAACATAATTTCCTTCTAGAGCAAATAATTTATATTCGTTTATTGTAAAATCTTTTAATTCATAAAAATCATCTAATGCGGATTTAGTAATAATTTGTTCTATTTTGCCTTTTTCAAATCCTGTTCCACTAGAAGAAATGACATTTAATGTATTTTCTCCTAGTGCATATAAAATATCGTCAACAACTTCTATTTTCTTTATGTTTTTTATTGTTATCCATTTATATCTTTCTATTCCGGGAAATATAGAATTCCATATATAAGATTGATTTTTAATATAAATTAAATTTTCGTAAAACTTATCGACTAATTCGTTCCAATCTTTATTATTGAAAAAAATATTTGGTTTGGGATCGAAATCTTTGTGTTTCAATTCCAAAGGATTAAATACGTTTCTTATTATTGAAGAATCATAATTCTGTACAGAAACTGGAACACTAGATAATAAAAAATTATTCATTAATTTTATTTATTGGTCTATTTTACATTTGTAAAAAGGAATATGTTCCTTTTTGATTTTCGTCTAAATATCCCAATAAATCTTCATCCAATATACTCGACGAAAGCGCAGAATATGCATCGTTGTCGAATTTTTTATAAACTAAAACATCGTCTGTGTTCAAAACAATACCAGATGGTTGATTTGTTGCTAAATTTACCCATAAACTGGAATTTGCATAGTTTAAAAACCATGCTGATTGCTGTTTCGTTTTGTTAATAATAATATCCGAATTTCCAGAAAACGAACCATTTGTTGCATTTAAAAATTCAACATTATTTATGTTCTCTTCTTTAAAATAATCATACCATTTAAATTCTATATTTTCTTTTATTTCTGTTGGATATGCAGATAAAGAAAATATTAAAGATATATTTTCATGATCATTGTTAAATTTTATATATTGTTTTTCTCCTACAATTCCGTTTAGATTTTCGTTACACTTTAAAGGAATTATATTGTAATCTATAGATGAACATGTTGATGTTCCAACAGGAACGGTTATCCAATATTGTGTTTTTGCAAATTTTGTATTTTCTGGTAAAATTTCGCCTTTTTTGTATATATTTTTGATATTTTTAAAAATTGTGCTTGAATTGTTTATTGCAGATGTTAAAAAATTAAAAGAATTTGAAAAATAACAATAATCAATAATGTGATTTTTTAAAATATTCCACCATTCGTCTGTTGAAAAATTAGAATTTACATATGTTGGTTTTAAAACAGTGTTTTGTGTGTTTTTTATTGATTGATAATAACTAAAACAGTTGCTGGAAACTTCTTGTTGACTTGTTGAATAACAATGTGAAATAAAATTATAGTTATTAGTTAAAAACAAGTGTTGAGATTTCCCGATTACACAATCTAATAAATTATATGCCCCTATTGCACTCACTAATGTAGCACCAGAAGAAACAAATAAGTTTTTAAAATATAAATTATTGGATTCTTTGTAAATTATATAGTTTTCTATTAATAACATTTAAATTATTTATATTGTTATAATTTCGTTGTTTTTGTCTAAACAAGTCAAAACATCATTAGAGTATTGAAATGCGGAAATTTCTAAAGTTTTGTTTAAAAACAAAGAATTTCTCTTGTATGTGAGAGCAGAAACGGAATAATTGTTTATAAAACAAATATGTTTACCGGAAGAAATATAAAATTCACCTTCAAAATTTCCAGAAACAGACGATAAACTAGTAGAATTTATTTTTTGCAACCAAAGATTTTTATAATTTCCGTTTTTATAACAATTCCATATGTTTCCGTCTATATCGCTAATAACTTTTTCCAGTGTTCCTGTTGGGAGATTGGTATTATTAAGACAATCGGGATTAAAAGGGAATTCTTTATATTTTGATGAATATGGGATAAACCTAGATTCTGAATAAATTACTTCTCCGTTTATTCCTTGCCAATAACTAGGATAAAAATTGACAACTTTATAATTATCAGAAGTGTATAATTTTGGATCAGGTATTATTTCCGACATATTCAATAGTTATATCCTTTCCTCTTAAAATATCTTGGGTTGTTCTTTCTGGCGTTAACACTCCTAAAGATTTTTTTGTTTTTGTTTTTTGATTTTTGCTCATTATTTTGAATTTTGCTTCATAAATATTTTTTGCATTTCTCCAAGGATAGTTTGGTTTAACATATAAATCTAAAATTGGAGTGTTTTTCTGTAATGCAGATTCTGATGTTAATACAACTGTCCATGTAAAAGGTTTTTTTGCACAATAAACAACTTCTGACCAAAATCCGCAATTGTGGCGACTTTCCAATACCATATCAGAAGATGCTGTTGTTGCAGAAAACATTATAAATTTATTTTCTGATGGAGGACTCCAAACACTAGGGTGTTTTAATTCGGATTTTTGATTTGTTGTGTTTTCCCATGTATTCATAGAATAATCCGAAATATCAATTTTCATCCAAACCGGGGGTTTATTTTCATTTATTCTCATTTTTATATCTTCATTCCAAACAAATGGAACATTTCCCTGATATTGATAAGAAAAATATGAATCATATTCTAAAACAAGATTACTTGGAACTGGTAATGTAGAAACTATATATTCGTCATATTCATTGATGGAAGTTTGACCGTCCATGCAATATTCTATTGGATCTAGTGCCCAATATGGTCTAGGATTATAATTTGTTAAATCAGTTGACCATAAAAAGCTGGGTGCTTTATGATATATGAATGAACTTATTACATCTGACTCTACAGAAACAGAAGAATATTCTGTTTCTTTTATTAAAATATTTGAAACTAATTGACTGCCGATTCCTCCTAAAGAAGAAATAGGAACAAGTTCAACAGAACTTGTCGAAGAAACATTAAAAGATGTAACATTTCTACTTGACAATTTAGTACATGTAAATTCATATTCTGGCTTGTGGTTATAAACAATATAATCTGTCGATCTTAATATCATATCAGAAGGAACACCTGCATCTATAAACTGTCCATCAACATATATTGCTTTTGCCCATATTGGAGTATTTCTATTAACATAACCGCAAACAGAATCTTCCACAGATCTATTCAATATTAATGGAGGAGTAGTTCCACATGAATTTATATCAGTTCTTCTATATACATAAACTTCTCCTTCTTTTAAATAAAACACATCTCCGTTTCCAGTTCTCCAATTACCTCTTCCCCATCCAATTGTTGGTTCGATTCCACTATATTCAAAATATGCTATTTGATCGGAATCATTCCAAGGTTTGCCATTTCTATCTCTCCATGATTCTGGAGAAAAACTTCTAACTTCATTAAATCCGCTCAATGGATCTAAGTAAATTATGTCTGTAAATTTCCAAAATTTTATAAAACTTTCAGAATGTCCACAAGGGGAAAACCAAGTTGCTTTACATTTACATTTTTTTGCTTGATCATAATCAAGATTTTTTGTTCTATCGCTATTTTTTAAATAATCGATGTGTTCTAATTTTAAATAAGGGCACCAAGGATCATGATCTAAACCATAAAAAACTTTATTTAAAGTCAAACCATCACCTCCAGTCATATGAAACACAAATCTAGTTTCAAGTCCCGGTGTAAAAACAGAATAAAGAGAAGATTGATGCGAACTATTATTAGAACAAACACCAACACTAATTGGACTTCCAGATAACCATGCAGCTTCATTTACCGATCCACAAAATCCGCTTTTTTTGAAAATCATATCTGCTTTTGTAATATCTAAACTAGCAACTGCTCCTGCCATGTCCATTGCTACATTTATTTCGGATAATTTAATTGGAGAACACTGATCAATGTTCATTTGGAAATTTGGTTTTGTTACATTGTCGCTTGCTTCTTGACTTATTCTTGATATTGGAAAATAAATTTTATTTTCACCTTCTGATACTGGAATTTGCGTTAAATCAAAATCATATAAAAAGCTAGTTTGTTGTTCTCCATTGTATATTCCATCGGGGTTTCCGTCCCGAACAGTTGGTCTATAGTAAATTCTGTCTGCATCTTTGCTGTGCTTTGATGCTATTGCTCCACTATCAATTAATTTTGTTTGGTGAATATCAATCGAATCACAACTAGAATTTAAAGGAAAATTGTTCCAATATAATTTTGTTAATTCTTCTCTTAAATTTTGTGTATTTTCAGTATACCAAACATCTTTAGAAACATTTTCCAAAGAATGTCCAGTCCACCCCAAATCAATACTAGAAAGACCTTTTCCGGGAAACGGAAATCTAAAAGTAGTTTGTCCCGGAATTATTCGGGAAAGCATTTTTACATCCCGTGGTTCATTATTAAACGATTTTAACCATGCTCCTTCTAATTTATATCCTTGACGTTGCCAAATTACATCTGAAACATCAATAGAACTTCCTGCTGTTGCTGATAAAAGTAATTCTTTTGATTGATTCAAATCAATAGAATAATTCGTATCTAAAGCATCAGCAAAAACTTCACCAGATAACAAGTGAAAAAAATTATATCCTTCTGATAAATTTATTTTATAAGTTGTGATATTAGAAGATACTTCTGGATATATTACTCTGTATAAATCTGCTCCTAGATATTTTTCATTTAATGAAAAATTAATATCTGCCGGATCTTCAATTTCAAATTCTTCCATTAATATATTTAAATGCTGTGAATATCATTCCATACATTTTCCAAATTTATATTTAATTGATTTGCTATTAAACCTACCAATGGATGATCAAATGGTATTTCTGTAACATTTTCCCATCGTAAAAGAGCTTCTTGTTTTTCCAATTCTTGTTGACTTGTGAGATTTTCGCCATACATATTTTCATAAATTTGAACAATAGTATTTGAAATGTCTTGAGAAGTTATTCCGTTTCTCAGCAACCATATTTTTACTTTCCAAGAAGGAGCATTATCGTAATTAATAATATTTTTTGAAAAATAAGTATATCCTAAAGAAAGTGCATCTGATTCTAACATCATACTTCCATCTTCAGGAGCAATCCAATCGTCTTTTCCTACACTTACGTTTATTATTTTTTCGTTTTGAATATGTGCTATCCTTTTCATTTTATTTTATAGATAAGTTATAATAAGTGCATACCCGGGCGAACCATTGCCGCCTGCGTTGGTAATACCAGTGTCATTTGTTATTCCGCCACCTCCGCCACCTCCGGCTCCGAATCCACCACCGTTCCCTCCTACGCCTCCGTTCCCACCGCCACCGCCACCGCCAGTCCCCACCCCTCGCCCCGAATTCCCTGCGCCTCCGTTCCCTGCCACTGCTCCGGCTGCTCCGCCAGAAATCGTGCCAATAGTGTTAGACCCCACCGTGCCCCCTAAGCCTCCAGTTGAAGAAACATTCGCGCTTGTAATGCCTCCACCCGCGCCGCCACCGCTCGGTAGCGACCCAGCCGTTCCAGTTCCCCCTGCCCCAGTGCCTCCAGCCGCGCTTGCTGCGCCGCCACTAGAGCCATTGGACGTAGTGCCACCAAACAAATTACCACTGCTAGTTCCACCTCCGGCAGTGCCGCTACTGCTTGTCCCAGCTCCTCCTCCGTTTCCGCCCGAAGCTATCCCTCCACCAAATGTAGTCTCTCCTCCGGCGGTTCCGGCATTTCCGTTAGTGCTATTAGTCGCCTGCGTCGCCCCCCCAGACCCTCCAGATCCAATAGTTACAGATTCCGTTGAACCCAAATCAGTAGTAAGCGTCCAAAACTCGACAACGCACCCACCCGCGCCGCCACCGCCGCCACACCGAACAGTGCTAGTAGCACCCTTGCGTCCACTGCCACCGCCACCGCCGCCTCCAACCAACCGGACGAACACCCGCTTTGCGGAGCTTGGCGATGGATTAGTCCAAGTGTCGTTGACGGTGTAAAGGCGAATGTCTACTGTTGACGCTGTACCGGGAGGCGCGGCCCATGTCCCATCGGCCCGGAGAAAATTGGTCGTGCCGCCGCCGAGTTTGGGAAGCAGACCGTGATAAGACGTAGTAGCGTCTAAGTCTGTGTTGTTTGTTCCGGGGTCAAGTTGGTCTATTAGTACACCGAATAACCTCGGTTTTACTGTCCATCCTGCATTGCGGAAATTAGTAGGTTGGCTCCACGGATAAAGATCATATCCACCAGTGATCGTGACGTTTTCTGAATTTTCTGGATCATTGTTCGAAAAATTGAGTTTCCATGCGCCATCTTTGTAAACTCGAATGCTTTCATAGTTGTTTAATTCTAAATACCAATCCTGCTGAGAATAGCGGTATGGCAACTCATAACCTTGCACATTCAAATATGGCATACTGTCGTTCAGAAAATGCTTGTGGTTGCCTTCCGCAAACTGTCCTACTGCCGTGCCAAACGCACCAGTTTCAAGTATACCAGATGCTCCGGTTTTTATCGGTAAACCGGAAGTATTTCCAATAGTTCCAGAAGATGTTATATTACCATGAGTATGCGACGATGCTGCTTTTCCATCTAATTCGGTTTGAAGATTAGCAATACTACTAATATTATGAGTATGAACTATCGAAGCATATAAACTATCGTGATTATGACTCGTTAATGATCTATTGTTTAATTCAGTTTGAAGATTAGTAATACTACTAATATTGTGTGTATGAACTAATTGAGCATATAAACTATCATGATTATGTGAAGTTAATGATCTATTATTTAATTCGGTTTGAAGATTGGTAATACTACTAATATCGTGTGTATGTGACGATGCAGCTTTTCCATCTAAAGTAGTTTGAAGATTGGTAATACTACTAATATCGTGTGTATGTGACGATGCAGCTTTTCCATCTAAAGTAGTTTGAAGATTGGTAATACTACTAATATCGTGTGTATGAACTATAGGTGCATAGTCACCTGAAAGTTGTAAACTGCTCAATGTTGATTGTAAATTTATTATACTAGATATTGGATGCATGTGAGATATAGGTGCATATATCCCGTCATGATTATGGCTTGAAGGATTAAATGTTGATGGTTTATTTTTTATCTTATCCCATTCTACTATTCCTCTAATTGGTTTTTCAACTGGGGAACTAGTTGGTTTTGGTATATTTTGTTCAATCGAAAAAGATTCTTCTTCTAAAGGAGATATTTCTTTAGGCACTGAAGAAATTTCATTCAACCATTCTTCAAAATTATCTGACATTAATTTTATTTATAGTTTGTATAAAATATAATGTTTTATTTTTTACAGAAAGTATAAATAAATTTAGCGGAATATGTATCTTGAAGCAGTAGTTGTTTGTGTGAATTATAGTGACTTTTTGGCGCACACGTTGCCAATGAATAGATCGATGTTTGATAACATGGTAGTCGTAACCGACAAAGAGGATTTAAAAACTAAAAAACTTTGCGAATTTTATAATGTAAAGTGTATACAAACTGATGTTTTTTATAAAGATAAAAATCCTTTTAATAAAGGAGCAGCAATAAACGAAGGATTGAAACATTTAAGCAAAAAAGGATGGGTTTTGCATATGGATGCAGATATTTGGTTGCCCCCATTAACAAGAAATATTTTAGAAAATCTCCCTTTAGACGAAAATAAAATTTATGGATGTGATAGATATATGTGTAATTCGTATGAAAAATGGATGAATTATATTTCTAATCCCCAACCAATACAGGAAGGTTGGGTTTATATACACACAAATCAATTTCCAATTGGAGTTAGATTAGCAGAATACCATCACAAAAAAGGTGGGTGGGAACCAATAGGATTTTGGCAATTGTGGAATCCAAAAACTTCTGGCGTTATGGAATATCCAACTGAACACGGATCGTGTGACAGAACAGATGTTTTACATGCTAAAAAATTCACAAGATCTCAAAGAGAATTTTTACCAGAAATAATAGTTATACATTTGGATAGTTCAGAAACATCTTCTGAAAATATGGGAACAAATTGGAAGGGAAGAAAAACGCCAATTTTTGGACCAAGTATAAATATAGAAAAGTTAAATAAAATAAAAAAAGTATTTTTCTTAAAAAGGATAATTATTACTATGTTCAAACTCCCCGGATATAAAGAAATAAAAGAAACGCAAAAGTTAAAACGTAAAAGAAAAATATTACGTAAAATAGAAGAATTGAATAAAAAATTATCAAAACTAGTCGAAGATTTGTCAGATTCTTGATGCATTTTGTTTTATATTAAATATAAAACAAAATGTAATATTTAATAGTGTTATTTTATTAAATATTATATATGAATAAAAAAGAAATTGAAACTAAAACAACTTCTAAAAATAATAAAAACTTTTTTGATTTCTTTTCAAATTCTGAAATTCTTCAAAAGATACCATCTTGGGTGGCAAGTATTGCTTTTACTGGTTTTGTTTTTATAACTCTTTTTATAGGTCTTTTTACAATTATACAACCAGTTTTAATTATGACTATAGAAAGAGATACTCAAGGTATGGAATTAAAAATATCAGATTTAGAAGGAAGAATAACAAATTCCAACGAAATGTTAAAATCATCTTTACAAACTATGAAAGATCAAGCAGAATCTATTGCTATTTTAAAAAATAAAAATGGTCAAATGGAAGAAAGAGAAAAAGTATTAATAGCACGGGAATCAGAATTAATAAGAATTAACGGGGAAAAAAGCAAAAGAATAGAAGAATTAGAAAAAGAAGTTTTTTTATTAAGAGAACGTGTTGGTGAATTGGAAAATGTTATTAAGAAATTTTTAGAAGATCAAAAATAAATCTTGACAAACCTATTTTTTGTTGTATGATGATTATATGAATAAAATCATCTCACAATACCTCCGAAAAGACTATTATAACCTTACTAAGAAAGGAACACTTTCCTTGGATAGGAAAAAAGTAGGGATGGTTGGAGCAGTTAAAATTGATGGCAATCTTTATATTGGATATTGCCTAGTAAATGTAAAATCAGGAGATACATTTGATTTGGCATATGCCAAAAATAGAATTTTGGAAACTTTGCAAAATCCTGCAAAAATCATGGAAAGTAAAAATACTCCAAAAACTATTAAAAATCTCATCAAGGACGATTTCATTTATCGGTGTAACCGTTACTATAAAACATCTTACGACTTTAATTAATTCATACTATGAAAGAAATTTACAAAAAGAGAAATCTTGAACTTGTTGATGCTCTGTTCAAAAACTCTGGAAATGAAGCAAGAAATAAGTGGTATGACACAGGTGGCAAAATGTGCGTAATGGCAGTTGCTTCTAATGTTAAAAACTCCTCTCCTATTAGTTCGGAAGAATATTTTGGTTGGAAAAGTTCAACTGGAACAATACTGATGAAAATGAATGACGAATGGTTGTATTCACATAGTGTTATTGCCAGTGAAATTTTAATTGACATGGAAAGAAACGATCCTGAATTTTTTATCAAAGAAGAATAGAAAAAAACTTAAATTAGTTAATGAAAAAGAAGAAATTAACCATATTTCTTCTTTTTTTATTATTATAAATAATTTTACTATGGATGACTTAATAATAACACAAAAAGCGTTCAAACTTTGTAAGAAAAAACACGAACAGAAAAAATTAAAACACGTAATTTGTGTTTCTAATTTTGTTCTTGCAAAATTAAACAAATTTTATTCCAAACCATACAATGGTGAAAAAACTTTAACAAGAAGTCAAATAGATGAAATTGTGGCAGCATCCTATTTGCACGATATTTTAGAAAATACTAATATCACAAAAAAAGAATAAAAAAATAAAAATTTCTCTTCTGTGATAATTGATATTGTAGAATTACTTTCGCATAAAAAAAGCGATAATTATTTTCAATATATAAAAAAAAATTAAAAATAGCAAAAACGAATTTGCTATTTTAATCAAATTAGAAGATTTAAATTGTAAAATTGTAAATTGTAAAAATAAAAATAAAATAGTAAAATATACGTTTGCAGAATATTTTCTAAAAAATTAATATATTATTTTATGTCTTCAAATTTCTTAACTATAAATTTACATATTTCGCTTCTAACAATGTCATTTATGGAAAATTTGAAACTTTCGATTCCGTGCGATACGCTTTCTTCATCAGAAAAAGCAACAACCACATAATGCAATCCAGAATCTTTAATATCTGATTGTTTAGTGTCCCCACAAATTATTAATTTGGTGTTTTCACCTATACGTGTCATTACCGTCTGGAGTTCTTTCAAATTCATATTTTGAGCCTCATCAATTACTACGATTTGATCTCTCCAAGATGCACCTCTTAAAAAGTTGATACATGTAGATTCCAACATTTTGTTATTTGTTAAATAAGCAATATCTTCTGTTTCTAACAATTCATCTGCTTTTTGCATTAATGGTGTCATGAAATTGTATATTTTTTCATCAACCCCTCCCGGAAGTGCCCCTAGCTTAGAATGCGAAGATTCAACGGCACTTCTAATATAAAGAATTTTATTATAGGTTAAATTTTCTTTTAGTAATTTTAAAGATCCGTATATGGCAAGTAAAGTTTTGCTTGTTCCTGCAACACCTTCGATAAATATTACCTTTACTCTTGGATCTAATATTTTTGTAATAAGATCTTTTTGTTTTTGTGTAAACTCATATGATCTTGGTTTAAATTGAAATTTTCTTTTTGAAGTTTCTTCTAGTCCTCTGATGATTTCGCCTCTGGTCATTTCATCATTGGCATTATGAGTTTTTTTAGATTTCATATAGTTATGTGTTATGTTATAACAATAATATTTATAGAATATAAAACAAATTTGCAATAAATATACGTATATGACCACAGCACATATTATAATTTTTTTATTGGCATGTTTTGGATTTCAAATAGGAATTGCATATGGAAAAATGCCAATTATAAAATATTTTAGAGAAAAATTAATCAAAAATTCCGAGTTTTTCAAAGATATGTTTGAATGCCCACTGTGTTTAGGATTTTGGACTAGTTTATTATTAACAATACTTTATTATAAATTTTCTATAATATTATTAATGCCGCTTGCAGGTGGCGGATTTTGTTTATTAGTCAAATGGACATTTGATTATATTTCAGATTTTGTAGAAAAAAAATAATTACATTATATAATATTCATCTTCTAATTCTGGAGTCCAAAAATTAGGATCTTCTATATTAGAATTTTGTTTTATTTCGTTTAAACACTTTTTCAAAATTAAATTTTGCGTATCGTCCAATTGAGTAATTTCTTTGAAATAATTATATAACATATGCGAAGTATATAATTTAGATCCATATAAACTATTTCTATATGTAGCAGATTTTATATATTCTCTTTGCTTTCTATAATATAAAGATAGTTCCATTAATTTCTTAGAATATAATGGTATTGCATTTTTTATTTGTCTATAATCATTAAAATCCGTAATTCTAAATTTAACAAATTCAGGATCACTTTCAAAAATTATATTTAATCTTTCTAGTAAAAAAATATAACGATCTCTATTTTGTTTTTGAACTTCCGTCATAAAATATTATTATGTTAATATTTAGGATCTAATTGTTCAAACCGTAATAATGAAAAATCAAAAGTTGCAGTACAAATTATTTCACTCGGTTCCGATACAGTAGAATCCATTTCTATTTGACTTAAACTAGTAGGAAATCCCAATTCATATGTCCATTTTGCAGACGGTTCTTGTTTTTCATTAAAATGAATTAGTTCCATTTTTGTATATAATGAAATATTTGTTTCTGTTTGTATAAATCCTTTTTCAGGATCAGAAAAAGCATTTAGCCAATCATACATAAATTTATATCTTTTCCATTTCGTGTCTATTTTGAAAGTAGTTGTTATTGCCTGAAATGCTTCTCTACCATGAGTGGAGAATTTAAAATTTGATCCTACATAAGGTTTAATAACAGAAGGAATTGCAATTTGAGGTATATTTACTTTTTGCAATCCTATTAAAAATCTTTCTACTTTAAATCTATCTTTTAAACATCTGGGCGTATGAATTAAAAATAAAAATATGTTATTGCGAGCAGTGTTTAAATGAGAATCTGGAAAATCCAATTCTAATTCTGGATAATTTATTTGACCAGTTTTCGGATCACAATATTCTTCTAAAGGAGTATCTTCTAATATTTGATCTTCCCAACAACAATGATCTTTAATGCAATTAGCTTGAGACATATAATTATTTAGGAATAATTAAACTATATATGGGGGTATTGTAATCTATAGTATCTCCACTAACAGTAAAAGCAAAAAAAGAAAAATATATAATATCTTTAGTTACCGTAAATGGACTAGTAGATAAAGGTATGTTCAAACCAGTGATTGTAACAGAAAAAGTCCCTAAACTACCTCCGGGAGAAGTTATGGTCGTATAACTTCCTAAAGTATTATTAAATCTATATTGTATTCCTTTTTCCAAAAAGGTTCCTCCTCCAAGTGTAATTAAGTCCGCACTTATTACAGCAGTTGTTGTATTTATGTTATTTGTATTGATGTTTGCTATATGCGATCTCTGAAGAGTAGATGAATTAAATCCAGATACGGAATAGTTTTTTGATAGTGCTATCCAATGATTGAAAATTTTAATATTTCCAAGAAATGAGGTTAAAACAGTTTCGTTTAAACCGGGGTTTCCGTTAAAATCTAAATATCCAGTTGCAGAACTAACTCTTGATTTTAAGTTTACCATAATATCATTAAGTGTATTGGCATTTAAATTACAATTTTGTAATTGTAATCCTGCAAGCGATGATTCGTTTCCTGTTCCTACTGGTTGTGGGCTTCCGAGAGGGGAAAAATCATTAAACGATATTATACTTAATGAACTACATCCGTTACATATTACAGTATTTAAATTTAGATTATTCCATAATATTAAATCTTGCAAAAGAGTATTATTAGATAAATTTAAATATCTTATTGCGCTATTACCGCTATAATCTGTTCCAAAACTTGTAAGAATATTATTTTGAAAATTAATAGAACTTAATTTATTAGTTGTGGCTTGTGAAATTGAAATATTTTTTAACTTACTATAACTTATAGTTAAATCTTTCAATTCTGGACATGCGCTCACAACAACTGTAGAATTTTCAAAATTTTGATAACTCAAATCTATATTTTTTATTGTTGTCCAATTTATTGCACTAAATGAAGTAAATTTATAATTATTTGGATTGCCTTCAATTTTTAAATCTGTAACAGAATTTGACGGAAAATTAGATAACGATGAAATTTCCATATTTCTTAATTCTATAGATGACAGAGAACTACAATTTATAGTATCTAGAGTGGTTCCACTATATGGGACGTAATGCAAATATAAAAATTCTAATTTGTTTAAATTTTCAATATTTGTTATAAGAGAACCAAGAGATAATTTTAAATATTTCAATCCTGTCAAAACATGCGTTTCTAAAGGCGCATCTAATGTAAAATACGACAATTCTAAATTTTCTAAAGTATTGGGCAGAGAAAAAGTATTATGTGCAATATCTATGCCATAAAAATTTTTTAAATTAGGGTATTTGTCTTTTGTTAAAATCAAATCTGTTCCAGTATACGATCTAAGACTATTAGCAAGATTATTTATATATGTGATAGAAGAAACATTATTAGAAGAACTAAGAAAAAAATTATTAATATCTATATTTGTATTTTCTGCTGTTAAAGATTTTATATTTCTCGTTGCTGATAATACAGTATTTGAATTTCCACATATCGATTCAAGATTTGGACCATAAGCCAAATCATTACAATGTTTCAAATGTAAAGTTTTTACAGAATCTGGAAAATTTATACATCTAAAATTGCTTGCTCCAATATTCCCATAATAAGTTGGCTTTCCCTCGACATATATATTTTCTATACTGTTAGATCCGGTTAAATTTATACTACTCGTTACAATACTCTGAAACGATATTGATATAAGTGATGAAAGTCCATCACTGTCGAATGTTTTTTTATTAAAGTTTTGAATTTTTAAAAATTTTAATTCACTTAATGGGTTATAATATTTTTTATCAAAATTAAAATCTAATATTTGAAAATGTGATCCAAATATTAGATTTTCTAATTTTCCTACTGGGACGGAACCATTCGCAGAAGTAGGCCATGCATACGTTATGAATGGAATGCTATTATATTGTGTTAAATTTAAATTAACAGATCCTGTAGTTCCAGTGTGTTGAAGACCATTTATGGTATTATACCAAGAAAGATTATTTGCCGAAGGAGAGGATGATAAAAAAGTGCAAGATAATAAATTTTTAGTCGTATTGTCATTGATTGTAGAATTATGTGCTATGATCTGTATATTACCGTCTGGTATTTTTGAAAGTGTATCTTTAGAGTATAAATTTTTAATATAATCAACATTTATTGTTTTTTTCACAAACGGTATAGAACTTTGCGAATTGCTCAATGTTATAATATCATCAGAATATCCTAATAATTGTGGTTCTAAAGAAGAACCGGATAACAAATAATAATTTTTAATTTGATCAAAATTAGCAGAATACGAAGCCCCCCAAGTTTTAAATATAGAATCAGTATCTTCTATTTCGATTCCACTAATTTCGATTCCACTAATTTCAGAAACATTAATATCTACAGTTAATAAATCACCACTTAATATAAAATATCTACTATCTAAATTTCCTGTTGTTAAATATTTTCTATTACAGCTAAGATTATTGTTTTCAAATCCCATGAGTATATTTATGTAATGACATTGTAATTTTTAGATGTTGCTATCGAAGGAGTATGGGATGATGTTCCGGGATTTCCTCTAACATCAATAACAGTTCCATTAACTCTAGCACTAGATAATTGAGTGTATAAATTATCTAAACTAGTAGCATTTAAATTGTTACCAGAACACAAAAGCCCGTTTCCTCCTAAACTTATTCCTGACATGTTTAATGACACAAGTGCATTTCCTTGACAAAAAACTTCTACTATATTTATATTATTATTAAGATTAAGATTAGTTATAGAATTTCCCGAAATATTTAAAGTTACTAAGTTTGTAACACGGTCCAAATTTAAATTCGTAAATCTATTATTCGATAAATTTAAGCTTGTAATAGTCGGATTGAAAAATTGAGAAAAATCGTCTAATAAATTATTTTGTAAGTTTAATGTTTTTAAATTTGTAACTTTAGAAGTATCGAGTGCTATTAAGCCAGAATTATTACATTTAAAAAATTCAAAAGAATTTCCATCAGGAGTTCCAAAGTTATTAGATCTCCATAAATAAATATCTTTTGGAGCATAATTACTGGAACTAAATGATGCTATTGTAGTAGATTGCAATGTAGTAACTACAGTAGAAATATTATCCATATAAGAATATGTAAAATATTGACCTACTGGCAAATCAACATTAAAACTAATAGTTCCGCTTAATGATGTTTTAAAAAAAATATATTCATTAGGTAAAAACGAATTTGATATTGTTGATTCTATATTTGCTATATTAATAGTATTTCCGTTCGATATTGATAAATTTCCACTATTTTGATCTAAACTTAAATTTTGAGGAGTTATACCTGCTTGAATTGCTTGATAGGCTTGTTGATAACCAGCAGAATATGTTTGCGCCCATGTTCTAAAAATAGGATCGGTTTCTATAAAATTAACATTACTTAAAGATATTGTAATTAACCATGCACTATTAGGAGCTGTTCCAGATAAGATTTTTCTAAAAACACTAGGATCTAAATCATCAGTCGATATTACTTTTCTAGAATTGCATGACATAATTTACGTATTCAAAATTATTTATTCCATTAAATAATAAATTGACAAATTATTTTTACGATGTATGTTTCTTGTATGAAGAGTATTAAAAATAATATATTATATTTTCCATTATTGAGAGGAAAAAATAAAGGAATGGTTAAATTTAATAATATAACATTAAATGATATTATTAAAATATTTTTTCCTAAAAATTTCTACGAAAAATTTATCTATTTGGGATGTGTTCCTAATGATAATGATTTTTTGTTTTATGAATTGGAACCATTAATTGTATATATGGATTATAAAGCAAAACCTTGGTGGTGTCCCCGGTGGTTTTTAAGATTTCTTTATTTATTTGGTTGTGATAATAGTTTATATCGTCCTAGAAATTTTCGGTTATCGAATTTTCTTATACATATTACAAAAGGTATTAGAATTTTAAATTATTGTACAAAATACGAAGATTACAATTTACGTATTTCTATAAACGGAACAGACCAAATGAATTCTTTAGTAAGTGCAATAATATATAAATATTATATAAAAGAACGCAAACTCTTTATTATAGATTTTTTAAAAGATAAAAATCCAAACTATAATTATACCATTCATTCGTTGGACGAATTGGAAAATATGTTTTCCGAATTATGAAAATTTTACATTAAATAATTTAAGTATGTCATCGTTCAATCAAAAAACAATATTTGATAAATTTTTATTAGAAAATGGTTATAAAATTCCAGATGAAAAATTAGATGATATTTTTGATAATAAAAATTATTACGATGCAGTAAAAGGTTTAAAAATTGGTAAATCATTACTACCCTCATTAACCAAAGTTAATCGTGATGAGATAATAAAAAATAAAACAGAGGAAATAAGAAAAAAATTATCGTCGCCAATAATTCAGCATGATGATGTAACCCAAATAGTAAAAGATTTAATTGCTCATGCAGCAATATTTAAAGGAACATTGTCCCTTTTATTACAAGGAGGAAGTATAGAAGAAATAGAACTTCAGAATGCAATATTAAAGGATTTGAAAGATGCTGGCATAATGTCAATAATTGATAAATTTTTTCCTGAAAAAGAATAACGTAATATATACAAAAAATACACAGTAAATAAAAATTACTGTGTGTTTTTTTTGCAAATTTAAATTATTCTATTATATTACAATTTAATCAAAGAAGAATTCATATAATATCATCATAAAGGTCTTTTAGAACGTCGAAAGTTATTTCTACAATTTTTTGATACGTCATAAAAGTTTCCATGTTTGAAAAACGATTCAAAAGCTTTATTATTTTGTGATTTTTCAATGCAATTTCAATATCATTTATATTATATCGAGATAAGTTATAAACAAAATCATTTCCACCAACACTCATAGGAACCCTTTTTGGTCTATCCCAAGTTGCTAACTTCGGGCTATCATACTCGAAATGTATTGTCAGCGTGGAATATAAATCAAATATATTCATATTTTCTTTAATAAAATCATAAAGAGATGTGTGACTTATACCATCCATTTCCATTTCTATCGTTTCAGCGAATGATAAAATTTCCTCATAATATTTTAAAGTAAATAATTCTCGAAATTTCACATAATTACTACTAAAAAATTTTAGGAAATCTTGATTACTGATTAGATGTTGTAACTTGTTATTTTCTATATAAATTTCTGCATATTGACAAACCTTGTAGAAATTTGCCATGACTGTAATGTAAAGTTTTTCATTATATGAACTAAGAAATTCAATATTGTTTTCAGTTAATTTGTCTAAATCTATTTTATATTCTTCTTTATCATCTAAAGCATTTTTTTCTACTAATAAATTATATAAATATATTTTTGTTTCTATACGGTCTTTATAATTGTTTTCATATACAGAAAATAAACCGTTATATAATGTTTCCGGTAAACTTTTTGATATTAAAGAATTTATTCTATTAAATGCCGTCTGCACTTGTTGTTCTCGTTGTGCAAAATGTCTGTAATCATTCTCGAATTCAAAATTTCCAAACAAATTCAAGTTTAGAAAACCAATCTTTAATTTTTCTCTATTTCTATTTAAAATGAAACGAACATTAAGTCCACCAAAATTATGATAAAAGTCAATTGATGAAAATGATGTTTCAATATCTATTTCTGGCATAAGTATCGATAATTCTATCGAATCCTCCTCAAAGTTAACATTAATATCTTCTAAAAATCCCCTATCATGCGAAAAACGGTCTGTTAATTTGCGTTCAAGTTTATCTTTATAATCATCTCGCGCCTGTTCTGTAGCTTCATCTAATTCATTGTTATCTTCAAAATCTTTAGGGAAATGTATATTTTCGTAACCGTAACCACTTTTGGTGATTTTAATTTCTTCTGGTTCTATGCCTAATTGTGATAATTTAGATCCATAAACATCTTTAAGCATAGTGTTTATTTCATAATTAGTATCTTCATAGGTTCCCCCAACTAAAGTAAAATTTTTATCATCCCATGAAAATTTTTCATTAAAATATTTTTGTGCCCAAATTTTTACATTATGTTTAAATTTTTCGGCATTTTGTACAGTTATATTATTTTTTCCGTAAACTTTAAGGGACGGAACAACTTGTTCATTTTTATCTTTATCAATTATTTTTCGTAATCTTATTCTACCAATCGGACTAACGAAATCAATAACTTCTGTAGATGATAAATCTTCTATATCGGTATCTTCAAATATTTCATCTTCTTGAAGTTTATTACTAATTAAGAGATATTGATCTTCCGGTAGTAGATATGCCACTGCCCCATTATTTTGTGCTTCGTTCATAGCACATTTGAAATAGTCTTCTGATGGGGAATGACAGGAACTAATTCCATCAAAATCACTCATTCTAGCAATATCCACAGGTACTCTTGAATATATAATCCACAAAGGAACCGAAATCTGTGAACTTTCAAATTTAGTCTTTTTTTCCAAATCCGGTATTAGAAGAAGTCTTTTTATATTTTCTATATCATCTTTGTTTATTTCTGGATTTTTCTTTAATTCGTTTAATTGTTTATTTAACAACTTTCCTATTTTGGTTCCGCTTTTTTTTGCTTCATTTTTATATCCCAACCATGTATTGAAATCTATATTATAAGAAGCAAGATATTTTTGTATATCCAACTTATAAACCGATCCTTCTAATTTTTGTGCTATTCTTCTTTTATCCCCAAATATATATTCTAAATTTGTTCCAATGCTTTCAATATCTGGAAGCATTTCACGGTATTCGGCATTAAGATCTTCTAATAGGAAAGCTTTAAATGATAACATATAACATTATTTAACTAAAGACGAGATACCGAAATATCAAAAAATTAAATAAAAACGTGTATATTTTTTCCCATATATACGTTTTTATTTAAATCCACTAATTCCGCTTATCGGGTTTAGGGGGAATTAGTATATTAAAATATAAAATTTTATATACACACATGTATATAAAAAAATAAAAAAAAAATAAAAATATAAACAATAGATATTATGAAAAAAACTCACACGTATACATGTATAAAAAAATAAAAAAAAATAAAAAAAAAAATAAAAATATAAACAATAGATATTATGAAAAAAACTCATACATATACATGTATAAAAAAATAAAAAATATAAACATATACACGTATATTAAAAAATAAAAAAATATAAACATACACACGTATATTAAAAAATAAAAAAATATAAACATACACACGTATATTAAAAAATAAAAAAATATAAACATACACACGTATATTAAAAAATAAAAAAATATAAACAATAGATATGTGGCAAACGCCGGGTCACAACCCCCTATAATTTCCATAATTACCGAATTTTCCATAAACTTAATAATCTCCATAATATGGAGATTATGGATACCATAATATATAGCTACTATTATGGCTATTATATACTGACAGTGTCAAGTGATATTTCTATCTATCTTTCCATAATATCTATTATATACCATAATCATTATTACATATCATAACAAACCTATTATGGAATATATTATGCTTATCAATATAGATAATGATTATGGATAATATATTCTATCTTATATTATCTATCGGAATTACTATTTAAATACACTAGCACCATCCCATCCCCTCCTCCGTTTAAATGATCTACAAGGCACCGTAAAGAGGGGGATGGTTCGTTTTGATATGTTCCCCCATAGAAACATATCCCCCTCTCTACGTTCTTTGTATGCACATTAAATACGATGTAAACGTGAACAGCTTTTTACCATTATGTTGTGACACTTCCTAACATGTAAACTGAAACGCTTTATGTATATGAATAATAAGGACAGCATGATGGTTATGTGAAATGTGTGCTTAGCATAACCAAAATACCCTAAGGGATTTATATTACATATGGCATGACTATTAAGCTAAGCCGTGGGTGGGGGTAATGGTTAATGTATTATAGAGGTGGGGGGAGGTTAATTTTATATTATGGGTGATAGTTGGGAATGGGTGATAGTGTATTATGGGTGATAGTTGGGAATGGGTGATAGTGTATTATGGGTGATAGTTGGGAATGGATAAAAAAAAACCCCGGATGGGGATTGGACCCATCCGGGGTTGGAACAAGGTAGGTTACCCTAACTTATTCCCATGCATGCCAAAACATAAACCAAGGTTTGTTTTTCTTGACCGGAGCCACCGGAGCCTTGGGAGCCACCGGAACCGGGGCGGGAACCTTGGAAGCAGGAACCTTGGGAGTCTCCTCCCACCGTTCCTCCCCCATCAAGGCTTCCAGTTCCTCGGCAAGAGACTTCTGACGGGTATACAACCCGTCAAGATGCCCCTCAATGCGGAGGATGGTTTCCCGTTCCCGGTCTCCGATAGCGTCCCTAAGGATGCTCTCGGCAAGGTTTTCCTCGCCCGTGGCAAGGCTGTCGTTGTTGTGATAGGTGGTATTCACAACATCAAATTACGATATAGGGAGCAAAAGGTCAAATTTATTTTACTTAATCCATGAATATAATTTCCATAATTTGAAGTTACAGTACATAAAAAAACCCCGGATGGGGATCGGACCCATCCGGGGTTTTTTGCTAAGGGTTAATATTTAACCTTCACCGTTTAGTCGATGACCGTGTAGAATGCCATCTTCGCACGGGTCTGGATGACGTGCATCAAGCAAAACGCTTGATGCACCTGCCAGTCCAGTTCCGGCGTTTTCACCTTCGCCGGAAGATGATACACCGTCTCCCATTCCAGACCCTTACTCGTGTGACCTGTACA